CAATGATTACAATTAATTAAAGTAATCCTTTATTATACATTACATATATAAGAATTTCAAGGATTCTAAGGAGATAGTAATCTGTGAGGAACAGGGACGCACTGCTAATGCGATCGATCATTTACGTGATTAGAGGTCGGAACTCTACATCTCCGCTATAAATACCTCAATTATAGAAAAGGAAGAAAACTATGAAGATTAAGAGATTTAGTAAATTAGATACCCTTCAAGATTCAGTTAGGATTGTAAGTAAGAAGACAGGAGAGGTTCTTACAATAAAGAAATTTCAATCTTTACTCGATTACTTGGGTAAATTTATAAAGATGATTAGAAACTGGAGAAGTAAGAATCCATCATTTGATATTTTTGTAGGTTCAGAACAAGTAGCTGAGTTAATTCTCCTAGAAAAATCTAGTGATGAACTTAATATAATCTGGATTGAAACTAACGAAGAGTATAGAGGAAGGGGTTATTCTCAAGCTATTTTATCAGAATTAATTAAGTTTGCTAAATCTCAAGAATATAAATACTTAACTCTTGAAGTCCCTGGCAAATCTCCGGATGCAAGACATATTTATGAAAAACTTGGATTTAGAGAAGATGGAATTCTAACAACTCCTGAAAAAGATCTTTGTTGGGGAGGACTAACTAAAATGAAGCTTAAACTAGAAAAATAAAAATAAGATGCACCTATTCTCACGAACAAGTACATCTATCGACTTATTAATAGTGATAAAGTAGATATCTACTTTATCATCATATATAAGGCTTTCACGTCTTATAAAAATTTGGCATAAAAATAAATCTGTAGAGTAGTTGAATGTTCTACTCTACGGAACGAAAGTCAACGAAGAAATATCGAAGACTCTTTTTCATAGTGTATGTTTAAGGGAAGGTGAATTTGGCCGATTTGCTTTCCCACTTTAGAAGAAGAGTTATGTGTTGTTGTGGTATTTCGGGAAGTGATTGAAATATATACTATGAAAGATAATAAGAAACAACTAACAGACGAAGAGATAGAGGAAATTATAGAAAAGAAGTACTCTAAGAAATTACCACATACTAAAGATTATATTAGAGAGCGGCTTAGAGAAGATCCTAACTATAAGTGTAAATTTAGTATGGTTAAGCAAGATTTTATAGATGAAGCGTTAAAGGTTCATCCAGAAAAATATAATTACGAATATCTTCCTAAATTTATATATAATGCTCAGAAAGAAAAAGTAAGATTGATTTGTGAAGAAATTGATCCATACACTGGTGAAATATATGGAGAATTTGAAACAACTTTTAATCATTTTGTTTTAAGGAAGCAAAATATATATGAATTAGGTCAATATCTACGAAATAAAAAGAAGAGAGAATTAGCAGGTGAGATTTTTTTAAACGAAGCTAAAGAAAAATTTCCAAATTTAGATTTTAGTAAATCAGTTTATATTTCTGCTAAAACGAATATTATAATTAGATGTCCTGAGCACGGAGAATATACAATAACCCCAGATAACTTTAAAAAATCTATCACAGGTGGTTGTAGAGGATGTAGTTGTAGTAAATCTAGAAGTGAAAAATTTGTTGAAGCTTCGTTAGAGAACTTAGGATTAAAGAAATATGAAGATTATACTCCTCAATATCAATTATCTGGTGAAAAGCTTGAAATATCTAATATTAGAAACATTGTTTTAGTTGATTATTATTTAGAATTAAATGGAATTAAATATATAATAGAAGTTAATGGATCTCAACATTATAAAGAAATTAAACATTTTACAAGAAATGATAGTAATATTTTTTACGATCAAATAAAACGAGATCAAGCAGTTTTTCTTTATTGTGGAATTAATCAGATAATTTATATAGAAATTCCATATACTAAGTTAAAGTCAGAAGAACAAGTTTTTAATATACTGAAAAGAATACTAATAGATAAAGAACCTGTATCTTCCGTAATAGGTGATTTACCAAAATATAAATTTATAGAAAAGGAGGATCAAGATGGATAGTAATTTTATAGACCAGTTTGATCCTACTAAAAATATAGAAAGAGATTTAGCTACTATAGATCTTAAGGATCAGTTTACAAATCTTACAGAACATGAAAAATTATTAGTATTTTGTAGAATACATGGATATAATAGAATTCCACCAAGTATACAAAGATTATATTCTGATGATTATTATTTAGGAGGAGAGAAATTCTTTGACCATGGGAATAATCTATTTCAATTTTGGAAAGATTCTTTACCTACGATATTTCCAAATGAAGTATTTACAGCTAAGCCTTTTTTAGTACTGTCTGGTGCAATTGGAATAGGTAAATCAACAATTTCAAGATTATGTCTTGCAGAAACATATGCTAGGATGTTATGTATGAAGAATCCTAGTAGAACACTGAAACTATCTCCTAAACCTTTCTCAGCTGTTATATTCCACCGATCGGAGGATACTGCTATAATTGAGTTTAAGAATTGGTTTAATAGAGAAGTTTTAGAATTTTCTCCATTTTTTAAGAACATAATACCAAATTTCAAGTTTAAAATAATTACATCTGGTCCTCGTGGGGGAGGAGGTTTGGGTAGCGACGTAGTCTTCTTTTTGATGGGAGAAATAAATTTCTGGGATAATCAGGAGTCTGCACAGGGAAGAGTATCAAGTTCTTTAATTCGTTTTACTTCTCGTTTTAATGATGATGCTATTACAAAAGTGGGTCAATTTATCATCGATTCGAGCGCCAAAGGAAGTTCCTCGGTTACAAATTGGTTCTTGGATAATACGGATCCTAAATTAACATGGAATTGTTCGCCCTCACATTGGGCTGTGAAACCGCAGGATTACGAAAAAAGTAATGGTAAAACTTTCTCTGTTTATAGTGGAGATGGGTTATATCCACCACAAATATTACCAGAAGATTATAAGTTAGGTTTTGATCAAGATCCAGACAAAGTGTTAAAAGTTCCTATTCAATTATTACCTGAGTTCAAAACCTCCATATATACTGCTTTAATGGACAAAGCAGGTGTATCAGTTTCATCTAATGATAACTTTTTTGGAGGAACGGTAGAACACTTAAAGAATTGTTCAACTATAAAAAACAGAATTCCAGAAGTTGTTGTAGTTGATTTCTATGATAAAACTGATAGACTGATATCTAAAGTTGAGCCTATGATATCTATATTACCTAGGGGAACTTTTGGTGTTTTAGGTCTCGATTTAGGAGTTACTTCTGATATAACTGGATTAGCGTTTTCCAGCTTTGATCATTGGGAAATAGTTAATGATACAAAGTTACCAAAATTTAAATGTCATTTTTTATTAGGAGTATCACGAAAAGAAGGTCAACAAACATCTCTTTTTCACATATTTGATTTAATATTGGCATTAAAAAAGAGATTTAATATAGTAGTAAGTGCAGATCAAGCATTTTCACGACAAATTCTTCAAGATTGTGAGAGAGAAGGTATAAAAACTTTGAATATAAGCACTGATAATAGTCCTTCTGAACCTAGTTTATATGCGAAAAATATAATAAATAATGAACTACTAGAAGTTCCTGTTCATAAAAGATTACAAAGAGAAGCATATGATTTAAAATATGTTACTACTAAAACAGGAAAATCTAAAGTAGATCATCCAAAAAAAGCCACTCAGAACCCTACAATATTTGATGATAATAATGGTGTAGGTTCTAAAGATATTTGGGATGCTTTGTGTCAGAGTCTTTATGGATTAAAACAATTTTTAGATGAAGGCGAAGAAATGGGATACTCTGGAGGAATTAAGAAACAGTTAGAATCCCTTTCTAAGATGACCTCCGATCCTCATGAAGAATCTCAGAAGGCATTTCAGGACATGTTAGAGGGTATATTTTAATTCTTTTTCCATAATATATAATAAAACCTTCCTAGGATGACGTAGAGTCTATTGTTCGATCAAGTCCTAGGAACAAAAAAGAAGAGACTGTTTTATTAGTCTCTTTCTTCCATACGTTTAACGAATTCCCATCATCTGGGGTAACATAATCTAAAATACTTTTCGGAATATCTATTTCTTTATCAGTTAACATTATTTTGATTCTGACAAAGAGTTTATTTGGGGTAATATTTATATCAGTTATTTCCCCATAAGTTCCTGTTTCACGAGATTTTACTTTATCTCCTACTTTAAAATTTTTCATAATTTTTACATTTATTACATATATAAGGCTTTGAATTGGTTATGATTATATTACGAAAACAAAAATATGAAGAGCTTCCCTGGACACAAGAGAATATAGATAAGTATAAGTCTAGTGATAATATATTAAAGCACGCAAGATTTATACCAGGGAAAACGACCGGAAAATTCTTAGTATCCCCGGTCAATGATGAACTGGTTGGGTATATAGCGTGCGAGGATGATACTATAATTGCCTTAGAAGTATCTCCGAAGTATAGAAGTAAAGGGATAGCGACAGATTTAATAAATTCTTCTGGAGCTACAAAACTTAGTGTACAGAAGAATAATAAGAATGCAATTAGATTATATGAAAAACTTGGATTTAAAGTAACCTCTGAAAACCCAAGAGTGTACTTTATGGAACAAAGATTAGTAAACAAGAAATTAATCGATAAAAAGAAAGATAAAGAATAAAAATAATCTATAGAGTTTTTGAATGTAAGCTCTATAGAACAACTTAGTGATTATTAGTTAAGGGAAAACATTAATTCCCCTTTAGCTTAATGGATAAAGCGTAAACCTTCTAAGTTTAACATAAGTGTTCGATTCACTTAAGGGGAACATAGCAATATACATTAATACAAATTAACTAATAAAAACTAAATTAAACTATGACAACGATTTTTAAAAAAGTAATTATTAACCCCTTTAAGAAAGCGGTTAAGTGGTATTTTACTCAGATGTCTAAAACAGGTAATTATATCTGTATGACTGGAACTTTCCCTCAGGAGTACTACGAAATGATGTGGGAACGTGAGGATGAGAGAAGGAGTAAGAAGTAAATGAAGTTTTTAAAGATGTATGGGATATAGGAACAAAAAAAGATCTTTCCTATATACCCTTCGTTGATTAGGAAAAGAAGATAATTAATAAAAATATATCGCAGGATGAAAGAAATGGTATCTGACAAGTTTCATAAGCTTGGGTTGTCTGTTCGAATCAGGCTCCTGCAACTAAAAATTCGTACGTATGAAGATAATCAGAAATAATATCATACCATTCCCAGGATATAAAGCAGTAAATATTTTTGGGATATTGTTTGTTAGAAAGAATGCGAAGTTAAGTGATATCGACATAAATCATGAAAAGATACATACTGCTCAAATGAAGGAGATGTGTTACCTTGGATATTATTTATGGTATCTCTTAGAATGGATATTATGCCTCTTTGTTTCTGGCTTCTCTGGTGGTTATGCTTATCATGACATTAGTTTTGAAGAGGAAGCTTACTGTAATGAAAATGACTTGGGGTACCTTGAGACTAGAAAACATTACTCTTGGATTAAATATTTAAAATTAGGTAGTTGGAAAAAATAAAATATATAATAGATTATGATTATACTTAGAAATAAAAAGTTTTCGCAGGAAGAAGAAATAGCAAAAATAGAAGCTAATCCTGCTAGTGAAGAATATAGCCACGAAAGAGCTGAAATTGAAAAAACTCCTTCTCGTGAGGCTGCTGCAATTCAAGAAGGATATGAAAAAGCAGAACAGGAAATTGATAAGACAACTGAAGAGAAAGAAATTATCCCTGAAGCAGCTGAAGGAGCAATCGAAACAGAAACACGTGAAGTTGGTGATGCAAACCTGGACTCTAGAAATAATAATCTAGATACTCTTAACGATTTCTTAAGTCATATTCATTAAAATGTAATATGATAATTCTTAGACAAAAGAACTATTCCGGCCGAGAAAAAGTACCTCAGGCTATAGAAGAGAAAGCCAGAAAAACAGGAGTAGTTCAAAAAGATTCAACAGGGACTTGGAGAATCATTAGCCTGAAAACATCTCCGGCCGAATATTGGAATGCACATTATGATAGTAAAGAAGATGCAGAAAAAGCATTAGCCTACTATCATGCAAATAAACATTAATTAATTTTTGTGGGGATGTGGTGGAATTGGTAGACACCCAAGACTTAGGATCTTGTGCTTAAATTAGAGCGTGTAAGTTCGAACCTTATCATCCCTACAAAATAAAAATAAAGTAACTATGTATATTAGACGTAAGATTTTTTCTCTCTTATATAATGAAAATGGAGAAGAGAGATATTTTTCTACTACTGATATAACTCTTGAAGGCGCTGAAGAAAGAACATTTAGTATTACTGAAGAGCAAAGAGAGTTTGGTGCTAGAAAAAGAAAACAGAATAGACAACTAGCTAGATCTGTTCATAATACCGAAATGCATGCAAATAAAGCAGCAAAAGCACAAGAGAAAGCATCTAAAATTGTTTCTAATCCACTTAACCTAGTAGATGAAAAGAAAATGGAAGAAGCTCAAAAATTAACTCAGAAAGCTCAAAAGTCGGTTAAAGCTTCTCAACATGCAGCAGGTCAAGCAGCACAACAAACTAAGAATATTGCAAAAACTAGAACATCAGTCTCTAGCTCTGGTGGCCTTGAAATTAAAAATCAAGGAGCAGGAGATATGAATATTAGAAAAGAAGGCAATAATATAACTGTTCATAAAAAATCTCCTTCTAAGAGTGGTCAAACTTCAGTTACAGCAAAAGTTGGAAAACCAGCCGCATCAAAACTCAATGCACCCATTAAATCAGAAGTAATTGTTAATAAGGTGACTGAGAAAGGTGGTCCAAAGAGAATAACAACCGAAGCAGTAAAGAAGTCTGCTGAAAAAACTCAGAAAGTCGCAGAAGTAGCTCAAGAAACGACAAAAAGATCAAAACAACTTCTTGGACAAGCTAAAAAAGTAATGAATACAAAAGCTGGTAGAATTGCTGGAGGTATTGCTTTAGCAGGAGGTGCAGCACTTGGAGCTAAGAAACTTTACGATAAAAAGAATAAGTAAGTAAAAATAATCTATAGAGTTATTGGTTTAGCTCTATAGAACTTTCATGGGGATTTAGCTCAGTTGGCTAGAGCATCTGATTTGCACTCAGAAGGTCGTGGATTCGAGTTCCACATTCTCCACAGAAAAAAATGAACGAGATACACTATTCTCTCGAACTATGTATCTCTAAAATAATTTATTTGGCATAATGTAAGTAAACTAAATTAACAACAAATAGTTTACACTATTACACATATAAGGCTTCAAGGGTCTTATAAAATGGTCCTATCGACTAGTGGTTAGGTCGTCACCCTTTCACGGTGGAGACAGGAGTTCAATTCTCCTTAGGACTACAAAAGTCAATGATGAGATATCGCAAAGACTTATTATTTTAATCATATTTTTATACAAAGGAGTGGAATTAGCTACTCTGCTCCTTTACATTGATTAAATATAATAAGCAAAACATATAATTGATATCTCGGGAAGTGATGATTTAAAAAATATGATTAAAAATGATAAATTATTACCCGTACCATTGGAATATACTTATCCAATTATTAGAAGTATTTATTTATTAAATAAATTAAATAGAATAGATAAATACTATTGTATCCCGGAATTAAATAAATGGTGGAAAGTTCATGATAGCTTTTACAATAAGTTTCATAAAAGAGGATTAAATTATGAAAATTGGCTAGAGAGATGGATATATTATGATAGCTTAACTAATAAGTTAGATCTTGATGAAATAGAACTAATTATAAATAAATATTACTTCAGATGTTTTGATACTACTAAAGATTACATAAGAGATATTTTATCTAATCGACCTTCTTTTGGAAGGAGAGAGAATTTCTTAGGATTAACTGTAATGACAAAATATGATTTCATCAAGAAGTACGAAAAATCTAGGTTAGAATCTACTATTAAAGCTGATTATGATTTTTCTTATTTACCAGAAGAATTCATATCATCTCACAAAGAGATGGTAAAAGTTATTGTTTTAGATGTTGATCCAAGAACGGATACGATTATAGGAGAATGGAATACTTGTTTCGACTATTTAGTATCTAAACATCAAGATTATCCTATTATTGGAGTTAAGAAAAATAAACAGTGTACTAGTTCCACAAAGGAAGAGTTTATAAGAAAAGCAGAGATTGTTTATGGTAAAGGAACTTATAGGTATGATAAAGTTAACTATGTTAACAATTCTACTAAAGTACTTATTCACTGTCCGAGATGTAATGAATATTTTTATCAGACACCAGGCAGTCATCTTCAAGGACACGGCTGTAATAAATGTTCTAGAAGAAAAATGGTTCAATCTACTATTAATAAAAGAAAACAAGAATTTATTAGAAAAGCAGTAGATAGGTTTAAAGGAATCTTCGATTATTCAGAGATAGATTATATTAATACTGATACTCCCGTTAAAATAAAAGACAAAAGAACCATCAATATTTTTATCAAGCGCCCTCAGATCATTTAAAAGCTTCAATGAAACGGTTAAATGGAGACTCTATAGGGGAATTATTTATAAAAACTGGTTAATAAATAATAATAAATTTTTTGAATCCAGAAAACGTATTAAATTAGAAAAGAATGAGTTTAATATTAAAAATATTATTCCTGACTTTATACTAACTATTGATAGCAAAGAAATATGGATTGAATATAATGGTAGACAACATTATGAATATGTCGATTATTTTCATGGAAAAGATAAAAAAGGATTTCAAAGGCAATTAAATAGAGATAAATTTGAAATAGATTATTGTATAAAAAATAATATAGTATTGATAAACATACCTTATATTTTTAATTCACAGTACGAAATAGAACAATTATTAAATCGAGTAATCTTAGGTGGAGAAGATATAAATTCTATTATAGATTATTCAAAATTATATAAAATATGAAAAAATCAGAAACAATATTTCAAAAGATATTTTCAGGGATAGGTTTTGGAAACTCACGCATACCTTTACGTTCAAATGTATTCAGTAAAGGCGGAGGAAGAGGATATTCTGTTATTGGAGGAACTGGAAATGGAAGATTTTTGGATAATGAACGATCAAGTCCACTGCTTGGAAGTGCCCAGCCGAGTTCTAGATTATCTGGATATCTTGATAGAATGGCAGAACTTAAATCATACTATCTTTTAGATATTACAAAAATGGCTACAAATTTTTTCTCAGATTATGTAGTTAATTTTATATCTCAAGATACTCAACAGATAGTTTCCGTATTAAATCCTGAAGATTCTACAAACAACGAATCTGTAACTACTCGAATAAATGATATACTACTTAAAGATATTAAGATAATTGATTATATTCGAGATCATATAAATGACTATGTATTTTATGGAGGTTATTATAGTATGCTTCAAACTCAAAGAGATGAAAAAGGTCATCTTGTATTCAGAGCCGAAGAACTTAATAATCCAAATGCAGTAGTAATTAAGAAAAAGAAAAATGAAGACGGAAATATAGAAGATATATTTTTAGCAATCGGAGATGATGGAAATTTATATGAAATTCCAAATACTGAAATAATATATATAAGTAATCCAAAACTCCGCTTAACCAATGATCTTGAAGAAGGTTGGAAAGAAAAATCTAAACCTGAAAAACCAAAACTAGGAAGAAATAAAGGATCAGAGAATAGAAATAAAGTTCTTAAAAAAGAATCATTTATGGCCTCTGAACCGTTATTTTATTCAAGCATTCTAAAAATAAAAGAATTAGTTATAAAAGAGCTTTTGATATCTCTTATTTCATTAAGAGATCTCTCTACCCCTCAACTTCTGGGATTAAATGCCGATTAAATTTTGTCGGATTAGATAGATAAAATCTAATAGAACTTTGTGAATTGCTGGAAGATCTAATGATAAATCAGCAGAAAGATAAAATATCTTTTTCAACGACTAAGTACAAAGAGAGAAAATTCTCAAAGATATAGTCTAGTTTAACAAAATAATTGTTAATATTCGAAAAGTGTCCCATTAGAAACCATGAATGAATTGTGTGCTAGAATTCAAAAGCTTGGTAATAACTACAACGAACTTGGAAGTTTCCTTTAATTATGTAGAGGCTTAGGGATATTACATAAACCTAAGAAAATACCTTAAAATGCTGGAAAATAATAAAATATAAATCAGCATCTCTATCTCTTAGATAAATCTAAGTAAAAATAGAGTTCAACGACTATAGTAGGTACAAAGATAATATAGTCTAAATTTAATAAAATATATTAAAATGGATTGTCGGCCCAGTTTGATGTAGTTTCGTTCATTGAATCAGCTCTTACACAATCAGTTCGTGCTTTCCCTGATTATAATGGAACGATTAAATGCTAGTCGCTAGATACGTAATGCGTACGATCTAAGAAAATTATACTAAAATGCTGAAAGAATATATTAAGATTAAATCAGCAAAAAGGATATAACAATAAATCCTTTCTCAACGACTAAATGTATAACTCTGGGATAAAAACCAGAGATGATATAGTCTGTAATATATAATAATATATTAATTAACGAAGCACAAGGACTTCATTACTTCCACTTGATAAGCTAACTGATAAACTTCTAGATCTTATACAGAATCTTGATTATGTTAGAAATAGTGTACTTACTCCCCTTGGATTACCGTCTACTATTCTAGATGGAACTTCAGGATCAAAATGGCAAGTACTCCAACAGTCAGAAAGAGCCAACTCAAGAGTAACATCATTAATTTCAGGAATTAAAGATTCTATAGTAAATCTTGTTTGTAGTATTTATAAGGTAATATATAATGATGATCTAGACCCAAGTTTAGTTCAGATTCATATATTTCAGAAGACAACAGTAGAATATAATAATCAGATTAACGAAGCGGAGTCAGTTAGTGGATTAGTTCAAGGGATTTCAGGTATTTTATCTAATGCACTTCAAACTCTCGAACAAGCAAGTCCTTTAATTGAGCCTGAATCGTATCTTAACTATATTCAGAACTTGCTTAAAGATATCGACCCAAGTACAGAATCTTTAATGAATGAAAAGACTATTAAGCAGTATATAGAATTACTTGGACAAAAACTTCAAGCACAGAAAGAACAGCTTGGAATAGTATCATAAAAACGTAAAAAATATGATAATAAAACGTAAATTATTTGCTTATCCTACTCCAGAGCAAGTTCCAGAAATAGATCAAGCTAAACAAGAGATGAGTTCGAGAGATCTACAGATTGAGCAAATGAGACTTCAGCGTCAGATTCTAGAGACGCAAAGAATGAGGCAGAGAATTCAAGCTGAAGAAAGAACACAACAGCTTAAGCAAACTACTCAGGTTCAGAAGATGGAACAGAAGAAGGATGAAGCTCGGGATGAAAATCAATTGAAAGCTAAGAAAATTGATGCTCAAAATAATAGACAGGAGATAAATAATATTGGATTATACAAAACAAAATCTAAGCCTACTCCTACAGTATCAATGAAAACTAACTTATAAGCAATTACTATTATGATAAAAGAGAAGACATTTACAGAAGGAGTGGAAGATTCTAAAGATCAGGATGAAAAAGGATTTGACCCACTAAGACCTAATGAGAAATGAAAATTAAAAGATTTTCCGGTTATTCAGAAGCTGCCCCTAAAGGTGTAACTTATCAAAAATCAAGTCAGGTAATTACAAGATATATTCTTGATCCTCTTGATTCTAGTGTAGATACCTTAGAAGAAACAGATAAACTTGGGATAACTAAACGAAAGAGTGATAGAATTAAGAAGGTAATAAAACCTCTTAAAAAATATTTTAAATATAAATCAAATAAAAACAGTAATTAAGTATGTATATTAGACGTAAAGTATTCTCATTACTACAAGATGAGACAGGAGAAGAGAGATACTTCTCTACTACTGATGTAACACTGGAAAATGAGGAAGAGAGAACCTTTAGTGTTGCAGAAGATGCAGAAAGTTTGGAAGAAAAGGATTTCTCTGATAAAAAAAAAGAGGAAGATGATGAGCCAAAACTTACAACTAGTGATAAGATTAATATTAAGTTGAATAAAGCTCTGACTACTAAGAAGGATCGCGAAGCATTTGTTGAAGCTTATGAAGATGGAAAATCTCATAAATACAGAAAACAGGCAGCTAAGTATGCAGCAATTGGTAGTGGTATAGGTGGCGGTATATTAGGTGCTGTAGTTGGTGGTAAAAAGGGTGCAGCTATTGGAGCCGGAATTGGCGCTGTTTCAGGTGCAGCAGGATCTTATGCTGGTACTAGAGCAGGTGTTGCACTTAATAAGCTTGCTAGAAAACATAGTAGTAGTCTTGATACTAAAACAAAATTAGCAGTAGATCGAGTAAAAGTAGCAGATGGAAAAATGACAAAAGAAGAATTTGCTAAAAAATGGAGATCTAAGAAGTAAAAGAAATAATCTATAGAGGTAGTGTAATCAATCTCCTCTATAGAACAAACGCGCTAGATTTTTACAACCGAAGATTAATCGCACTAGGTGCAAAAAGTAAACGGTTGATAGTTGTAAAGCGCGAATATAATTGAACTATAGTATAATTGGCAATACACCAGATTTTGGTTCTGGGATTTCCTGTTCGAGTCAGGATAGTTCAACGAAAGAAAATAATAATAACTAATAAAAACTATGTTGAGAGTTAAAAGATTTAGTAAAGTTACTGATAAAGTTAAAGAAATAGGAAAATCTATTGAACATACAGTAACTCATCCTAAAGAAACTGGTAAGAAGGTGGTGGAGTATGTAAAGAAACACCCAGATGAAGCTATAATTCTTGGAACATCTGATATTGTTCCTGGAGTTGTTGCTGCCAAACTTGCAAAAGCTGGAAAAACAAAACAAGCAGCTATCGCAGGAACTATTGCAGCACTTCCTATTGGTGGTGCATATGTATCAGGGAAAATAGCTATTCGAAAATGGAATGAAAAAAGAAAGAAGAATAAATAGAATAGATTCGAGATGTAGTTCAGTAGATAGAACGCTTGGTTTGGGACCAAGAAGTCGCACGTTTGAGCCGTGTCATCTCGACCTAGATAGACGATGAGATATCGTGGAATTACTAACATGAATTATAAACCTTTAGGAAGAGTAAAAGTCGCGAGTTACTCTTCCACTACTAAGGATGACATGTTAATAATACAAGGATAGTTTGATATCTCGGGAAGCTATAAAATTTAATTCATAATAGATACTAAATTATTACCAGTACCTTTAGAGTATTCTTGTCCAATAGTAATGAGAGTAAAACTTCCCAGAAGAAATGATAGTGGGAGATTAAACTATTATACATATGTTCCAGAATTAGGTACTTGGGTATTAGAAAAGATGAGAAATTCAGTTTTTAAGAAATTACAAAAATTAAATATAACTTTTAGGGACTGGGAAAATAGATGGTTACTTAAATTACAACCATCTGATATGTATTCAGAACTTTGGGTAGATAAAATAATAGAAGTTTATTATAAAGATAAATTACCAAATACAAAAAGTTATATAAAAGATCAATTATTGTTAGATAATGATTATGTATTTACGGGTGTTATGGTTAAAGAGGATTTAATGGATATATTTATTAAATCTCGGGAGGGTAGTTTTATAGACATAGTATATAATTATGATTTAGTACCTAAAATAATCGAAAAACTTACAGATGAAATATGTTTACGGTATTTAAATGATAATAATGAATATGAAAAATACTATACTACGTATTCAGATTTTATTTCAAGAGGGCTAAATTGTAGGTATTATGCTGCTAAACTTAGAAAAATAACGCTTAGTAATAAAGAATATCATTCGAGTAGATTAAAGACAACAGAAACTTATATTACAGAATCAAAAGCTAAGTTTGGAGAAAATTCCTTTGAATATTTATCTGAATATACTGGAAGAATTGATAAAATGACTTTTAAATGTAATAAGTGCGAAACAACTTTTTCAGTTTTAGCAAAAACACATTTAGAAAGTTCTCATGGTGGGTGTCCAGTTTGTAATACTAATTCTATAAAAGAAGATAGAAAGTTTTCTAATCAAGACTTTCAAAATAGGTTGGATAATATTTATGGAATTGGAAAGTATAAGTTAATATCTAACTTTATCAATTGCAAGACTACTGTGGAAATTTTAGATCTGGAAACAAATACTATATTTAAACAAGATCCAGAGAATTTATTATATCATGGACTTACAGATCCTAGTACTGTTACTAAATCAAAGGGAGAACGATTAGTAGAGCTTTGGATTAATAAAAATTCAGATAAAATATTGGATTATAAGTGGAATACTAAAGTAAGTGGAATAGAGGGCAGGTGTAGAGATTATGTTATGATTGATTTTATTATTAACTATGGTGGGAAAACCATATGGATTGAATATAATGGAATTCAGCATTATACATATTTTTCACTATATCACAAATATGATAAAAATCTTTTTGATGACCAAAAAAGAAGAGATGAAAATGTAAGAATTTATTGCAAACAGAATAATATAATGTTGGTAGAAATTCCTTACACTATAAGTTCTTTTAAAAGAGTTTCTGAATTTTTAAATAAAGTAGTTTTTGAAAATATTGATCCAAGTACTTTAGTAGATTATAATCTTTTATATGAAACTACAAAAGGAAAATAATATAAAATTTAAATTGAAATATGAAATTTATTGCAAAATTGTTTTCGACAATGCTACCTGCATCTGACAGTAGTATGATACCTCGAGATGTTGCGGAATCTTTCTTTAGTAGCCAAGAGTTTAAACAAGCCTTAGAGGATAGAAAGCTCTTTGGAACATTAACACACTTAGCCAGAAATCTATCATCTGCCAAAAATGGCGGTCCTGCAGTATCTAAGACTATAGGGAAAGATGATCTCCTTTATTGCTAATAATGAGAGGCATAGATAAAAAGTTTATGAAAATGTTTTTAATTGCTGGAAAAAATAATAAATTAAATCAGCAAAAATAGATAATAAAATCTATTTCTCAACGACTAGAGTAAACACTAAGAATACCGATTAATTCTTAGATAATATAGTCTATTATTGATTTTAGAATCAATTAGGTTAAGTTATTAATTGGCGAAAGTTCACCTACACATGTGTTAACTAAAGTTTGGTTCGAAAATGACGGCTGGTGCTATGGGGAGTTTGAGGTTCTCTCCGAAGATGGCCTAGACGATGAAGCTATACAAAGAATCAGAAGAGTAAAGGGCCTTCTTAAAAATGGTTGCAAAATTGGAATTTCCTGTGTCGTTCTTTAATTAACTGAGACTTAAGAAATTCATAAGTTCTTAAGAAAATTTCATAAAATGCTGGAAAGGTTAGAATCAAATCAGCATCATCTAGCAGATAGCGAGATGTTCAACGACTAAAGATGGAACCTAGATTTTTAGGATAATATAGTCTAAATTTAATAGCAAGCAATATATTAAAAAAAAATTGGGATATTGGGAAAATTCTAGCGGAAGTGACTATTTAAAGCGTATGGTTACGCTAAAAGGGGCTGACCTTACATTAAACCCTTCTTGGAAAAATGCGGGTATAGTTTCAATTGACGGTTCTGAGAGCGAAAAAACATTCTCTGAACTTGATATAGAGTATGATCCTGAAGCTTATAAGGATACAAAAATAAAAGTTAAGCAATTTTCTAACTTCGATTCGGGAGATTTATTAAAGTCTTCTAAGATTAATGGAAAGTTTACGCAATTAAAAGCTAAATCATTTTCATTTAATTCTGAAATAAATTCAATAGAAGATACTATCGTTAGTGAATCTGTAATAGAAGAACCTATTCAAAAAGATTTCTCAGTTGCTACAGTTAAAGAGAGAGTTAGAATTGGAAAGATGTCCCCTCGCCAAAGATTTCGTCTACTTGTTTTAGAATATAAGCAAGCAGTAAAACAAGCTGGTGGTTCTGAAAAGATGGATCCAGAAACGCTTAGAGTTATGAAATCTTTATTTACCACTGATCTCTTGGATATTATGAAAACGATTACCCCTGAGATTATGAAAGGAAAGAATCCAGGAACATTACTTGGAGCATCTAGTTTAGGTAAAAATGTACGTATAAGTGTACAAAAATTGTTTTTACCTTATAAGATGGCCCTTCAAGAAGTTACTAAGATGAATGCTATCTCTAAGAATAGATATCAAAAAATACAAGCAGCTTATGTAGACTTCACAAACGCAATGTTAGAGGAAATATTCGCGCCGAAGAATGGTACGAAGAAAGAAGAGCCAGTAGAAGAAGAAAACCCTGAAGAAAACAGTTAAAAGATTATGAAAGTAGAAAGACGTAAATTATTCTCTTCTTCGATTTCTCCACGGCGCAAGTTATTTTCAGGTGGAGTAACTCAGGCAGAATATAAGAAACTTCAATGCCGAGACTGTGGGTATATCATGGAAACTTTGGCTACAACGACTGATATGTTATGTCCAAAGTGTGGCGCCGTTAATAGATTTAATGTCTTGGAGCTCACGCCTAGTCCTGCAAATACTCCAGAGGCTGTACAAGTTGAGGTATCTAAGGTAGAAGAGGTAGAAAAAGAACCTGAAAACAAAACTTTCTCAAGACGTTCATTATTCGGCCGGGAAGATGAAGCACTTCAAAAAGAATTCTCTGAACCGTCAAATGAATTAGAAGAGAAGTTAAAAGAATTTTCTGGAAAGACTTTTGAATATTCTGAAGTGGAGAAAACATTTGGTATTCCGGCCGAAGAATTAATTGAAAAAGGATTTGCCAGTATTAATGACGAAGATAAAGTATCTATCGGAGAGGATGCTTTCTTACAATCTAAGTTATTCTCTAAGCTAATTGTATCTGTTACTAAAATTCTTGATCTAGACAATGATGTTATGTCTAGACCTAAAGAAGATATTATTAGTATGTTAGAGGAGAAAGAATCACTTAGCCCTAAAGGAATTATGTTAATCAAGAAAGCTCATGCACTTCCTATGGTTGAGAAAGAGGTTGAATTCTCTAGCACTGAGGAAACAGAGAGCTGGTTAAAAGATTCTGGAATTATTGGAGACTTAAAAATTGAGTTCGGTAATTCTGCAATGGGAATAAAAGAATTTACTAAGATCTTGGAAGAAAGATATGATGATGCTCCAGAAAATATTATTGATATATTAATCGAAAAAGGAGTTATCAAAATTCAAGGAAATCAAGTTGATATAATGAAATAAAATATTTATAAACTCAGTATGAAAAATACAAGATTTATGGAAGTCTTATTCTCTGCTGTAGAGGATAAGGATGAGGAATTGGCAAAGCAAGTAGCTAAAGATATCGAAGATGCTAAGGCTAATGGCTCTGTTGATACCGAAGAAGTAAAATATGAAAATATTGGTGATGGTAAAGTTTCAGTAACCGATAAAGAAAATGGTGAAGTAACTATTGTAGAAAAAGCCAATGATGAAGATGATACTTATGACATGTATCCTGCTGAACAATCTGAACAAATCGAGGGATATCTTCATCCGGAAGGGGATGGAGTAACTCCGGGAGCTCAGGAAGGAGCAGAAGATGAAAAAGTAGAAGATCATATGGATGGAAGCGCAGTAGTTGCACCTAATCTCCCTGATGGTGGTTTGAATCCTGAAGCAGGTCACGAAGTATCTGTAGAAGTAACTGCACAAGAAGGTCCTGAAGCATGTGAATGTGAAGAAAAAGAATTTTCTGTAAGTACTGACAATAGCGTAGTTCTTAGAATTTTCTCAGATCAAGAATTTTGTGAGAGATTATTCTCTGAAGTTATTGAAAGTGAAGAAACCACAAAAGTAGGTGACCTTAAGGTAGAAAAAGTAGATGATTCAGAAGTAATAGTTACGTCAGAATCTACAGGAGATCAAGCCGCAGTTAAGTTCGATGGAGATGAAATGGAAGTTACTGAATTAGAATCTAAGAATTTCAGTGAGGAAGAACAATTCAATCCTCTTTTTGTAGTAGGCGTAGATCCAGTTAATCATGTAATTGTAGATGCTCCAGAGTATGATGAAGCATCTGCTCAAGAATTAGTTCAGAGTTTGGTAGAAAAAGGAGTAGCAGGAGTTCAGATTTTTGATAACCCCGAAGACGCTCGTGAATATGCTATTAATCTTTTGAATGGTCTTGGAGTACAGAATGATGAAGAGATTGAAGAACCTGTACAAGCTGAATTTTCAGATCATACAATTTACCTAACTGAATTTAGAACAGATAACACAAATTTCATGTGTCGTCTATTCTCTGAAAGAGTTGATAGTATTAGTGCAACACAAGATGCAATTGAAGATGCTATCAGTAATGGAGATGAAATTGAAACAGACACTGAAATTATTACACCTATTGATTCTAAGACTGCAGTAATCGAAGACAAAGTAAAGGATGAATTTACAAAAGTTAGTCTTGAAGGTGAAGAAATGGAACTCGAAAAGATTAACGAAAATCAAGCAGAAGAGTTGACAGATCACATCATGGTATCTAATGAAGAAGAGGATGAAGATGAAAAAGAATTCTCAGAAGATATCTACAGTGACGAAGCAGAAACTAAATTTTTCTCTGAAAACGAAGAATTTACTGCATATATGACTCGCTTATTCTCTGAAGAAGCTGATTCTGCTGAAATTGAAAGTGCAATCCAAGCCGGTGAACAAGTAGAAACAGACACTGAAATTATTACACCTATTGATTCTAAGACTGCAGTAATTGAAGATAAAACAAACGGTGAATTTACAAAAGCTGAAATGGATGACGAAGTTCTTGAAGTTAATCCTATTTCAGAAGCAGAAGCAGATAATTTAACTAATAGCATTGCAGTAGAAGAAAAAGTTGAGAATCATGAAGAGGAAGAAAAAGAATTCTCAGAAAATATCTATTGTAATGAAGCAGAAACTAAATTTTTCTCAGAGGGTGAAGAATTTACTGCATACATGACTCGCTTATTCTCTGAAGAGGATGGTCATTGTCCAGTAGAAGAAGCTATCGAAACTGGTAAGAAAGTAGAGACAGATAAAGAAATCATTACTCCTATTTCAGCAACAGAAGCTATCGTAGAAGATAAAGAAAACGGTGAATTCACGAAAGCTACCATGAGTGATGATGATATTGAATGTCATCCATTATCAGAAGAAGAAGCTGACAAACTTGAAGAAGGTTCAATTGATAAGAAGGAAGAAATTAAGGAATTTTCTGAAAATCCTGTATTAGATAAATTCTTCTCAGATATTGTAGGTGCAGTTCCTGTTCCTGCCGGAGAAGTAGATCCTAATACTCCTGTAATTCCTTTGGCTGATCCTAATGCAGTTGCTCCAGTAGAAGTAGCAGCACCTATGGCTCCTGAACAAGCTCCTGTAGCAGGTAATAGCGTAGAAGCTATTGAAGATAAAGCTCTTCAGGCTGTTCAGAGTATTCAAGCTGTAGCAGAAGAAGCTGCTCAACAGATTATGGAAGCAAAACAAGCTCCTGCTCAGATTCAAGAACAAGATCTTCAAGAAGCTCAGTTCTCAGAAAAGAAATTTAGTGATATGAATGATACATTAGTATCATGGTTAACTGGAAACAGTTTACATAAATAATTTATAAATAATATAATAGGTTTATGGTAATCCTCTTTAAAACCATTTTTAGATATAAATAATAAACTAATAAAAAATATCATATATAGATTATGAATACACAGTATTTGCAAATGATGCAGACTCCTTCAATGATGGAGGCTCTTATTAATAGCTCAGTATCAACAGAAGATGCTAACCTTCGTTCTCGTGAATATGCTAAGATGTTCTCTCGTAACGATGAAATGAAAGACTTGTTTGGTTTAGGTAATGCAGGTAACTTGTTGCAGAAAACATTCTCTGGTTATGCAGAAACTCCGTTGCTGTCTACTCAGTATTTCAATGCATCTGTAGCTTCTTATGTAAGCTCTTTCGCAGGTTATATGTCTATCGAACGTGACTTTGATCAGCCTAATGGTTTGTTCTATTGGTTTGACGTTCTTGGTGTAACTGATATGCGTTCAGTTATTCCTAACTTGGGTCCGGATAACTATCAGGATATTCAGGCTATGGGTAACTTCACTTTGAATATTACTCCGACTGCTAATACTGACTACTCTTCTTTGATTGGTCGTAAGATTATCCCTGGTACTGTACGTGTTAAGATCGCTACTGCTACTGAAAAATTCGAATTGATCGATAATGGTCAGGGTGCATTTATGGCTGTTGCTGGTAAAATCACTAACGGTACTATCAACTACTTGAATGGTCGTGTTGAATTTACTTTGGCTACTGCTTTGGCTGGTGATGCTGCTACAGAATCAATTACTATCGTAGGTAAGGAAGATGTTACTGGTACTCCTTGTAATACAATCGGTGCTTCTAACGCTCATGCTAACGATAAGAGATTTATCGCTAAGATGCAGCAGTTAGGTTTGGCAACCGTACCTGATATGTTGGTTGCTGAATATAATATCGCTGCTTTGGGTGCTATGAAGAAAGCTACTGGTTCTGACATGGCTACTTTCTTGTTCACTAAGTTGCGTGAATTGTATACTAAGGTAATTAACTACAAGTTGGTTTCTACTTTGGAAGAAGGTTATAATGGTAATGTAATGTCTGATCTTGATTTGACTCAGGGTGCTATGACTGGTCAGTTCATGGATTATCGTTCTAGAGTTGACTTGTTCGACGCTTACTTGATCAATGTTGAAAGTGCATTGGCAACTAAGGCCGTTAAGGGTGTTGACGTTACTGCTTATGTAGCTGGTAATATGGCTTCTAATCAGTTCCAGAAAGGTGGAATGATTGGTAAATGGGAAAGAAATACTAAGATGACTTATATCAATGACTTGCTCGGCTGGTATAATGGTATTCCTGTATTGCGTTCTACTGATATTGCTGAAGCGCAGGGTGAAGGTACTTTCTATGCAATTCATAAAACAAAAGATGGTCAGATGGCTCCGCTTGCACGTGGTATCTATATGCCTTTGACTGATACTCCGACTATCGGTAACTATAACAACCCAACTCAGATGGCTTCTGGTATCTATTATCAAGAAGGTACTAAATATATGGCTCCTGAATTGGTACAGAAAGTTACTTTCAAATTCGGTATCTAATAAATAAAAAATCAATTGGATCATTAAACTCTCAGATCCCTAAAGAATAAATTGATTTTATAACAAAGAGAGGGATTCCCTAGGTCTTGAAATATAGGCCTAAGGTTCCTTCTCTTTTAATTTTTATAATATTATGGCAAGTACATTTAGATTAAAGAGAAAAACCTTTGCTCTTCTTAGTGATGGAGGTGGAAGATCTATTTCAGACTTTAAAGCAGATTACAATAAAGCTGGAGGAGCAAAAGGAACTGGAAAAACTTTTAAAGAATTCTATAGAGGTGGAGCTGCCAATACTACTTTAGTTGGAGGATCTGTTATTTCTCAAGGAGCAGCTGGAAGTGCAATTGGCAATACTAATAAAGGGATTGCAACAACTGCTGCAAACAACGCAGCAAATCGTGCCAAGAATATTGCTAATCCTGGAGCAGCTGCAGCAAAAGCTGGATTTACCAGAGGTCAAGCATCTGTTGGTATTAAGCAAGGTGCTATGAATACTTGGAATCGTATGGGTAAAATGGGAAAAGCAGGTACAATAGCAGCAGGAGCAACTGGAGCTTATTTGTTAGGAAAAGGTCTTTTCGGAGGTAAAAAGAAAGATTAATTATGGCAACTTATAGACTCAAAAGAAAGAACTTTGCATTTGCTATGACAGGACAGGCATTTAAAGCAGCAGGTCAAGCATTTAAAGGAGGAAATGTTGGGCAAGGTTTATTAAACTCTGCAAAAGGTGTAGGAAGATTATCTCTTGGTGTTGGAAAAGGAGCAGCAGTTGCAGGAGGAGCGACATTAGCTGGAGCAGCAGCATTCGATAACATAACAAATAAGTAATTTATTAGGAAGAATCCCTGAAAATTAATTTAAAGATATAAATAAGTTTTTATGAGTGATATAATTTACAGAGGTCTTAAGCTTTCTTCTAATAAATGTAGGTATTTTCAAGTAAAAGAAGGCCCCGTTAGCTCAATAATAGAAGATACTACTAGATCTACTCTCACTCTAACTTACGCTCCGGGAAGTACTTCAGGTAGTTTATCAGATCTTCTTGGAATACCATGTACTGAGAGAAATATAGACATGTTACCTATGGGTCTTCCTAAAAGATTTATAAATACATTTATTACTTTGAATGGACTTAAGCTAAGAAAACTAACTTATGATCCACACACAATAAATATAGTTATAGTAAACGACTCAGAATCGAGAGTTGTACAGAACTATAACTATACAACAATAGTAGTTTCTGAAGGAGATTATAAAAATCCAGAATTTGTAAATTTCTTATTCTATTCAGGAAATCTTATGTACTTACAACCTACCGGACCTAGACCTGGATGTTATGAGATACGAAATTTTCCAAAGATACAAGTAAATTCTGAAGATACTATATTAAATTCTAATTCTGAGACAGTATTTACTCTAAGAAGAAAATATAATGATTATGTTATTAGAGCAATTGACTATCAAGATCAGTTTATATTAGAACTTAGAAAAATACTAGAAGATTATGGTTTAGAATTAGTAAGAGTAAACAAAGAAACTACATTAACTAAAACGTCATATGTTGTTTATCAATTTCTTCAAACACCTGTAAAAGACAATCATCCTAAATATTCAGATGATAAAGTAATGCAGCATAAGATACCAGTTGAATTCTACCTAAGAAGTACTGATATGCCTTTGTTTTTTGATTTTAAAAACAAGTATATGAATGTAACACTTCTTACTAATTTCTGTGAATTCAAAACATCAGATAGGTATGGGCAAAGATGGACTGCTGCAGTGAAGTGGGGTAATATAACAGAAGAATTTAACCAAACATATCAACAAGATGATAATTCAAACTTCTCTTACCAATGTCAATTTAGATGTGAACTTTATTTTTATGAAGTTATAGACGATAGATATAAATTCTTAGAGGAAATAGTTCAAAACTTAGAATTTGAACGAAATAGTCCAGATTATCATTATGAAGTTCCGGTTGATACTGAAACAACTATTATTAATAAAGGGTTATGATAAATTTTAGAAAGAAAAAATACCTTATCCAAAATTTAATGCCAGATGCTTTAGAATATTTGAAAAAACAAGGATTAAGACCAAATATTATAACTCCAGAACAAGCTGATAGTGTAAGTAGAGTTAATTCTAAGGCTATGGTTTTAGTTTCATTTATAAAGAATGAGTCTGGATATTATCAAATTCAAGTACAGGATAAGGAATTATATAACTATACTCAAAAGTTAATTAGAGATATTTTTAGAATGAGAATTACTAATATAAACAAAGAGACTAGGGTGATTACTGCAGAAACGGATCATTTCGGAGTAGCTCTTGATATAATAGAAATTCTAGCAACAAAATATAATTTATCAGTTGTAGCATGATTAAATTTAGACAGAAAGAATTTACAGAATATGATGCAATGAGAAGTCTTTATGTAAAACTCATGCGATATTCTGATAGAACTAAATTTGGTGTAATAGACACTAGTGCATTAATTCCTGTATTAAGAGGAAATAATGTAGTTATTGAACGATTTGTAATAAGTACTTCTATGTTTGGTAAAGATAAATATAGAATGTACTTGAAAATAGGTGCAAAAGCAAAACTTCCTGATGAGGTTAGACTTCCAGGAAAAACTTATGATAAACGCTTAGGAAATATGCAGCTTAATGTAAGTCATTCTATTTTTGCACCAAAAGATTCAGATCCTAATTGGGTAAGTAAAGAAAAGAAAAATGATGATACTAACTTAGGTGATACAACGAAGCCTGAAAACGATAATCCTGGAGGAGGACGAGGTGGAAGAAGAAAACAGGGTATTTTTTCAGAATTCCCAGGATCAATTCTAGAACAAAGAGAATTTAAGTCTAAAGGAGGTGGTGATAAACAATATCCATACATCTCAGGTTCGTTTTCTCCATCCTTCGATCTATCTTATGAGGTATCTGAATTACTTGGAGAGGCAGTTAAGTATGATAAAAAATCTAGAACATTAGTATTAGAATTTAAATCAATAGAGGATGCTATTAATGCCTTAAATATTCTTCCCTTCGGATTAGGATATAAAATATATTTACTTAATGCATGATACGGATAAAAAGATTTTCTCAAACCAAGATTTTAAATACTAATAACCCAGCTCTTGGTTTTACAAAAGGGAGAAAGTACGATACAGATATGGATAGACTGGGTAGAATGAATACTTCTCAACGTGAATTAGCTGGAATTGGTAATCTCGGAAAAGAAATGAGAAAATTAAACCAAGAATTAAATCGTGGAGGAATAGGTAAATGGCGAGATACAGATTAAAAAGAAAATGTTATAATGCATTAACAGAAGCTGCTGGAAATACCTTAGGTGGAGTTACAGAAGGTGTTGGTAAGGCTCTTGATAATAAAGTAGCTGGAATCGCTGGTGGTGTTCTTGGAGCTTCTAAACTAGGTGGTACTATTGGAACTATGATTGGAGGACCTTTTGGTAGTCTTTTAGGTATGGGAGCAGGTTATCTTATTGGATCTGCAGCGACTAGAGGTCTTGGAAAAGGTCTTAAATCAGCAGGTCAGGATATACAAACTTAATTATAGGAGGAAATAATATATGATTAAGTTTAGACAGAAAATTTTTGTGGCACCACCTGCATTAGTAGCATTAGGTGGAAAAGCTATGACAGCCCTAAATGTTGCTGGAGCAGTTGGAACTGTAGCTAGTGTAAAACATGGTGCAGATCAGATGAAACAAGCGGAAGAACAAGCAGCTCAAGCAGAGGAACAGAATAAAAAGATGACTAAAGCATTGAACAAGATAGCCGAAAATGCTAAGAATAATCCTCAAGCTGCACAACAAGCTGCTGATGTAGTAGGACAAAGACAATTCGCTAGAGTTAACTTAGGGAAAGTTTTTAATAATAAAAATCTCCAGAATGCAAAAGGACTTGCTGGTGATCTTGGTAAAATTGTATGGAAGGGGAAAAGTAAATTAATAGGCGGAACATTAATGGGAGGTTCGATGGCTGCAGCTTCGTATGCTACTGATAAATATATTCAGAAAGATATGAAGAAAAACAACATCCCTCTTGAAAAAACCTATGCTATCCCTGGATCTGTTATGAATACTGTAAAAGGAGCAGGAAGAGTAGTAGGTAAAACTATGAAGAAGCATGGAGGTTCTATAGCTGGTATGGCTGCACTTGGATCTATACCAACTCTTCTAGGATATTCTGCTGAAAAAAGACAGTATAAAGATCAGATAGAAAGTACACAACAAAGAAACTATGCTGCTCCTGCTGTAGGGATGGCTGTAAAAAGATTTCTAACTTCTGGAGGAAATAAGATAGGTTCTGTTGGTAGAAGAATAAAAGGTTCTGACTTATACAAAAAACCGGGTGAAACTATCTTAGGAACAATATCAGGATTCTCAGGTGGAGGAGGAAAAGGTGGAGTATATAAATTTGGCCATCAGTTGAATAGATATGGAAAACATTCAGGTTCAGAATGGTCTCAGAAAGCAGGAAAATTTATAATGGATCACCCAAAAACATCTTTAGCAGCTAGTATTCCTGTAGGTGGTGCTATTATAGGTGCAACTTGGGGAACTGGAGAGAAATTAGTTAACAAAACGGCTAGATCTCTGGATAAAAATGCTTTCAAATATCAAGATTCTAAAAACGAAGAGATAAAATAATTATGATAATCAAAAGAAAATTATTCACTAAATACGACGATACTGATAATCTGAAGAGAATGAAAGACTCAGATATATTAGCTGAAAAGCCAAAGCAAGCACCTGGATTTGGAAGTGTTGCTGGAGCTGCTTTAGGTGGTGCTACTGTAGGTGGTGCAGTTGGAGCAGTTGCAGGAGCTTTTGGTAAGAATAAGGCAGGTCGTAGTTTACTTGGAAGAATGGGTAAAGGTGGAAAAACAGGATTGGTAGTTGGAGGACTCTTAGCTGGTGGAATGGCTTTAAGAAATAGAAACAAGAAAGCCGAAGATAATGAATGGTATAATAAACGTCTTAATTATGCCCAAAGACAAGCAAGGAGAAGAGAAAAAACTGACTGGAGAACAAACATGACTCAAAGAGACGGATATTCTTATTAAAACTAAGAATCATGGCAAAATTTAAACCAAAGAAAATCGCCAATGATATAAAAAACTTCTATAAAAAGAATCCGACAGCTAAAATAACAACAGCTACTGCAGGATTCTCTGGAACTAATCTTGTCATTAATACAACCAGAAAAACAGATGATAAGAATTACCAGGAGAAACAGTTAGAGGCGATGAATAAATTAACAAAAGCTCTCGGAGGAGTTAATGAAACCTTAAAAGAAACAGAAAACTTAAGTAATAAAAAGAAACAGCCAATTAGGTTGAAGAAAATATTCTCTGAGGGAAGTAATAATACTAATATGATAACTTTTAGAAGAAAGGATTTTAGTATATTATCTGATACAATTAAAGGTGCAGCCATTGGGGGAAATCTAGCAACTCTAAGTCTACCACTCGGAGGAAAAGATGCTAAGAATATCTATATTAAAAGTAGTAATCCTACTTTCCGAAAAATAAATAAACTTAGTCCTTTCTCTAAAAGACTTGGAGTAATTGCAGCTGGAACTCTGGTAGGTGCAGCTTTGGGAGCATTGGTTGGAACTATAAAGAAAAGTGATGAGGTAATTTCTAGAAAGTTAACAGTTGATAATAGATTAATGGATAGAGTCATTGAAGATCTAAAGAAGACAGGATTCAAAGAAGGTTCTGACTTTACAAGAGATCCAAAAACAGCAGACTCATTAAAATCAGTAGTCAGTGTAGCTATTACTAGAAATTCAGGAGAACTTAGACTTTTAGTTAATACTATATCAGATAATAAATTAAAAGATATAACAAAAAACATTATAAAAAATCTACCCAACTCAAGTGCAGTAAGTGAAGAAAACAAAAGTAGATATAATGAAATTTCTATAACTACTATTTCTGATGGCTCTGCTGATGTTGGTTTGATTGCTGGTATTTGTGAGAAGTTCATAAGAAACAAATATCCAGTATATCTTGTAGAAGTTGGTTAAAAGATAAATTTTACTTAAATATTATTTTTAAATTATGGCACAATGGATTGAAACTCTCGAACCGTATGTAAAAGTTATTGAGAGAGTACATACCGCAGCCCTTAATCCTACTGCAGGTGAAAGTTTAATAATCGGAGTGACTCTAATTTCTGATGCAGGTCCAGCAGTTCCTACATTGATTTCTAGTCAGTCTGAATTCTTGAAAACTTATGCATCAGGTGATTTGACAGAGAACTATATGAATTCTCTAAATAATCTCTATAATGATGCTAATAATACAGGGGATAAGAATGTAGCTGCAACTATGTGGATGAATGCTTACAGATTATCAGGCTCAAATGTAATGTTGGTTTGTAGAGCATCCAAGGCAAATGATATCTACTACGCTAAACCTATGACTAAGACAGATTATAGCACTTATATTCTTAGAGATGGTGCTCTTATGAAAGGTTTTAGAGATGCAGATAAAGGCGTAGTTAAATTCGTTCTTGATATTGACGGAGATGATGCACAACATGATCAGGATGGATGGTCTATTAATTTGAATGGAGTTGGTATTATCGGTAATCGTACAACAGATGAAGGTCCTCAGTATGATTATTACACCAGAACTCTTCCGGATTTAGTAGAACAGATGAATGAAACTAATAAATTCTTCTCTCCATCTTATAAATTCTATACAGATCCAAACAATATCACACCAGATAACGAAACAACTGACCCTGATAAAGCAAAGGCAGTAGTATTTTATGAATTATATCTAGGACAGGATATGCTAGATACCTCTGATCCTAGATGTCCAGTGGGAAAACAATATATCGTAATTTGTGAACCTGATTGGACTAGTGATAATCCTAACCAAAAACTTATAGATATTAATGCTTCAGCTTGGTCAGGATTTGAAGAACAGAAATATTATGCAGTTAATCAATATAATTCTAATACTGATCTTAGAGTTAGAATTAGAAGATTTAACCATGATGCAGTAGTTACAAAAGAATTAACTAACCCTGCACTGAATGAAAACTCTGATTCACCTTATACAGTTCTTTCGGCCGTTCTTGATACCTATACTAAGAAAGGAACTGTAGAACCATCAGAGAGTATACTTCAAAGAGATTTTTATGAAGTAGCTGTTCTTGACCCTAATATCTCTGATACAGTACAGTTCTTTAATATAGGTAAAGTAACCGGCCGTGGAGATATGGATGTTTCTGAAGTCAATAATTTCTTAAGCATGATTCAACTCCAACTTCCCGATGATATGAGAGAACTTGGATTGAACTACTATGGATATGGAGCAGATGATAAAGTATGGGTAGAACTAGATCCTAATGACCCAAAAACAGCTTCATATAAACAAACAGTAACGTCAATGAATGACCTCTATAACTCAAAAGGTATGTCAGTCGGAGATATCTATCGAGTTGGATCAGGAAATTCATTTAAATACTATGAATATCAAGAAAATGGCGGAGATCAAGTATATGCTAAACTCGGAGTAGACCCGACCGAAACTGATATTCTTGATGTTTCTGAAGCTGATCTTAAGAAAGCACTGGATGAAATCAATATCCAAGAAATCTATGTGGTGGAAGGACTTTGTGACCTCGGAAATACATCTCTGAGCTTCCAAAATTATCTGGCTAATATGGCAATCAATGATAATTACTTCTATCCAGTTTCTACAGTACAGAGCACTAACTATATGACTATCGCTAATAATGCAACAAAAATAGCACAAGACTCATATAAACTCTATCTCTCTGCACCTTGGGATATAGATTCTGGTACATTCGGATGGAAATACTATTGCTCTCCTGCTGTAGTTTATTGGGAAGCCGTAGCTAGAAACCGTAGAAATAATGCAGAATTTGCCCCTGTACTTGGACAAACTAATGGTATTGTTCAATATCAAAGACCTATGACTGAGTTTAATAAGAAAACTCGTCAGCTTCTACTATCTAAACGAGTAAATACTGTACTCTGGAATTATCAAACTAATGCTTGGAACATGAATGATAATTATACTAAGCAAAGTGTAGATAATATTGTTTCAGATGAAGGTAACTCTCGTTTAGCTATTCGTATCTCAAAAGCCATGCCTATACTGCTTAAACAATATATAGGCTGGAGAATTGCACCAAAACTCTGGGAAAGCGCGATTGGAACTATCGATTAATTATGTAGTCGCCTATTTACAATATTATAAATAGGAAAATTATACTAAAATGCTGGAAAGAATCTTATTATCAGTTAAGATAATCAAATCAGCAAAATATCTAAACGAAATAGATGTTCTCAACGACTAAATGTATAACTAAGTTTGAAATATAATTTAGATGATATAGTCTGCTTATTAATAATTACTAATAATTTAAAAGTACTGGTTCAAATCAACTATTCTCCCAATGTCTTATAATATTGATGATTACCGTATTATCATTGATGAGACAAATAACCCTGTTCAAATCCAACGACAAAATAAGATGGTAGTTAACGTTCTTGTCCGTTAAACAAATAGCGGCTTATAAAATTAATAAGAAAAGTAAGAAACTGCTGGAAATTTATAATTAAATATCAGCAAAAGGTAGTAAAAACTATCTTCTCAACGACTAAATACTTACACCAATAAAAGGTATGATATAGTCTGAACTTTAATAAAACTTATTAAGAAAATTATTAACAAATTGTATCAAAGAGCGTTAAAATATGTAATTGTCTACCATGATATCTTTAAACAGTTGAAGCATAGAAAATTAAATTCTATGAAAATGTTTTTAATTGCTGGAAAAAATAATAAATTAAATCAGCAAAAACTATTAAAAAAAAATAGTTTCTCAACGACTAGAGTAAACACTAAGAAATTTTCTTAGATAATATAGTCTCCTTTTAATAAAAATTAAAAAATTTGGGGACGTTGGTATGCAACTTGCAGTCTCAGAGTATGAAGATACAAGAGGAGCAACCCTTGAATAACAAAAGGCAAATTAAAATAAAATCAATAATAGATAGTATGTTGGAGAAATCTGACATACTATCCTTTATAAAATACTAAACCATGAAAAGAGGAATAAAAAAAGATATATTAATTGAAGAAATAACAAACATATTAGAACAAACGAATAAAAAATTTAATAAGAAAATAGAATTTCTAGGTTTTAAAGAAGAAAATGACTATATTTCTAAAGATAATACTCATATAATCTTACACTGTAGAGAACATAATATAACTTGGGATAATTATACGGTAAGATATTTTCTAATTAGATTTAAAGATATAGAACACTCTCCTGAATGTAATAGGTGTAGATCTATAGTATACTCTTCAGAAGATGCTTTATTGAAAGTTTTAGAGCTTCATAAAAACGATGGAAGAGATTATGACTATTCTAATATATTAACTCAATTTAAAGATATAAACAGTATTATTACAGTAATATGTCCTATTCATGGTAAATTTAATATTAAATATACAGCTTTAATTAGAAAACCAAGAAATGATAGTCATAAATCACTTGGAGGAATATGTCCTAAATGTAGAATCGAAAAACATATAGAGTCTAAAAAACATACAGATGAAGAAGCAATTAAAATAATTCATGAATTTTTAGAAAAAAGAAATAAAATTTTTGGAAATAATATAGAGTTTCTTGGTTTTGTTGGAGGAAAGTATGTAAATACAAAAACAAAATTAATTTTAAAATGTAATAAACATAATCTTATCTGGGATACTGTTTGTTTTAATACTTTAGCATGTAATAGCTCTATAAGAGGTCCTTTATGCCCAAGTTGTGATCAAGAAATTAGAAGTGGAATATCTGATCATGAAAAATATTGCTTTAAACAAGTAATTGAATTAATCAAAGGAACTAACTATTTAGCAATACAACAATTTTCAATTTCTTTGATCGACTCGTACACAGAAAAGAAAAAATCATTATTTCTAGATATAGCTATTGTAGATAAAAATAATAATTTAATATCGATAATAGAATATGATGGAAAGCAACATTATGAATTTACTTCTTTCTTTCAATCTACGTATCAAAATTTCGTAAATCAAGTCAACCGAGATAGATGTTTAGAACAATATTGCAAAGAAAATAATATACGTCTTCTTCGAATTTCTTACAAAGACAATAATAGAATCCCTGAAATCATAAAGATATTTTTCGAAGAAGGTAGAGACGTAACGACAAAAGTAGAACCAAAATTATTACCGATAAAATATTATGGATAAAACATTATTAATAGATCTAAAGAGAAAGTTATTTATTAGAAGCGCCTTTATTTATTGAGGATTTTATAAAATATTTTATAAAAAAAAATTATACTAAAATGCTGGAAAGATGAACGAGATAAATCTCTTAATCAAATCAGCAAAAATAGATAATAAAAATCTATTTCTCAACGACTAAATGTATAACTCTGGGATAAAAACCAGAGATGATATAGTCTAATTTTATATAAAAATATAATAGAAATGAATAAGTTTAACTTCACTTGATGAGATCTTAGCCTTGAACGATTTTTTGAGTCCAGATGAGATATTACTGGAGATAATTAAGGAGTCGTTAAGGGAATTTGAACATACTTTGCCATTGATTCTAGAGATGAAGATGAATAGGAATCAAATGTGTAGTTGTGAAGGTATGGGACTTGAAGGATATTGTGAGATAAAGAGTAATTTTACATTATTTCTTGATTGTAAGATATCGGAGGATCAGATTATATTAGTTCCAAATTCAATTCCTATGTATCGTATTGGATCTTTATCTTATCCTGCTCCTGGAAACTACACTTATTTCACAGATTATAGACGGCCGTATGTTTTTATGATGGACATGCCTAGTTATGATCAATTTTATGTAAGAGGAATATGTAGTCGGCCGATAATTCCTGACTTTCTTCCTGATAAAACTTTCAATCCTGGGTCATCTAAGGCAGCTATTTATTGGTTGAATGTAGAAGAAGGATCGAGGGGTACATTTTTCTTAGATCTATGTATGACTCACCTTTTAGACTACATTAGAAATCTTAAGGCATCATTATTGCTCCCTGGGGTTTCTATTGACGTCCTCAGCAATATCGATACTGCTTATCAAGAGTTACGAGCTAGGTGTGATACTTATATTCTTCAATCAGGATGGTATGGTGATTTACTTATTTAAAATATATTGTTATGATAATAAAACGTAAACTATTCTCTCTTTCCGGAACTAGATTTTTGGCAGGATTTAATAAAAAAGTCTTAAGAAAATCTCCTATGGCTGCAAAAAGATCTGCCGTAAATACACAGAATAGAGTATTAACCGGAATAGCAAGGGGAATGAATAAAATTGAAGGAGCAAAAACGGCAGTAAATCAAGCAGCCATTAATCCAGGGGCAGCTGTAAATAGAGGTGTAGAAACATTAGCTAGAAATCCTATAGCAACTACTGGACAAGCTGCATCAGTAGTTCTTCCTGTTGTTAATCCTACATTAGCTGTTGTTCCTGTTGGTACTCCTAGTATAGCTGCAGAAGCATTTATGAAGAAGAAAGTACCTGCCTACTCTAAGGTAACAAATAGACTAGCTGATAAGTACAAAGGAGCTAATAAAGTTAGAGGTGTAGTAGAAACTGGAACTAATGGAATAATAAATACATTAAAATCGATGTAAAGATGACTAAATTTAGACAAAAACAATACACAATTCCAGAGGGACACTATACTGGGCCTAAAGATATGGATAAAGTTCCTGGAGCTATAGAAGTAGTTGGAAAATCTGCTTTAGTTGGTGCTGGTATAGGTGGAGTTACTGGTAGTCTACTAAAGGATATTAGTATAACTAGTGGGGCTGTAACTGGAGGTAAATACGGAACAATAGCTGGAATAGTATTAAAATTCTTCTTAAATTACTTACACAATCCAATGTCTTCTATTAAATATCAGGAAGTTGATAAATTAATACGGAGAGAATTTGGAATTTATAGAGCTTCAGGTATAACAGTAGGAGATTCATTAGATAAGAGAGCTAACTTGAATGAAAAATTTAGCTTTAATGATAGAAATGTAACTTCATATAAGATAAATTTCTCGGTTCAGGATAACTCTATTACTATGTATACCTTTGGGATGACTACGAAAGAGCTTGATAAAACTTCTGAGACACTTGATTATTATTGTAAGAAATATACAGGAATGGAGTACAGTAGTTATGCGATTAACTCAAGAAATAACTCTTATTCTGTAGCTATAGTATTTACAAATTATCAAGTTATTGCTAATTTCATAATGGAGCTCAGTAAGGTATTGAACACTAAGATAAATCTCCTTGACAATAAAGCTCTAGTTGAAGGAAGAATAAAAGAAGCAGAAAAAGACTTCTCAGTTAAAGCTCTCAATAAATACGAATTAAAGAAATTTATTGGAAAAACAGGTAAGGCTTTATTTTCCGAGAATCCAGATCATGTTATGGGAATGATACAGAGTGCTTTGGTGCTTTTTACTAATGATCCTGAAATAGTTCCTGTAAAGAGAGATGATTTTGGAAATAAATACTTAGAGACATGCCTAAATCGCCTGCACTATGTAGAAAATTATGATTATACTATTGGAGAGATTGGGGCAGATATTAATATGTCTATGCTTTCTGGTTTATTCTTAGTGACAATAAATAAGAAAAAATCAGAAGAGTTGAAAAAAGTAGATTCTAATTTCTGGAGTCACTTAAAGACGAAGGTTAATAGAGTAGATACTGGAAAGGTAGTAATATTTAACTATACTATTAAAACAAAGAATGAGTTTGATTTTATCTTAAACAAATTCATGTCACTTGATATAAAACCTAATATATTTGAAAAATGATAATACTTAGAACTCGACATTTTTCAGATTTACAAGCTAGAAAGATGATAACGAAATTGATAGAGAAATTGGATAAGGACCATATTGGAGACTATGAAGTATCTAGTAAGGTTCCGAAAGATGTAATTAGCATTTATCCTGATCCATCTTCTATTAAAATATATATTCCTAGAGATCTCGAATATAGTCAGTACGATATAGATGATACAATTAGATCTTTAGCACCGCACATTAGAACTACGACGTCTTTAGATAGAAATATATTTGTTATGAAGTTGTCAGGATCATTAACTTTTGATCAGATATATAAATTAATTCGTAATATAATTGATTCAGAAGATTTTTGCACTATAGTTGATTGTGATTAATTAAAATTTATACTATTATGGCGGATATGGTTTCTAAAAATTTGGATAAAGCTAATAAACTTTATTCAATTGGTATGAAAAATATAAAACTACAATTAAAACTTTTAGGAACAGAGTTTGTAGTACTTAGACCAAATGAAAAATCAAAATGGAAAAATGTTTTTGGAGGTTCATATTCATCAAGTAGTACGCTCGAAAATGACTATGATCAATTTACTACAAAGTTAATATTAAATCAGAATGAGCTAAGAGATGTATGGAATCGAAACAGAGATAACTTAGAGGTATATACAGATGATGGTTCTTTAGAAGTTGGGGATGAATTACAATATACTCGTGGAAAATATACTTTTAGATTTAAAATATCTCTTAAGATGGGTTACTCTGAAGTAGCTGAAGTATTCTATGTATATACATTGAATAGTATTGTTGAAACTTTAGATATGTAAGTTTATGAGAGAACAAAATATAGAGAATGAAATCCTAAAACAAAATAAGATTCCTGGATGTGATCAACTTACGAGACCTGAGGAAATAAAAGCTCTTAGTAAATATCTTAAAAGCATTAGAAAAGTTCAAGAAAATCATACTACACTTGAGAAAAATAACTTAGAACTCCCTGGAAGAACGACAGGTAGAATTCCAGAGATTAATTCATTAGAAGATCATGTAGAGGGGTTAGATGGAGTTCGAGGTGTAAAAAATCTATACAAGGAAAGTAGTAGAATATCATTAGGGGAAGATTATAAAGAAAAATCACCTTTAGAATTGTATACAGAGAAATCACGAGAAGACTTAGAAGATAAAAGAAAAATATCTCTAGAGAATAAACGTGAGGGTCTTGAGGGAATTCCAAACCCTGATGATACTAAGCTTGAAAAACATAGAGAAGGTCTTGATACTGAATCTTCGGAAATAGAAGAGCTTGGAAGAGAAAGATTAGAATTAGAAAATGTAAGGGGCGTTAGGAATCTTTATATAAATATAAAAGAAAAACTTAATGTCCCTGAAGAAGATATAAAACTAGGGAAAACAAAAGAATCCCTAATCGATAATCATAACCCTGAACTAGACTTAACCAGAATAGACTTAGAGGGGTTTAGAGACTTATCATACAAAGAACAGCTCGAAGTAGACTCTAGGAATGAACTAGATACTACTAAAATAAATATAGGTAGAACTCCAGGGGATATAGAATTAGGAACTTACAGAGAAGATCTTATAACTCCTGAAGAATTAGAAAAACTAGGGAATTACAGGGAATCTCTAAGAACAGAGGATCCATTAGAAGAACTTGGAACTACTAAAATTAAACTCAATGGTATCCCTGAATCTGAACTATCCGAACTTCCTGAAGATAAAATTCCTCTAAGAAAAACCGCAGAAGATCAAGAGCTAGGAACTTACAAGGAAAAACTTAGAACTCCTGAAGAACTTGATGAATTAGGAAACCATCAAGAAAAACTTAGAGATACTAGAGAAGAATTAGATGATCTTCCAGAGGATAAAATAGCTCTTAGACAAACTGCGGAAGAACTAGAGGAACTTGGAAATACTAGAATAGATTTAGGAATTACTGAGGAAAACGAGTTAAAAAGCTTAGAAGATTATCGTGATCCTTTGGTTGTAGAAGATGATAATTCCCTTGGAGATACTCGAATAGATTTAGGTGGAACAGAAGATTACGAACTTACTGAACTTGAAGACTACCAAGAAATTCTAGAGGGTACTAAAGAAGCAGAGCCTGGTTCACTGGAGGATACTAGGATTGACTTGGAGGGTACAGTAGAATATGAAGCCACCGAACTAGAAGATTATCGTGACCCTCTGGTTGTAGAGGATAATAATTTTCTGGAGGATGAAAGAATAGATCTTGAAGGAACCAAAGAAGCTGAACCTGAATCACTAGAAGATACTAGGATTGATTTGGAAGGAACTAAGGACTTCGAAATGTCTGAGCTTGAGGACTATAGAGAAGATCTTAGTGTTGAAGATAATAATTTTCTGGAAGATGAAAGAATAGATCTTGAGGGCACAGAAGAAGCAGAGATGTCCGAACTAGAAGATACCAGAATCGACTTAGAAGGAACCAAAGAAGCTGAACCGAGTTCATTAGAAGATGAGAGAATAGATCTTGAAGGAACTAAGGAAGCTGAACCTGAATCACTAGAAGATTTTATTGATAAACTCGAAGATTCCAGAGATCCTGAACTTGAAGATGAAAGAATAGATCTTCCAGAGGCTTTCGGAGATGGGTTTGAAGGGTATAATCCTCTTGGACCTGAAGAATTAGAAAGTCTTGGTGGAGATATAAACAATTTCTATGAATCTATCTTAGAAGTTCCAGAGGCAGGTGATGCTCCAAGACAAGATGGAGATTATAATCCTCTAGGACCTGAAGAATTAGATAGTCTTGGTGGAGGTCTAGAAAACTTTTACGATTCTATCTTAGGAGTTCCGGAGGATACTGAAGAGAATCATACTATCGAAGAATTAAGTGATGTTTCAATAGAAATTCCAGAAGATACTGAAGAAAATCATACTGTCGAAGAATTAAGTGATGTTTCAATAGAAATTCCAGAAGATACTGAAGAAAATCATACAGTAACAGAACTTGATGATACTAAACATAAAGCTCCAAACGCACAAGCTCCTTCTGGTCAAGATGATTATGAATATTCAAGAAATCAGAAACTTTCTAAAGAGCTAGTAGATGGATTAGCTTATAAGGATCATGAAACCTCCGGAAAAACTATTCGTTCTAAGGCAGAAGATGGAGATAATGGTGGTCTAACTTTAGGTGATTGGCTTGAGGGTATCTTAGGTTTTGATAAAGGAGATCCAGAGGGGAAGCATGGAAAAGAGCGCCAGAAAGAATTAAATGCATGTCTTCGAAACTTAACAGCTGAAAGAGATGCTGTTGAAATGATAAAAGGAACTTGGAGATCTAGACTTCCCGGAAATAACTCGGGAATCGTAGGAGATCTAGTTTCTGGTGGTATCGGAGGAATGGTAGATGGAGTTGTAGATAATGTAGTTGACTCTGCAAAAGAAAATATAGGTAATGCTATATTTGGAGATAGTTTTATGGATATTGATATTTCCAAACCTCTAAATAGACCTGATGGTTTATTAGATAAAGGAATGGATGCAGTCGAAGGAATCTTTGGAAGGAATGATAAAGATGGTTGGACAGCAGCTAATAACCGTATAACTTCTTCAATGCCTAATTCTGCTAATATCTATGCTACAAGTAAATTCTCTGAAGCTGAAAAAGAACTTCATACAAGAAAGGTTAATGGAAAATCTTCAAGTGGAGGTGGATTTTGGGATAAGGTAGGAGATGTTGTAGGTGATATCGTTGAAGATACTTTACTTGGAAAAGGTAGTGATTACAAATTAAAAGCTAATTATCTTACTGGTAAAGGAATTGAAACAACATTAGAAGAATTATGCGGAAAGTCAGTTAGCGAAGTATCTTCTATAGGAGACTTATATACTATACTACAACAAAGTCCATATCTTACAACTCCTGATAAATTCACTTCAGCAAACTACTCTGGATATAGATCTCAAACGCTAGATACTAATAGTTTTTGGGAAGTTGTTTTAGAACCATATGCTGGACCTGAAAATGGAGATCTTAATTATCTTCCTGGAATACATGAGATAAACATTAGAAATATTGTAACTCATGGAGTAAATACAGCTTACAATAAATGGATACCTTTTACTGGATTTGATCTTCAGAAATCTAAGGTAACATCAAAAACACTTAGCCTATATGACGGTGAAATTAGTTATCCGATATCAATGGAATTTACTAATGAATTACGTATAACTATAGCTGATGACCAATATAAATCTTGGAGACGATATTTCGAAGAGTGTGCTAAAGCTGCTATATATAACAGTGAAGGTCATGATTATGCATATTACCTATATCCTAGAAATGACAAAAGTGATTATACATTAACTGCTATAGATACGAATAATATCTGTATTGCTATGTATAAGAATATTTGTTTTAGATGTTTAATATACATATCAACTCCTCAATTCAGTAATATTCAGAAGTTTGATCTTCTTGTAGTTATGAAAGACTTCTCTGAGGAATATACTGGAGATGTTGATGGGGGAGCAGGAGATCTTACAGTATCATTTAGTATTGTGGGTGAAAATCCAGTGGGAGTAGAATCAATAACCAGAAAATTTCTTGCAGCAAATGTTGCTTCTTATGAGAAGAAGAAAACATCATCAGATTATACTAGCATATTAAGTGGAGGTATAAATGCAGTAGGAAGTTTAATTAAATAAATAATAGCCATGTATTTAAGATTAGGAACAACTAATATAAAGTACTCCACTAGCCAAGATGATTTTACAGTTTTCTCTGAGGTTGTAGATTCTAAGATGTCCTATGAAAGACCAGTATTAGTTCGAACTCCAGATGAACTTGATATATGGTTTGGAGAAAATATTCCAGAGAGAGATTATTTTGATGAACTCTTAGAATCTGGAGTTACTTTATTCTTATATAGACCGATTAAGGTTGAACAAAATAAAAATTCTGGGGATTATATAGACCTAGGAAAATATTCAGTAGATGAAAAACTTTACTATAATACCTCAGAACTTCCAGAGGTCGGAGAGGAAGAAGTATTATATAAGGTAGTGGAATCAACTGGAGAATATAAAGAAGGAAATTTGTGGTTTACTTATTACATATATACTCTCGGAGATTATATGAAAGTTACAGAGTTGCCACAAAATCTAGATACAAATAATACAGACTCTTTAAATAATAAAGATGTATTAAATATAAATTATTCTGGTTTTCTTGGACCTGAATACTGTTATCCGAAATACTTAGAGAATCAAAAGGGAGAAGCTCAGGATTATACAGAAAAAGTTGATGAAGTTATATTATTAAATCACCTTCCTGACTTGGAAAGGGTATCGAGAGGTTATGAAACATTAGCATTTTCTTTAACTTATTCTGATGGTATTGATTTTTTCCCTGAAGATAATGGACTAGTTTCTAAGTATATTATCTTGAAAAAGCTTAAAAAAGTATGGTTAGATAAATATACTATCCCTACTAAAGATGATTACTTTGAGAATGTCATGATATGGTTTAAAGGAGAAATAAATAGTATACCTAATATTTCTAGTCAATATTACGACAAAGCCATTGAAGTAGATATTCTTGGATTAACTAATAAAGAAATTTTCAAGAAACTTATAGAAACTATTATCCCTGGAGAGCTTGGATATACAGTTGAAGGGAACATGTCAGGAGGGTATAAGATATATATGTCATACTCTGTACAAGTTACTTATTTCACTAATATCACTGGATTAGAATTCAAACCAGACTTTAACACTACACACAATATACTTTCTAAAATATCCACTGGAAGTACTAGGATGAGATTTATTTCTAAAACGACAGGTACTGAAAATGGAGATCCTGAATACTTAGATAGTGATATAAAAGTGATAATAGAGAAACTTAAAGGAGATGACAGATATAGAGTTACGATTGAGAGGTATAAGTATCAAGAAATTTACGAAGGTGGTTTATTTACTATCGGAGAAGAAAGACTTGATTCTATCATAACTTCTGAATCAAAACTAGTTAGATGTATATTATCAACTTCTTATATAGATCCATGGACAAAAGAAGAGATAGAATATAAGAAAGATGCTGAAGGTTCTGGGTTGGATTCTGGGACTTGGTATCTTAAAAGAGCTTGGAAAGAAGAGACTCAAGGAATAGATGAGTATTGGAAAGCTGCAGAATCAATATTTAATTCTGATAGTGCGGGGATTATAGATTATTTCTTAGTTCCTGATATATATAAATACTCGGCCGGAATGAAAATCGGTTATGACACTTCTTACTATCCAGAGTATGAGAAATTTTTAAGGTATGCGAAATCTTTAAGTTTACAAGTACTAATTCAAAACTCAGATAATGGATGGACTTACGTAGAAACCGATAATCTCCCGGCCGATGATATGATACTCGAAGGAACTATCTATATTGTTAATGGAAAATTCTATAAGTCAGAGGGAGGTAAATTAATAGAAACCATAGACCCGGAAGAAACAAATACTGCCGGAAATAATTATGTCTTCAATTATACCTCAGATCCAGATAACAGACTACTATACTTCTTTCGACCACAAACTATTTATGGATCTCTTCGTCCAGGCTATTACTTACATATACTTGGACTTCTACAAGATATATACTCTATGTCTAGCAGTCAAATTATCTATCAAACTCCTACAAAAGACCCATACACTTTTGAAGACCCAGAAGAAAAACTTGAAGCCTATAAAAGTAATTATCTAGTATTTAATAATCAGATATACTATTATAAGAAATATCAAAATGGTCAAGACTTCAATACTTCAGGGTGGATGAGATTTTGTATAGGAAAAGTGGCTAGAGAACTTGAAAAAAATAAATGGAAAATTCTCAGTACTAAATCTGCTGGGGATATAAGAGCTAGAATAGAACAAATATTAAACAGAGTTATCTTAGGATATTCATTCATAGATTCATTAGTTATAACTGGATTTTACCTAGATCTCCCAAATAATAGACTAGGACTTGAAATAGAATCTAGAATGAGTGACTTGGTGGATAACAATATGACAATAGATATAACTTTAAACTACGATAAAAAATTATAAAAACTATGGCAAGCGTAGCAAGTTTGGTCCGTGGCAGTGACGGATACATGAAGTTTATTGACTATCAAAGTACATATCATGATAATAATAAAGAATTCCTTCGTGGTGACATGTGGGAACTTCAATTCATTAATGTACCTAAGATAGTTTATTTCCCTGGTACTGATATTTTCAATGCTAGATTAAATGCCGTTCAGGTTGGTATTGATTATAGTGTATCAGGTTTTGAAAAGAGAATGCGTGGTAATTATACTATCATTCAAAAGACAGGTCAAAATACAGCTGGAACCCTGTCATTGGCTTTTGTAGATAAAGAAGATCAGGCAATTACATACTGGTTTGATAATGTAAAAGTTGTCCATTAAGAAGTCGTTTACTCTTAATGAATCTTTGTAAATTGCTGGAAATTTTAACCGCTCAAAATAATAAAAAACTAAGAGCGGAAAAATAATCAGCAGAAATAGATATGATTCTATTTTCCAACGACTAACACCAAAGAAAGAGGATAAGCCATAGTTCCTCTTATGATATAGTCTAGAGTATTATAAATTAAAAATATACTACAGGACTATCGCCAGAAAATTGCAGATCGTGATACTAAATACTCATTCCGAAAAGATGACTTAGTATGCGACCTTAGATTAATCCTTACTAACTCAAGCCGTATCAAAGTTCGTACTCTTAATTTCTATAACTGTATTCTTCAGGATGCACCGATTGATGAACTTATTCGTCCAGATTTTTAACATAGAAATCTGAATCTTTATGAATTGCTGGAAAATGTAAAAACATAAATCAGCAAAAATAGATAATAATAAAAATCTATTTCTCAACGACTATGGATAAAGAAAGAGAAAGTCATAGTTCTCTTTATGATATAGTCTGAAGTGATATAGGAACCTCTCTTATAACACACTAAATCGGAAAATGGTTTGTAAATAATTACTGGCCGTTTAGAGAAGTAATTCCCTAAATAATTAGTAAGTAAATTCGGTGAAAGGATAATTCCCAATACCGAGTTAAGAATAGTAAAAATTCTTAATGTAACGAATAAAGACTTACCAACTTAGAGAACCCTAAGTTGAATTTGTATTCTGGGCTATAATAATATAGTTTTATTATAGTTAACATAACCACAGACTGAAGATGGTCAACACTGGGCCGTCTAATAGAGCAATCCTTTAGATAATTAGTAAGTAAATTTGGTGAAAGATCGAAAATCTAATGCCAAGCCTTAGATAAATAAAATCTAAGGTATAACGAATAAAGACTTACCAAGATAATAAAATATATCTTGAAATTATATTCTGTTCTTATAGTGAAAACTATAGATAACAAATAAAGACAGATAGAGCTGATATTCAAGTAAGCTTTTTCAAACGAAGAAGCATAAAGTAAATCAAAACTTTATGAAAAATTCTATTAAAATGCTGGAATATAAATGAAATAAATCAGCAAAAAGGGATAATAAGATCCTTTCTCAACGACTAAATATAGAACTCTGGTGAAATCTAGAGATGATATAGTCTATTCATTAATAAAATAATTAATGACTTTAAAGCAATTTGAACATTTTGGAAAATTTCATGGTGTTTTCTACAAGAATTGCTGGAAAATTTGTATCTTTATGTACAAACAATCAGCATCCTAGATATTTGGAATTTAATCTAGGTTCAACGACTATGTATGTAGACTAAGAAAATCTCTTAGGTGATATAGTCTGTCATGGGATAAAACTCATTGATTAACGTATGAAAGAACTTTTGATAATATTTAAAAAATAAAAATAATAAAGGAGAGTAACTTTGATCGGTTACTCTTCTACTAAAACAATTATTTATTATGAACTTACTAGATATATTACTTCCTAGACGAAAAAGAGAAAGGCAAGAATTGAAGAAACTAGAGCCAGAAATAAAAAATCTTGAAGAAAAACTTGGATTAATCAGAAGAACTGGAACAGAAGTTTATTATGATCCACTTTATGAACAAAATAGAGGAAGAAAATATGATCTCAAAGGCCGAAGGGAATACCTAGAAGACCTTAGAAAACGATTAAACGATGGATATAAGAGCTTAAATGTAATACGAGCTAGTGGATATTTTAATCCAGATAATTCTAATGAAAAAGATACTTTTAATCCCATCATAAAAGAATTACCTAAACCAAGTAAGATTGTGTATGTAGTATTAATAAGAAAAACTATTAATATTCCAAAAACAATAAAAATAGAGAACAGTACTAAATATAAAATAAAAAGTACAAACTCTGAATGTGATAATATAGAGGATTACTATATTATAAGAGAGTTGGATGAAAATACTAAGAAATTTATTAAATCTCTAATATGATTATATTAAGAAAGTACCCAGAAGAACAGAAAGAATTTAGTATACTTTCAGAAATATCTCGATTGGGTTTAAAGAAAGGAACAAAAAATTATATCAGAAAACGAAAAAGAGATATAGTGAATAAATTAATTCAGAATAAACGAGAGTTTCTTGCAAAAACAAAGAAAACAGAAAGAAAATTGACTAATCTTCGAAAAGAAACAAAAGAGAATGAATTAATAGCCGATAATCTGAAAAAAGAAGCTAATAAAGTAAACGCTGATATAATACCTAATAACAAATTTTCTAAACTGATATATCAACCTAAAGGAGACAAATCCTATATTCTCAATAAAGAAAAGAAAAATCTACTCGAGGAAATGTCTAATGATAAAAGTTTGGATAAAGCTAGTAGAGAATTGGCCAAATCAAGTTCGACCAAAGATGCAATTATAAATCTCAACGCTGATGCAATAGGAAAAGACACCCCATTTGCTGCTCATGAACTAGGTCATGTTAAAAATAGTAAAAAATCTATTAATTCTGCAATTCAAAAATTAGCTGATAAATCTAATAATAGTAAAGGGATACTAGCTGATATTGGGAAAAGAACTATTGGAATTCAAGAAGAAAATAATGCTTGGAAGAATGGAATAAAAGATTTAAAAAAGGCTGGTGCAACAAAAGAAGAGATTAAACATGCTAAAAATCTAGAAAATGCTGCAATAGATACATATAGAAAAGGAAATAGTTTAAGAAATAACTTAAATGAAAAGCTATTAAATAAATTACATCCAAAAGAAATAGATAATTATAAAGTATTTCCTGGATCTCATAAAGAAGAAAAAGATTTAATGGAACTTTTTGGAAATAAAGGAAGAACTGAAAGACAGAAATATAATTTAAGAAGAAAAATAATAAATAAAAAGAAACCTAAATAATTATATACTTACTATTGTATAAAAATAATAAAGGGGAGTAACTTTGATCGGTTACTCTTCTACTAACTAAAACAATTATTATGAACTTACTAGATATATTACTTCCTAGACGAAGAATGTTAGACCAAGAGATAAAAAATCTTGAAGAAAAACTTGGATTAATCGAAAGAAATACAGAAACTCTTTTCTATGATCCACATTATATTAGAAATAATTCGCTTCAAACAAGAAAAGATTACTTAGAGGAATTAAAAACTATAACTAGAAAAGATGAGGATGTGATACCTACTCTAGAAACTTGGCATATCCAAACCAGAATTTCTGGTAATTTTCCCACTGAAGTTGGTTTCCTCCTAAGAAAAGAATTATTTAAACTTCCAGAAGGTATCAATTTCAAAGAGTTATCTTCAGATAAAGAATTAACCACATTATTTAAATGTGGTAATTTAAATAATTATGACTTTATTAGATTTCCAATTCTTGATTTTTCCGGAAAATTAGATTATCAAACTGAATTAGAAATAAATAGAGTAAGAAAGTATATACTAATCAATTGGAAAAAGGATGATAACAGGTAAACAATTAGTCGAAAAACTATATTCTGAAGGTTGGGAATTAGAACAACGAGAATATGGATTACTCTCTAAAATGAAAGGCTTTATTTCAAAAAGAAATTTAGAGAAATATTATAGATATAAAGGAGAACTTAATAGATTAAAAAATGAAAAAAGTAAAATACAAGGAGAATTGAGTAACTTAGATGAAAGAGCTCCTAAAAATATGAAATTAGAAAGAGCTATTCAAAGAGAAGCTATTAATGAAAATTCTTTTGTTACTAGATACGCAGAGAATAGTAATGTAGATATTAAAGATAAGAAAATTAAAGAAGTACTTAAAAACTCGATTAATAATAGTGATAGAGTTTCTGAAAGAGATAAAAGAAAATTATCTAAGTTAATAGATAATAGAGATCATGCGATTTATTATAATAGAAATCAAGGAGGACCTGCTTCTCTAGCTCATGAAGTAGGTCATATAAAAGGAGAAAAAGATAGCATTAAAAATAGAATAGCAAACTCTGATTCTATTAGAGGTAGTTTTAATAAAGCAGATAAAAGAGATGGCGATACATATTTTGAAAGTGATAGTAATAACTCAAAATTTCCTAAGTTAAAATCTTGGAAACGAAAATTAATTGACAAAAGATTAATCCTGAGTAATGAAAAAGACGCTTCAGACAGAGCATTAAAGTTAATGAAAGAAAAAGGAGCAACACCTGAAGAATTAAATCATGCAAAGAAAAGTTTTGATAAAGCACTCGAAGGATATGAAAAAGATTTAGATGCATATTCAAAAGCTCCACTTCTAGCAAAATATAAAAAGAAGACAGGAAATTAAAAAAGAAGATCAACATTTCTGTCAATCTTCTCTGAGGTGATATTATACTTCAACCTTCTCTTCTTTTGCTTCTAGAGCCTCGAGTTTCTTTTTGAGGTTCTTTGTATAAGTAATACCATCACTCACACTCATACTTTTTAGCGTTCCTTCTTCTTTGAGGATATCACCCACAGCCTCAAGGATGATTTTATCAGGTTCAGAAAGGCTATCCGGATCTTCTTTATACTTGTACATATCCTCAATGCCTTCACTATATCCTTTCGCTTTTCCAAGTTTCCAAGCTGCTATAACTGAAATTATAGCTAATCCAATCTTTAAAATTTTCATATTCTTTAATTTTTATAATTATTACACATATAAGGCTTTTACCTCTTCTTGAAAAAAATCTTGTATCGGGGAGGGGTAAAAGCGTAAATATAACAATTCCTCTTCGATACGAGTATTAGATGATTATAAAACGTAAATTATTTTCTAAAAATTCAGAAATTCTCGTACCCTATTTTGAACCTGGCATTACTGAAGCTGGTAGACGATACGTAATACTAGTCACTAATGATGGGAAAAAGAAACGGTAATATACAGATCCGTATAAGAAGAGAACTAAAAAAGAATTAGAAAATTAACTTAACTCATTAATTAAATTATTATGATAATCAAAAGAAAACTATTTAGTAAAAAAGAGGAGAATAAAACTCTAATGACACCGGTTCAAAAACAAAAGGAACTGCTTTATATCTTCGGAGGGACAGTAGCAGGTCAAGGTATCGCTGGCCCTATAGTAATGAAACATATGCAGAAACAACCTTCGGAAGAATCTGCAAAAATAGCTGAAAAGTTAAAGAGATTAGCTTCTAAACGAGGACATGAAGTAGATAATATTACACACATTGGAATGGGGCCTGCATACCATAATAATAAAATCTATACAAGTGGAACAAAAGCAGCTGATGTTCTCTCACATGAAATTGGACATGCTCACTATGATAAGAGAAAAGTAAAATCAGTGGGTGATGCTGTTGGTAAAGCTGTTCATAAAGCTTACTTAAAAACTGGCGGAATGATGAATCATATAGCTCTAGCTCCTACAGCAGGAATAATAGCAGGTATTAGATCAGGTAAAAAGGCAGCAGAAAAAGAAGCAGCTGGAGAAAAAGAATCAAAGCTCAATAGACATAGTGGATGGGCAACTGGTTTAGCTGTTCAAACTCCAGGATTAGCATCAGAAGCTATAGCAACTAAACATGGTCTAGATTTAATGAAAAAAGCTGGTGCCTCTAAAAAATTAATGAAAGCTAGTCGAAAAAACTTAGGCTTAGCTTTTGGAACTTATGCTGGACTTGCTGTAACTAATGCAGGAATGTCAGAACTAGCTAGAGGAATTGCATATAAAAAGAAAAAGAAAAAATTAGAAAAAGAAAATAAAAAGAAAGATGATAAATAATACCATCTTTCCCTCGTATTCGTAACTTAAAATACCTTTCCGAAATGATGGAAATATTTAAAGAAATTACGGATACTAATAAATAAATTGCTTCTATTCATAGCTTTAAATATATAAAGTTTCTTTTCATATATAAGGCTTTGAAGGAGGTATCTTAGAGAATCTTGGAATATAGAACTCTAAGAACTAATCCTTAATATAAAATATAAAATGATAATAAAACGTAAGTTATTTACAAGGCAGGAAACTAAGGCTATGAAAGAAATGTATCAAGCCTTAAAGAAAGGTAATATCGGAAGAAATTTATCAGCCAAGAAATTTGTTAAAGCTAGACACGTCAGTAATGAAACCGTAGATGCTTTAACTGGTAATGGTCAAGTAGTAGATTATGCTAAAAATTCTCAAGCTATTAATGATATAGGTCTACCTGAAACAGCTAAAGCTTATAAACGAATGATGGAAAAGTATACTAATCCAGAACTTCATAATCGGTTTAAGAGAATTCAAGCTGCTAGTTCTAATAATAGATTACGAATAGCTAGGCAAAATGTAAAAGATTCCGGCCAATATGTCATTGATCCTTTCACTAACCTTTCACTTGATAATAAAAAATTTTATAAAGAACGAAAAGCAAAGGGAACTTATGATATACGTGAAATTATAGAAGATAATTCGAAACAAAATAGAATAGATTTAGAAAAGTTAGATAAAATCAAAAAAGAAAGAGCTGGAAAAAATTATAGATTCAAAAGAAAAAATATTGAATCTAATTATGATAATGAATTCTCAGAACTTGAAACTAAATACAATCAAGCTAAGAAATTAAATACTACTTTAGGATATGATCCTGAATCTGCTCAAAAAATTTTAAAAGATCTTAAAAAAGATAATATAAAAACTGCAGTAGGTTCTAATTTAACTACAGAATATAATTATAAAAATGATACTATTAATATAAATAATATACATAGAAAAAATCCATATACAATTCTTCATGAAGTTGGACATCGTGTAAGTGATAATAGAGAACAATTAAGAGGAGGTAAATATTATGGTAATTATAGAAGTTTGGATAAAAAAGTAAATAATTCACATAATCTACATAATTCTATTATGAACAATGTAGGAAATTTATCTACATTAATGAATGAAGCTAATGCATCATATCATGCTGCTGCATTAGCGAAAAAATATAATCTTCCCAGAGAAATACAAAAAGCAGGAAATAAAAGTCTGGATTATTCCTTTAGAACTTATGAATCTAATACAGCTAATAAAATGATAACTGATAATACTGTAAGATTACTCGGAAAATATAAGAATAAATAAAGAGATTTGGAAATTAATCCAAATCTCTAATCTCAATAGCATAATAACCTTCAGGAATATTCCATACCCCTGGATCTAATGCATCTGTAGGTATTTCTGTATTTTCATTGATAGGATACAAGTCTACTCTTTTATGATCAAGCCAATCTGAACAAGGAGTTTTTGATGTATTATGATAATCCTTTAAAAAGATTAACTCATTTCTTTTTACTCTCATACTTTTATTAGATTTATTAAGATTTTCTACTATTTTTTCAAATCTTAGCATAGGATCATCCTCTATTAAGTCAATTTTCATATTATCTAACATAGAAGATGTACTCTCTATAGTAGAGTCTATCTCTTCTAATTCTTGATGGGATAAAGGACAAGGATCTTCAAAAATAAATGAATCCTTCTCAATAATTTCTTTTATTAATTTATCTCTTTTCATAATTTTATTCTTATTTCATATGGAAGAATTGAAGGTATATAAAACTATCATTCAATCTCAATAGCATAATAACCCTCTGGGATATCCCAATCCATAGGATTTAATGCTTCTTTGGGGATTTCAGTATTTTCTTTGATAGGATATAGATCTACTACCTTTTTCTTAATTAAGGGACAAGGATCTATAAGCTCAATTACCGCTTCTTTGACTATTCTTTTCATGATTCTACGTATTTAAAGTTTATATTACATATACTAGGCTTTCAAATTGATAAAAGGGAGGTTTTATATAGGTTTGTCCCTTATTTATGAGGACAAAGGAGTATTTCCCTTCTCCTCCATTCGCTATTTACATAGCTCATTACGGTCGCTACGCTCACAAGACTGAATAAGATATATCAGACTACAATTTTCTCTTTTAACATATTTTATATTTTTAATTATTATTGACACCCCTTTGGCCCTTCAGGCCAGGGGTGGTGTCTCCATTAAAATATAATAAATGCTCATAAGAAATCTTGAACATGAATATTCCATGCCGGAGGCATGATCTTATGTTCTTCAATCTATATGAGTAATAGTGTCGCAATTCCTTTAGATAAATTCTTTTATAGTAGAGATCCAAGAATTATAAATTAAATCGACAAAATGCGTATAATATCCTTTCAATTCCTTATTATCGAAAAGGGAATCCTCCTATGTCTTCGATTTTAAAGGACATAAAATTATTTTTTTAACTGGATTCTTTATTAGATTATAAATAATTAAATAATATTTTATACGCATATGGCAATAATTAAATTAAATGATATCATAGTTCCTAGAGGGATTAGATTTATATCAGAACTAGGAACGGATTTTAGATTTTACAAATTACCAGTAAAATGTATAATAAACAAACAACTCCCAGGATGTGGGTTTACCGAATATTGTATAGGTGGACCGGAGAATGTTATCTTATGTAGTCCAAGAAAGATGTTGCTGAAGAATAAAAAGGATCAACATGGAAGGGAAGTCTACTTGGTCGTAAATGAACTAGAAAAAGAAGTAGCTGTAGATAAAGATCTCTCTAAAGTAGATAAATCTAGATCTCAAGCATTTATAGATACACTCAAGGAAATGGTTCACGGGAAGGATACGGTCTATAATAGATTAATGAATGAGATCAAGAATTACCTGGGAGAAAGGAAGTACCTAGGGAAACCAGCTAAAATTCTCGTAACCTATGATTCATATCGAATTGTAAAAGATATCTTAACCTCACTAGGAGTTTTTGAGGGATTTTATACAGTAATCGATGAGTTTCAGACAATACTTCACGATTCAAAATTCAAGTCTAATACTGAATTAGATTTTTTATATCACTTACATCAATCTCATAGTGCATTATTTGTTAGTGCAACTCCGATGTTAGAAGAGTACTTGAATATGTTAGATGAATTCGATGGTCTCCCATATATTAACATGAATTGGGGTAAAGAGGATTCGACAAGAATAATTAAACCTAATCTTAAGGTTCTATCCATGAAATCTACTGGATCTAAAGCAGAAGAAATTATTCGAACCTATAAAGAGGGAGACTTTGAACGCTGTGTTAGGATAATTAATGGATATCCCAGAGAAATTATATCAGACGAGGCAGTATTATATGTAAACAGTGTAAATCATATTATATCTATCATAAAGAAGTGTGATCTTAAGCCAGAGGAAGTTAATATATTATGCTCTGATACTCCAGACAACCTCAAGCGTATTCAGAGGAAGCTTGGAAAGAAGTTTAAGATAGGAGAGGTTCCATTGAAGGGAGTAAAACCTAAGATGTTTACATTCTGTACACGTACTGTATACCTTGGAGCAGATTTCTATTCAAAATGTGCTAGAAGCTTTATCTTTAGTGATAGTAATATAGATAGTTTGGCAGTAGATATCTCTGAAGATCTTCCTCAGATACTAGGACGTCAAAGATTATTCGAGAATCCTTGGAAGAATAATGCTACTTTTTATTATAGACCGACATGTGATTATAGAAAGGTTAGTCAGGAGGAGTTTAATAAAGAAATAGAGAGAAAAAGGAAAGCTACGAGTGATTTATTATTATCATATAATTCAACACCTAATGAAGCGAAATTAACATTAGCTAAGACTTATCAAAAAAATACTAAATCATATAACTATAAAGATGATTATATAGCAGTTAACGAGCATCAAGGAGGTACTCTTATTCCAGTTCTTAATAATTTAGTATTAGTTAATGAGATTAGAGCTTTCAGGATACAGCAAATTGATTATAAAGATAGATTTACGGTATTTAGCTCAGTTCATTCTACTCTTGATACGAACGATTGGATAAATCAAGAAGTGTCTGGGTTTTTAAATGAATATCAGGAATTAAAAACATATTATGATAAAATAAAGCTACTCTGTGAATATGGTCTATCAGAACAGAGTATTAAGATAGTATTAGATCAACTAGGAGGGGATGAAATAGCATCTCACTATATAGCTTTAGGTCCTGAAAGATTAAAAAAGCTTTACTATAATAAAACAAATATTAAAAAAGAACTTGGGATAATTACATTTAATAAGAATCTTCTAATTAATGTAATATTATCTAAATTTTCAGTAGGAGATAGAATAGGTCAAGCAAAAATAAAAGAAGATCTAAGATCTCTTTATAATTCTGTTGGATATACTGCAATTCCAAAGGCTACTGATTTAGAAGAATTTTTTAATATAAAAAGAGCTAAGATTAATGAAATATTAGAAGACGGTACAAAGAAAAGAGTTGATGCTTTAGAATTAATTAGTATAAAACCAGAGTATAGTACTATATATAATAATTTAAAAATAATAAATAAAGAAAATGATATACTTAATTAAATCATCAGGATATAAAGAACTTTCTGATGGTAGTATAGAAAGTTTCTTTTTATTAAAAATAGGTTATACGGAAGATTCTAATAAAAATACTAGATTTTCTCAATATAGAATGCATAATCCTACTTGTAAGATACTATATGAGGTTCCAGGATTAACAGAGGAAGATGAAAAGAATGTTCAGTATAGGTTTAGAAAGTATTTATATCCAGAATATGGGATGGAGTGGTTTGAATATAATAAAGAGATAGTAGATTTCTTTAGTGATCCTAATGTAGCGAAAAATATAAAATCTCTCCCCAAGTGTCCTGTTCTGGAGCATAGAGAGTTAACTAAATTAAAGAAAGAAGTAAAAGTAATTTTAGAAATACTTAATGGTATAGATAAAAGTATTGATATTAAGTACCTATATAAAGAGGTGTTCAATAGAAAACTTCGTTCTATAGATTTAGTATATGAATTTTTAGAGTTAAGTATTGATAAGAATATTTTAGATAAATGCAAATATCTTTTAGAGTGTAGAGAAACTAGTATGTATTGTAAAAACCCAGAAGTTAATAAAGAAGTATCGAAGTTTCTAAATGAATATCAGGAATTAAAAACTTATTATGATAAAATAAAACTTCTCTGCGAATATGGTCTATCAGAGCAGAGTATTCAGATAGTATTAGGTCAATTAGGTGGAGATGAAATAGCATCTCATTATATAGCTCTAGGCCCTGAAAGATTAAAAAAGCTTTATTATAATAAAACAAATATTAAAAAAGAACTTGGAATAGTAGTATTTAGTAAGGAGCTCTTGGTAAATACAATACTATCTAGATTTATCATAGGAGATAGAATACCTAATTCAGATATAAAAGATACTTTAGGAAATCTTTATGAGTCTATTAATTATACTGCTACTCCTAAGGCCATTGATCTAGAAGAATACTTTGAGGTAAAAAAATGTAAAATAACTCTTTTGGATAAGACAAGAGTTAATGCACTTGAAATAGTAGGAGTCAAACCAGAATACCAATTTATATATAATAACTTAAAGATAATAAATAAAGGAAATAATATTTTATGAGGTAGGGATATAATTCCCGAGTCATAATAATTCTCATTCGCCAGGAAAAGGTGGGTGAGAATTTTGTTTTGGAAATTCTAAGAAGAGAAAATAAAAGGACGAGTTTCCTCATCCTTCTTGTATAGTAAATAGTTCTAAAATTTTATCTAACTTTTCTTGCTCAATTATTCTATTAGTTTCTGTATTCATTCTCCAAGTCCCAGGAAGTTTTATGGTTGTATCTGTTATTGAATTATCTGTATCGAGTAGTATAGATTCCACTTCAGAGGGTAATACAATTTCTGCAGGCTCGGAGGTAAAGATAGATTGCTGATTTATTATATTGAGCAATTCTTCTAGGTTAGTGAATTTGTTATGATCTATTATTACATATATTTTACAATCTTTTATTCTTAGATCAGCTGTAGGACCTGTAAGTCTAATAAATTCATCTATTACGTTTGTTGTTTTTATTCCTATCTTCATATTCTTTGGTTTTAATTTAACATATATAAGGCTTTGGTATAAAAAATAAGGTAAAAGATAATAAATTTCTTAAGTGATGATAATAAAACGTAAATTAATTTTTGATAATCCTGAACAAAGAGAATTTGGAGTTCCGTGGAAAAAATATATAAAATATGGAGCAAAGTCTATTAAAGATCGAGGCTTAAAAAGAGGAATAAGAAAGCTCAGATTTAAGATTTCCGATGATATAGATAAGTCGATTAAGGCAAATGATAAAGCTCAGATGGCTCTTGATGCATACACTGAAAATACAAAATTTCCTAAAAGACCTGAAGTAATGAAAGCTTTAGGTCAAGAAGCAAAGAAAAGAGGAATAGTTGTAGTTAAAGGGAAGAAAGAGTATAAACCAGTAACAGAAAAGGGAGTAAAGTTATCTCCTGATAGAAGTGAAACTTGGACATTACCTAAAAAATATACCAATAGAAGAGATAGAATTAGATATACTAAGTCAGATTTTCCAGAAGACAGGGAACTTGGAAAAGCTTTATCTCGAAGTAAGCGAGCAGTAATAAATCAAAAGGGAAGTCAGGCCGTGTTTGCTCATGAAATTGCTCATGTTATGAATCAAAGTAAGTTAGGTACAGGAGTTGTATCTAAATTAAATGGTGTGACAAAGCCGATTTATCATAAAAGTAGAAATAAAAATGGATTAGGAAATTATCTTTTAACTTCTGCAACAGGAAAGGTTTTAATAAAAGAAGAAAAGAATGCTACCAAGACTGCAATGAAACTTTTAAGATCAGCTAATGCAAATCCTAGTGAAATGATTGAAGCTAGGAAAGAATTAGGAGCGGATCTTGGAACTTATATGCATGGTTATAAATCTAGTAAAGGAAAAATTTTAAAAGGAATAATAAAACCTAATAGAATAAAGAAGAAAAATAAAAAGAGACCTTAAGCCTCTTTTTCACGAATCTTAGAAATTAGATCATCTACATATTTTTCCGCTAGTTCTTTTGTTTTAAACTTATTATCTATAGATCCGATTGTATAATATCTCTCAGGATCTTTTAGAATTATATCGTAGAATGATTTAAAAGTTTCTAAGTCTTTCTCTTTGATATTTAATATTTTAATACCATTAGGAATATTATACTTTTCCTTAGGTACTTGAATCAATGTAATAAACGAAATTCCTTGTTCAAATACTTTAGCTGTAGTTGATATTTTTGAATTTTGTTTATTAGGTTTTACAATTTTAATAATATCTTTTTTCATAGTTTTATATATTTTGATTTTCTTCATATATAAGGCTTTTAAGTAATAATAATTGTAAAGTTCTATATACCTTTAATGGGGAGGGTGGTGTATAGACTTGTTCTTCTCCTCCCGTGTAATAATATTTTTTTATGATTATTAAGAGAAAATTATTTAATGATAATTCTCATGTTCCTTACTTTATTGATGGTGAAACGAGTGCTAGTAGGAGATATAAGGTATTAGTGGTTGATGGAAAGAAGAAGAGGAGACGATACCTAGATAATTACCGAAAACGCACGAAAAATGAGTTAATAGAGGAAGGATATTATGATGAACTATAATATAAATAGAAAAGAAGATGATAATAAAACGTAAATTATTCTCCAAGACAAGTAAGGAGAAAAGAGAAATGGCTGCAGATAACCTTGACAGAACTAGAAAAGGTGTAGCAACAATCTATGGAGGTTTGGCTGGTGCTGGTATTGCTGCGGATGGTATACTTGCATCTAATTTTATCAAGGATGAGAAACATAGGGGAGTGGATAAGCAAGTAATTATCCATAATCTTAAGGGTGAAAAGAAACTTGATAAGGAATTCGAAAAGATTAGATCTACTGGTGATAAAGTTCGGGAATTAGCAAAGAAGAGAATAAAAACTGGTAATGGTTTAGCGAATGAAATCGATATCAACGAAAAGGTTAATAGAGTTGAGAATATCTACATGAATAATGCTGTAAACAAGGCACATGCAAGTGAGGAGTTGACAAAGAAAGCAGCAGAACGATTAAAGGACCGGATATCAAAGAAAGCCTCTAAACGTAATAAGAAGATAGCTATTGGAGCAGCTGTTGTAGGTACTGCAGTAGGTTTAGCTTCTAATCATAAGATGAAGAAGAATGCAGAAAAACTCAGAGCAAAGAAATTTCCCAAGAGTAATCCAGATGAAGAAACTTATCTTGGGGCATCCGAGGAGTTTGATGATTCTAAGTTTGCCAGAAAATCAGATAAGTGGCTAAAAGAACGAGCTAGATATGATGGTGGCTTAACTGATAAGGAAAAAGAAAATATTAAGAAAAATAATAAAAGACTTATAGCTGTTACTGGTGTCTCTGGAGCTTCGATAGGTTTAGCAAAGAAATTATCACTTAAGAGAGGTTTAGTAGGAGCTGGTATAGGATCTGCTACTGGTGCTGCTATAGCTACGGCCGGACATCTACATCATAAGTCTGAAGCAAGAAAGGCTCGTGAAGAATTGAAGCGTAGGGGAAAAGAATAAGTGATATAAAATGAGAGTTTAATGTAAAATTTGATAAAATTATGAATATATTAACAGCACAATTGCCATCAGGAGGATATGGTTATAAGTTTCCGAGTGTTAAAGTTAGTCCTATGACATTCTTAGAGATAACTAGATACCTTGAAAATCTACCCTCTGATGATCCGTTAGAAAAATACTTATATGATATTAACTTACTTATTCAGGAAGATGAAACTATCTTAGATTGTTACTTAATGGATGTAGATTTCCTGATATTCTATAAGAAGCTATGTACTGTATCAGGGGAATTATCTTATGAAATAGAAGTAACATGTCCTGAATGTGGTAAGAAGATGAAGAAAACTATATCCTTCGAAAAAGATATTCACTTTAAACAGATCGATCAAAAGATTATGAATGGTGCTTTTATTGAACTTGGAGGGCATAGATACGAGACTATAGTTCCGACAGTTAGAGAGTTTATGAAGGTATTTCAGACTTACCTTAGATATCGAACTGTAACTGACTTGAAGATGATTAAAACTATAGCCTTGATTAAAGATTTTGATTATCAGGGAACACAGATCGAGAAAGATGTCTTAGGGGCTACTCATGGTGATGTTACTCTCTTGCTTGCTCTTCGTGACTTATATTACGATAGACTTGAACCTATTCAACTATATTGTCCTGAATGTAATAAAGGAAAGAAAGCGAAAGAAAGGAGGAGTGTGGCAGTAAGTGTAGAATCTCTTACTGTCGACTTCTTTCGAGACATCTGTAACAATTCCCCAATTGATGGATCTAAAATTTTATTTAAATAAGTTTCTCAAGGCAGATGGGATAGAAGGTTATACTCTGAGTTCTCTTAAGGCGCTTCGAGAGTGTTATGAGAATTTCCTTGATACTACTGAAGGAACTGATCCAGATTTCCCACTTCTTAATTTTGGTGGAAAGAAGGGGCAGAGGCTTAAGGGTATATCAGCAGCACAACGTCAAGCCTACTATGAATCTGAAGCTGAGAGAAAAGAAATGATGGGTGAGGGAGGAATAATAAATGTAAACCTCCTAGACCTATAAAATATAACTCCCCTCTATTAAAAGTTGATCTAGTGGGGGTTATATTAGTAAAAATTCCCCTAGATCTTTATTATAAAATTATGATCATTAAGAGAAAATTATTTAATATTTCGGATCGAGAAGAGTTAGAGAGATTAAAGAGTATAAAGCCAACACTAGGAAAAAGATTGGCTGCTACTGGAGCTTTAGGAGGAACTGGTGCTCTTCTAGGTCTTGCTGGAGGAAGAGGTGGTGCTTTATTAGGTGGAACTATAGGAGATGCTACAGGTGCTTATGTAACATCTAACTACTTCAGAAAAAAGCAAATAAATAAATTACAGAAGAGAATTGATAGTGATAATATAAGACGTAATTCTTTAATAGATAACAGAAGAATTAATTGGGAAAATCAACGCCCTATGACATATGATCAATTCTACAAGAAATATCCGAAAGTAAAATCTGATATGAATAGAGTTAAATTTAATGAAAATTATAGATTCACAGATAATTCTATTCCAGATTATAATCAAATAAAGAATATATGGGGTGAATTTGATCCTAAACGTTATATTCCTCTTGGAGTTCAGGATGCTTATGAAAGTTCTTATATGTTTTATGATACAAAAACAGGTGATTATGTAAATGTATGGAGTGATATTGAGGAGCCAGAAAGAATAAAGCGTTTAGATGATTATAAGGAGTTCTACTCTTAAAAACATACAATCCTGGGAGAGTTTGGGATAATAACTGCCCAGGAACTAAATTAAAAAATAAAATTATGGCATATTGGATAGATGAGAATTATATAAACATAGAAAATATATTAAGATTTAGCGAATATTCTGGTTATAACCCTGGGAGAGTTCGAAAATTTCCAAAAGAGAGTGATATAGTTTCTATTATTGGAATTAGATCTGATAGAATAGATGTGTTTATTTTACTCAAAGAAAATAAATTTGATAATATTCCAGAAGATACTTTATTTATACAGACTAATGATTTCAAGAGATTAGTACTTTCAGGTCGTTATAGAGGAGTATTTTATAAAGGGAATATTAATACTGTCGATAATTACTATGCTCTCGAATTATTAAGTAATTATGATCTGGTTTCTGCCGAGTTACTTAGATTTATAGAGGATACGAAAGAATATATAGAAAATAATTGGAGGAAGAAAGATGAAGAGAACTAATTTAATAGATTGGATGTTTGATGACGGTGAATGGCTATCTTGGACTTTATCGTTATTAGTTCCAGGTATTATTGTAGCTGTATTACTCATTCCTGGGTTAATAATTCTTGGAGCTTTACTGTTAATTTTTGGGGTCATAGATTTTATTACGAAAACCCTAGAAGAGAAAAATGATGAACAGTCTATCGTAAAAGCCAGTGATGAGAAAAAGAAAGACTCTCCTAGGTTAGTAAGAGGAGTCCTAATCGATAATAATGAATATGATAAATCTTTTAATCTTAAGAGATGTATTCCAGTTATTATGATAAGAACTGATAAGTTAGATAAATATACTATTTCTAATGATACTGAGGTAATAACAGTAAGTGATACATATGAACATCACCTAATAACTTTTATGGTTTGTGATGAGAGTTTATATAGTATTCTCAAAGTTCCCGGAAAATTTTGGTATAATGATGATTTAGGAGTTATATTAGGTTTTGGAAATAAAGAGATAGATAAGTTTGTTGAAAAATTAAAAACTCCAATAATTACGGTTTGAAAAAGTAAGAAAGAGAATGTGGAAGAAAAATAAAAGAGGAAATTAATCCTCTTTTTGAATGGAATTAATATATTTTATTGCTTCATCTGATAGATTTAACTGACTATTTACTATATTAAATTCGCATACTGTAGGTAAAAATATTAATATGTAATCTTTATTATTCGGTATGTAATTTTCATCAATTAGTTTAAAGTCATCTAATCCTGTAATATATTAATTTGTAATAATCCACAAGTAATATCATTTAATTCTTCATTAAGTTTTTGAATATTACCTTTATAAAACTGTTCATACTTTTCTTTCTCTAAGAAAAGATAACATTCTACAGGTGATAATGCTAAATCACAAGCGCAATTATCATGATCGCTGTAGTTAATAAATTTATAAGCTTTTATTATATCTTTCTTCATAATCTTATATATTTCTATTCATATATAAGGCTTTAAAATTGTATGAAGATTAAGAGGGAATTATAAACAACATAAATTATGATTATAGTAAGAAAATTAAATACTAAAACTTTCACTGGCAGAGATCTAGTAGAAAGATTATATTCTGAGGGTTGGGAACTAGAACAACGAGAATATGGACTAGTAAAAAAGATACTCAGAAAAACTGTTAGACCTATCTTGAATAGTATGATAAGTAACAAACAGAAATCTATGGATAAATTAAACAAATCTATAAAAGAGGATTATGTTTCTGATAAAAGACCTGAAATAATGCAATCTCTTGGAAGAAAAGCAAAAGAATTAGGTGTAAAAGTACTAAAGGGTAAGAAAAAAGATAACTTAGGATCAGATTCTATAGAAAGTTCAAAAAGATTAATTAAAGAAAGAGAGAAAACAGGAAAGAAAGCAAAAATTAGATTATCCCGCGAAAACAATTGGGAAATAGATGCTAAAAATATAAAATCTATTGAGAGAAATAGGTTAATTAATAGTAATAAGCCACAACAAAGAAAATTAGGAAAGGCAGCTATTAACAATAAATTTGTCATTAATCATAAAGGAAGTCAAGCTTCTTTAGCACATGAAATAGGTCATGTTATAGATGATAGTAGTAAAGGAGTATCGAAAGAATTTATTAGTAGAGTAAAACCAAAAGGAATCTCTGGAGCTATTAAAGAATATAAAAATGCTTCTAAGACAGTCGAAAAAGAGAGAAGTGCTAGTAATAATGCTATAAAACTTTTAAAAGATGTTGGAGTTAAGGGTAAAGAATTAAAAAGAGCAGAAAAAGAATTAAATGAATCTTTAAAAACTTATAAATTATCTAGATCTAAGAAAGTATTAGAGGCTTTAAATAGAGGATTAGATGATCTAACTCCATCAGAAAAAGAAAGATTAAAGATTAATCGAGAAAATAAAATAGAAAACTTGAAAAGATCAATAAAGTCCGTATTTAAAAAGAAATAATATGATAGTAGATTACATAAAGACTTGGATTCATATAAAATCTATTGAATTTTTTCTTGGAATAAAAAGATCCTATAGTATAGAAAGAAATAATCTTAGTAGATATTTAAAAGATTTAATCAATTTATCTAGTGAAATTGATAAATTAAAAGAAGAATTTAATATTAGGATTAGTTTTTGTTTGGTAGATACTAGTAACTTCTATCCGGATATAAGTATAGTAACCAATATTAGGGAAGAACTAGAGCAAGATAATAGAGTAAGAGATATTCTGATAGATAAGTTAGATTCCGATAGTGTTATAGATTTTAAATTACTTCACAATACAGGATATTATTTTCAGGTATATTATCTTATGTGTATGTTTGGGTATGAGTATATAGATGATGTTGAACAAAATGAGATGAATAAACTTATACCTTTGAAATATGAGAAGTACTATTTTCATAATAATAAATATAGATTATTGGATTTATCAACTTATCATAGTATGTTCTTTTATAATGATTAATAAATAAACAATGGCTGTAGAAGATATAGAAAATAAAGTAAGAAAAATGTCTTCCCAGAAACCAGAGGATGGGAAAGACTTACAACAACTCCAAGAAGCACAAAACCAGATTGTTCAGATAAATGCAGAACGTCAGGGAAACTTACAAACAGCTAGACTCGAAAATAATGCTGATGCGGCTAATAATGAAACTATGAGTCAAGCTGTAGAGATGGCTGCACTTGGAGGATTAGGTGGAGCAGCAGTACAACAACAAGTACAGGCAATGAATCCACAAACTCAGGCTGTCTTAGGAAAATATGGACTTGGACAACCTAAAGTACAAAGAACATCTTCAAGGAGTGTACAAGTAACCCCACAGAAGATAACGATAAATAATAACACCACGAACACGACGACTAATAATGTTGCTGTTCCCGCCGCTAATGTAGGTGGTCCGGTGCAAGGAAGAACATTAGCCATTAAACAAAATCCAGATGAGTCTCAAGCTAGATTTAAAACTTGGATAGCTAATGCCTTCGCTAAACAGAATCAACAAGCGGCGGTTAGAGAAAAAGAATATCAACGTCGTGAATGGTCTCTCACTCGAAGTACTAATAAACTCATGAAGCATCTCTCCGACTTAGGGAAGAGTGTTTCAGAGAGATTAGACCCCAGAAAATTATCAAGCTCTGTCGGAAGTCAATTTAAAACTATCTTATTTCTCTTCGGTACTATGTTCTTGGCTAAACATTGGAAGAGAATAATTAGATTTGCAGGAAATGTAGAGACGTTTTTCTTTGGAGAGCCTAACCCAAATGATCCTAAAGCTCCTAGAGGAAGATCAGGATTTTCTAAAATGTTGATTAGTTTATTTGGGGGAGATCCTGAAGGTAAAGCTGGAGTTATTGAATCTTTGGGTAAACTTTTTTGGAATGATAATAAAGATGGTGTCCTTCAACTTTTAGGAGATAAGATTAGTAATTTCTTTAAAGAACGAGGAGATGCAATAAAAGCAATTAAAGTTCCTGAATTAGACTTAGGAAATCTTCCAGATACTGTAACAAAATTAATAGAATATTTAGGAAATATTCTTAAGGCTGGATTTGGAGGAGCTGACGCTATAAAAGATATAGTTAGTTCTAATATTAAACAGGTAGGTAAGGAGAGTTCTATGGCTAGTGAAGCTATAGAGGGAAGAACTTTTAAATCTGCTAAAGGAATTAATGTTAAAGATACTTCTTGGGGAGATGCTACTACTGTTTCTAAACCTGGATCGAATGGATATTTAAATTCTTGGGATATTTCTAGTGATAATAAGATAACGAATACTGCTGGAGAAGTAAGACAAGCTGGAACTATTTCTAGAATGCTTAATGACAAAACAAGTAATACAGTTAATGTAGCTGGTGTAATGTCTGGAATGGAAAGATTAAAAAACACTGCAGATACTAAAGGTGGAGTATTAATTAGTGAAGACTTTATATCAGGACTTCGAAATTTAATAGATACTAAAGGATTATTTGGGAATGAAGATTTAAGCATTAAGCGATTTAAGTTTGTTAAGAGAGAAAAAACAGATGATGATTATTATAAAGAAGGAGCTGATTGGAAGAGACGAAGTGTTGAAGGATTTGCAAAAAGATCTGTTGTAAATGCTGGTAGAAAAGTAGTTGGAGCAGACGGTATGGCATCTGATATAGGAGATGCAATTATTACTGGAGATATTATTCAAGATCCTACATGGAAAGCTATTTCTGAGGGAATTAAAGGTTCATGGAATAAAGCTTGGGCTGATAAATATACTTTAGATATGGTTCCCTTAGATGATCCTAGACGAGGGGAAGTATTAGAAGTAGAAGAGTATGATGGTCCTGAATATAATGTAAATTCTCATACTGGAGCTAGAAAGACGAAGAAAGTTAATAAATCTGTTTTTGAATTTTATGAAGCTACTCCTAGTTTCTTTGAGAAAGTAAGAGCTAGATTAGGAGAGAAATTAAATAATGAGAATTTTAGTTTCAATACATCTGATGAAGCATCTTTGAAACAGATGGAAGGTCTTATGACTCAGTTAAAAAAGAAACAATTAGAGGATAACAGAAAATATTTTGAAGCAAATCATATTTCTTTTGATCCAGTTATTAAAAATATTCATAGTGATATAGATATTAATAAACAATTCGAAGGATATCATAATGCTATTAAAGAATCTGAAAAGAGAGATGAAGAATTTGATAAGAAGTATGAAAATTCTCCTATGAAAAGAGGTATCAATTATGTTTCAGAAGGAGTCAGTAATGTAGTGGATTCTGTGAAAGGAAGTCTTGGAATTAGTGGAGATAGTTTAGAGAGGGGAGATTTTGTTAGAAAGATGAGAGAAGCTTATTCTAAGAAATTTAAAGAACTTGGAATAGATGAAAAATATATAGACTATATGATTGCTCAGGATGCTCAAGAATCTAGTTGGGGTACTAGCAATTTAGCTACTAAGAAGAATAATTTTGGTGGAATAAAAGATGGTAATGGTTGGAGAAAGTTTGAGTCTATTGATGATTATGTAGATTATAAGGTAAATCTTCTCAATAAGGAACAGTATGGATATAATGCATTCAATGGAGATGATATAGATACTGTTATGAAGAGAGTTGCCTCTAAGTACGATCCAGGAAATGATAAGTATGTTGGGAGATGGAAAGATACGTATAATTCAGTTTCTAGAATAAAACCATTATCTACAGAAGAAATAAAATCTCTCAGAAACCAAGGAAAGTATCAAGAAGCAGATTTAGCTTCCTCTTCATGGGAAAGAATAGAGGATGTTCTTAAAGCGGGTGGAGTAACAGATTTTGTGGTTACTTCGAAAAAACGGAAACCCGGAGAAGCTGGCAATTCTGGAAATAAATCTTATCATACTACTGATAATTTAGCAATTGATATCGTCCCTACTGATGGTGATTTCGAAAGGTTAAAACAACAATTACTTAGTTCTCCATTAGTACAAGAGTATTTTCAACGAAGAGGATTAGGTATTTTAGATGAAACTACAAAAGAAGCACTAGCAAAAACAGGAGGAACAGGAGCACATTATCATATTGGACCAGATAATGCTTCAGTTAATACTTGGTTAGCTTGGAATAAAGATTTTGAGTCTAGCAGTAATAATGATGGAGTTTACTATGCAGATAATTATGTAGAGAAGAAAACCGATAAGGGATTTAATATACCTACATATAACTGGGGAGAATCTGGCAGTAATAGTTCTAGTTCAGCGGTATTAATGGCTCAGAGTAATGTATTAGCTCCTGAAAAGGTTACTCCAACTACTTCAAGGTCTAGTAATACTATTCCAGGTAATACATCAGAATCAGCAGCTAAAGAATTAGTAGCTGATGCAGGAAAAGATAGAACTGAAGATATCTATTCCAAAGTTTCAGACGTAAATGAAAATATAAAACTTCTTCAAAAGACCTCTATAGCACAAGCAGAGGCAATAAATAATGTTTCAACAGCTATAGCATCTTTAAAATTTAATACTACTCCAGGATGGGGAGGAGATAATAGAACAAAAGTAACTAGTAGTACTCAACCTCCTTATCATAATGGTTAATAAAATATGTTATAAAAATTATGTCAGATAAGAAATTATTACCACCATTAAATTCAAACCCTCCATCATTAAGTAGTATGGTTAATTCTGATATTCCAAAGACATTACCACCTCCGAAAGAACCATATTATGAGAATGAAGCAAGTGTTGTAAGAAGTAAAGCTTTCTATTATGATAGACAGGTAGATAAAGTCTTAACACATATAACACTTCATGCTAATAAATATCTAGATAATAATGGAGAGTGGCAAATGATGACTTCTGCGGGATATATGCTTGATGAGGATGGATATAATACTACAGCACTTTATAAGGGAGTTCTGGATGAAGATTTTATTGTTCAGGCAGGAAACTCGTGGACTGATTTTGGAGATGATATGATAGGAAGTCTCTGGAATTCTTTAAAACCTTATGCTCCTTATGCAGAAAAATTGTCAGAAGTTGCTGGTACTATGTTAGGAGATACTACTGGAAATACCACAGTTGAGAAGCTTGCAAAAAAAGCTTTATCTACTATATCATCTGTTTCGGGGACTGCATCAAAGCTTCTTAATAGATCTTTAGTAACTCAGGGAACTAGATTTTCTTATTATTCAGGAACTTCTACTAGTTTTGGAAATCTAGCTATGAAATTTACTGTACTCCCTGAATATGTTGGTGATGGAGTATTCTATACAGTTCAGGAACAATTGAAAGAGTTATATCCATATATTATGGGTCAATATACTAAAGGAATTGTAGATGGTGGAGGAAATATACAAGGAACAACAATAAATACAGGAGTTTCAGGGGAGAATGGTGAAATGTTAAATACTTTTTTCAGTTGGCAGATGCCTCCTGGGGGATATGAACCAGATCTTATTAATATAGATAATACTAAAGTGCCAGGAACTCTTAAGTTAAAGTTTGGAGCATTTTACGCATTACCTGCTCTCGTTTGTACGAATGCTCAGTTTGGTTTTTCTAAGCAGGTAGTAAAATATTGGGATAAATCAAAGAAAAAGAATACCTTGAGTCCATTGTATTGTGATGTTGTTCTTAACTTTCAACCATCTACTAAGTATTCTGATATATCACTTAAGAAATTTATTAGTGGTCAATCTACTAAGGATTTCTTGATAGCAGCAAAAAATAATATGAGAGCTGGTTTAAAGAGTGAGAGGGATAAAATAGATAACTTAATGAAATAAAATTATGAGCTTACCACCATTAAATCCAAAACCTTCATCACTAAGTAGTATGGTCAAGTCTGCTGATATTCCGAAAACCTTAGAAACTCCAACTTCTGTAGCAAGGTTAAATTCTTTTAATGAGAATACTGGAAAATGGATGGGTAGAGGAACTGAAGTCTGTGGATTTTACTATGATACTAACCGAGATAATGGACTTCAATCTGTTACTCTTCACTGCAATTCTCAACTATCTTCTGGGAAATGGGTAAAATATTCAGGGGAGGTTGATAATGATGGATACTCTATGAAACCTCTATGTAAAGCTGTTTTAACGGAGGACTATCAAGCAGCTATTTCAAATTCCTGGTCTGAGTTCGGAGATGATTCAGTTAATAATCTTTTCGGCCAATTCAAACCATACGCACCTTACTTATCTTTTTTATCAAGAGAATTTAAGAAGATGAATGCTGCTGAGGATGAGATGAAGACAGGAACCTCTGAAGAAGATAGGAGAGCTGTATTAAGTACTGTAGGAAAGATTCTAGACAAAGGAACGGATATCTTGGAAAAAATAGCTAACTCTGGAGCGGATTATCTTAACAGAGCATTAGTTACTAAGACAGGTAGATTTTCTTATTATACAGGAACAGGTGTAGGATTTGGTAACTTAACTTTAAAATTCACTATGTTTTCTGATTATGTAGATGGTGAATTTAAATCTGTAAATGATCAGATCTTAGACTTATATCCATATTGTTTTGGAAAGTTAGTAAAGTTCTTGGATGATACTGGACAACCTCTAGATGATGGTAGCGGAGATCTGATAAAAGAGCTTGGTGATAGATATTTTGGTTGGCAGATTCCTCCAGGGGGTTTTAGAGCAGAATTGGATAACATAGATAAAATACAATTCGGAACTCTTAAGCTAAAATTTGGAGTACTCTATGCCATCGATAATCTTGTATGTGAGGCTGCTACTTTTCAGATGTCTAAACAGCTTATGAAAAGATGGGATGCTGGTTCTAAAGAAAACGACTTATGTCCATTATCTTGTGATGTTACTCTTACTTTCAAACCAGCATCTAAGTTTACAGACGTTAGATTAAAATCACTGATAGATGGAACAGCGACTAAATTCGAAAAAGACGCTGCAGAAACTATCCTACAACAGAATCTAAATAAGAAAATTGAAGAGAATGAAAAATTGTTAGGAGGATAATATGTTTACAAAGAAAGATGAGATAATTAGTAATAAAGAAAATCTCTCGAACTATATAGATGGGATTGATGTTTATAATTCGAGTATTTTAGTATACTTAAACAATCCAGTCATCCAGAGAGAATCAGTTGAAATAACAGCATATGAATATAGACCTGATCTTATTGCAGAAGCTTATTATGGTTCTACTTCATATGCTGGCCTCCTAATGTTACAGGCTGCTAGAGGTCTTGAAACTTATAAGCGAGGTGCAGTTTTAAAATTAATTCCAAAAAAAATACTAGATAATATATTAGGAAGCCTATGAAATATGTTAATTCTTATAAAGTTTCCATCAACTTTACTCCATGGTTTGATTCTGGGTATAAGTTTGATAATATTCACATATACGAAGAGCTTGGTGGAAAATTAGCTGGTGGAGAGATTAGTATGTCACATGATGGTTCTGGGACAGCTCTTAAATTAGTGACTGATCAATATACTGGTCAGATTACTCTAGAGAAAGAAGGTGGAAATATTTATATAATTGATATTTTTATAGTTAATAGAAAATATTTTAAGAATTTCCTAACCTTAAAATTCGTCTGTATAAAAGATAAGAAATTTTATACAGAACTAATACAAACCGAATGGGACGATATAACTTCAGCTATTGAATCATTATATCCAGGGAAGAAAGATATAAGATGTAAGTGTGATATTAATAATAAACTTACTATCTTTCAAAATTCAGAAACAAATCAATCATTATGTTCTAAACTGTCTTATGGGTTTAAAAAGAAATCTATATTTGCTTATGGATGGGAAGGATACCTAATGAAGGAGATTATAGGAATTGATCATGGAGGACATCAGGAGCCATATTATAACATAGAGGGTACTTCTGAATTCCTACAGATAGATTCTTATAACTTAAATTATAGTCCTGTAATCTATTATACTCCAACTAATCCATGGGAACCTCTTAAGGGTGACGAGAATAATGGAGAACAAGCAAAGAATAGTACAGATGATTATACTGAACTTCAACCTAAAAACTCTAGGACTCTTCAGTTTTATGAAGACTATACAGTTGTTGGGAAAGATTTCGAACAGCTTATGCATAATTACTGGAGAAACTTTGGATATATGAATTCTGATTTCTTTACTGCGTTTAGAATAAAAGATTTCGATATGCCTAAATATAAACTTGGTGATATCTTAAAGTACAGACGTGGAGAACAGAAATCAGAGTTACCATTTAAATTATTCTTAGTTCGATCCAATGAATTATTTATGGCTATAGAAGATTCAAGTTCTGTAGGTCCTGACGGTGAAAACTTTTCCTGGACTTCATTATTATCAGGAGTAGAAGAGAAAGAAGAAATATTACCAATTGTAGATCCGACAAATTAAATAGAAAAATATGAAAGAAGCAGATTTATACTATACTGGGACTATTGTAGAAGTTCTTGATAAAGTATTATATGAGATAAAAGTAGATATCCCAGGAATTAAATCGGGAGTTAAAGCTTTTCCGTTTAGAGGAGAAGTTGATGAACCGAGAGTAGGGGATTTTGTGTTTCTTAAGTGTCTTGATCCTGTTTTTCAGAGTTACTATCTTTACCAGAAAATTAAAGAGAATGATTTTATTGGCTTTAGGAGTAACGGAAAGATGGTAGATATTACTCCAGATTATATAAGGGTAGCTATCTTTGATCCTGGAACTGAATATAATGATCCAGATAATAACCCTAGACCTGAACCAACAGACTGGGTAAAACTTGATAAAGACGGTAACCTAGAAATATACCTAAGAAAAAATCGAAAAGTAACTATCAATGGAAACTCTGATACATTAATAGAAGGAAGTACAAATGTTAAGTTAGAAGGTAAAGCAGTAGTACAAGGATCTAATATAACTCTTAAAGGCCCCGGTAAATTAACTGTAAAAGGAAAAGTAATAGCAGGTGGACATACTGCTCTTGGACCTTTTGTTCTGTCACCTACTTTCTTAACACCTGGATCTCCTATACTTACATCAGATACATTATTATTAGAAAGTTAAGGAGGAGAGTTATATGAAAAATTTATTAAGCTCTGTAATAGATAAAGCAGCAGAGGAAATTATATCTAAACAGTATAAGGATGCTCTTCCTGAATTTACGGATGAATCTGATAAAATTAAGGATCCAGAATGTAGAAAAGAGTATAAGGAAGCATTCGATAAGGCCAAAGAAGATATGGAGAAAAGAGGGCAGGAAATGCTTGATAGTGCTAATGAAAGAGTTGGTGCTACTATTCGTCAAGTAAAAACTGATCTTAGAGACTTAGGAACTTCTTTAGGTCATCTTTCTGTGGGAACTGCTCAATTTGCTGCTAGAATTGCTATGGTACCTCCAGCTATAATTTCAGTTGTACCTCTTGGAATTGGTGTTTCTGCTCAATTAGTTCCTCCATTACTTCAACAACTCAAGGCTGAAGGAGATAACTTAAGTGCTGTTTATGATGAAGTTAATTCTAAGATAGAGAAACTTGGATTAAAAGCTCTTGTAGGTTCTATACCTGTAGTTGGATCAATAATGTCTATAGTTGATACTACTCAAGCAATTGCAAAACCATTAATTTCTTTGGTGGGTGCTGATGTTAGTGATATAGTAGGAAGTTTGCCAGAAGTAGATTTACCTATTCCTGTTCCAGAATTAAGTGCTTCTAGTTGTACAAACTTTACTTACATAGTTCCTCCTGTTTCTGGGGAGGGTGGAGATATCTCTGCAACTAATTGTAGTAGATTTGTTGCTCTCAATGAAGGTGATTCTACAGTTAAATGTAATAATTGTAAAAATTATAAATCAAGATTATGAATTATTTACTTTCAACAGGTCAGATAACGAATCAGATAGAGTATTATATAATTGATCTTTTCAAACTCTACTTAAATATTTGGCCAAAAGATATTCCAGGAGCACCAAGAATCGGATTTAACTTTATTTTTACAGATACTAAGAAGAAAGATTTAGCTTCTGAAATTACTGGCAGAGTAGAGCAGTTAATAACAAAGATAAAGGAGAAATTTACGAGAACTCTAGATATAAAAATCGTTTCCTTAGATTTAATAGATGAAACGAAAGTAAAATTAATAATAAGTGTTAATCAAGTAGAGTCTAGTGATATCTTGGTTGATATAAATGAAACTAATTGATATGAGATCATTACAAGATTATATAGATATTTATAGAGGTATTGCCAATAAATTGAATATTACAGGAGATTCTGTTGAAGTATTATCTCAGATGTTAGCTAATGCATCATTTATTAGTGAGGTAGAGAATATAGCTTATGCACAGGAAGCTTCTCTTGAAAAATCTACTCTAATAAATTCAAAGATTCAACATTGTGTAGATGATATGTATTCAGTATTTCGTGGCAGTTGTCCTCGAGTTATACTAAAAATAAAACCAACCAGATATCTAAGTTTTAATATATATGATGAAATAATCAGTTCTAATAGTTTTAAAGCTTATTATCTAGGTTATTTTGATAAGAATTATACACGTCCGGAAGGTGCAGAGGATATTTCTGGAGACGAAGGGTTTGTTTATTCTCCTATTACAATGTCTCCTGCTATCAATGAAACAGACACTTATACTATTATCTGTCTAATTGCGAAGGAAACAGTATCTAAGAAATGGGTATTGAATCAGAATAATACTTACTATGTTGATTGCTTAGAGAATGATCTTTCTGATGATTTCTGGGTTAAGGTGAATGGGAATTTTCATGAAACTACGAGACTATTTTCCAGTCATATCCTAGATGGTAGTGTATTTGACTTAACTCTCCCTAGTTTCGGATCTCGTCTTTACATTGCTGATATTTTTAGAAGTCGTATGAGTCGAGAAGAAACCCAAACTCCAGCAAATACGATAATAGAAGCATTGTATTATAGATTCTCTTACTTATCAGATTATAATGTCTCAGAGCTAAAGAGATTAAATATTAGAGGTGCTGAGATGGTAGACTTTGATTCCGAATGGTTATCTGGTAGAAGTTATAATATCTTAGGAACGGGATTAGCAAGTATGTCTGAGATTGATAGAGATAACTTAATAACTATTCACTACAAAGCGAATCGAGATAGGTATGTAAATTCTATTCTTCGTAGTAATTCAGATATAGGTACAGTGCTTGAAGAAACTTATCCTAACAAGATTATTTCAGGAGGAACAACCTATAGATTTAGTAGTTCCGAGCAAAGTAATTCAATAACTATATACTATGTTCCCTTCTCAAATTCTACTATCTTAACAGAGGAGGAGAAGACAGATTTTATTAACAGTAAAAGTGCTTATTACATAACAGATAAGATTACAATAGAAAGAGGTTCTCAGTATACAGCTATCTTTAACTTAGACGTAGAGATTTATCAGAATAGTAGTATAGATCAAGAGGTTGGTGATATCCTTGAGAACTATAGTAATAAATTTGATGTTAAGTTTAATGAGTTAACTGAAGAGATAAAATCACTTATTAGTAAAATTTCTAATGTTAAGAGAATAATAGACATGGAGATTACTTATACTAATGAAGATGGAACTGTAGTGAGTGAGAGTGATGTCTATGGTGGTGATAATGTAGTATACTTCTCTGTTGATTATATTATCAATTCTGTCATAGAGTCTAGTGGAACAGTTTAAAATTTCTCAAGATGAAAATATATATACCGAAACACTTAAGAAACGTAGAAATAATCGATCAACTATACAGAATGATTGATAGTTACGAGTCAGAATATTCTTCGGAGGTTGTTCAGAATTCGTTTGATGATTATTATATATATTATGGAAGTGATCCAGTAAAAAACTTTTTAAAGTTGTGTATTCCGAAGTCAAATATTCCAGAAGATCAAGATTACGATGAGGTAATTAATTATCTTAGTAAATTGTTCTATAGTGTTAAGGGAACTATTCAGGTTTTTAACTATATGATACAATATCTTCCGTTGAGTTTTGATGGAGAGATTATATATGATTCTAAAGAAATTACAATAAACTTTAAAAACCTAAGTGTAGAAAATGAGAGCCTATTTTACGATCTCTTAAGAAAGTTCCTAGATGCACTCATTTATTACACGAGATTAAATACTAATATTGGTTCTGGTAGTATAGATCTTACGATAAAAAGTAAGTTTCAGAATTATGTTGGTGCAAACCTAAAGAGTTATAATAAAATGACAGTAATGCCCTATGAGATTGATTATTAATAATAACAATTTTACGGATATCGGAACAGTAGTGTTTTACAGTCAAAACGACCTAGATAACCGTGAATATAGTAAAGTTCAGTACAGATCTAATAGTTCTTTACTTTACAATAGAGACTTTAGTGAGTACAACTTTTCATATAGTATCACTAAAGATAAATTTAATGATAAGTTTTTAGTAAATTATCTAGGAGAAAAAACATTAAATCTTATTGGAGAAAATTCAAATTCCCTAGAAAAAATTGAATCTAATATATTTCCCACTTTATCTAGAGAAGAGTGGGAAGAGAATGATAGATATTTTGGAACAACTATAATATCTAATCAAATATTTGCTCTCTTTAAAGGCGCCGCAGGAATTAAACGTCTAGAATTATATGAAGGAATTATAGAGAGAAATAACATTGGCGAAAGGAGTGAATTTATAGATACAGATACATTAGGCGCCGCAGGAATTAAACAGACAGCTACACCAAACTTTATATTAATCCTTGGTGAACTAGACGAATATGAGGGCGGCGATTTTGTAATAGATAAAGAATTATTAGATGAAGTAGAAGGTGAGAAGATGATTTGGATGCTCGTTTCTAATAATTCGGGGATAGAAGAAGTAAACTTATCCTATAAATCTTGGGTAGACAGTATTAATCCTAACAGAAATATGAATAAATATCTAGTTAGAAATGATGAATACTGGTCTACTAAGGATTCAATGGGTATAGTTGAAAGCATTCCAGACCTACCAGAGATTTTAATTGATGCAAACTCTGGTACTCTTCTGGGGAATAAGAAAATTGAAAATGATAGATTACTCATATTTAATAACAAAAAGAACTGGATAGAACAGTTTAAAGGCACTGGGGAATATCCTAAATACTTTCCATTCACAACATATAAGATAGGTGATAAGGTAATTCTTGGAGGAAAAGTATGGGAATCTGTATCTAATAATAATTTCAATAATAATCCAGTACTTTCATCTAAATGGATATTATCTGAATACTTAAATATAAATAAACCTATCAGGATAGTAGTTTCAGTCACACCAGAAATCGGGGGAACATGTAACCCTATCGGAATTATATCAATACCAACAGTAAGAACAATTATAAATTTTAAAATATTTCCTAAACCTGGATATGAATTAAATGAGGATAATCCATGTTTATTAAGTGAAAAAGACTTGATATCTTTTCCTTCTGAGAATAATTTTAGTTATAGTGTTCCTGAAAACTTAATTACAGTTACTAATTGGGAAGAAGTATTAACAACAAACCACTTAATCTTTAATCTTAAGTATATAGGATCTTATCTAATCTTGAAAGCGAAGATAGCAGGTGAGAGAGATACTTATGATTATGATGAATGGACGAGACTAAGTGAAACTAGTCTTAAGATTTCTGAATTAATACTAGGCGAAGGTTCATCTCAGAAAATTAAGTATGATCCTTATGTATCAAATGAGGGAAAATTAGAAGTTTATATCAATGAGAGAGCTGAACTTAGAATCCCTGAATTGTCTAGATATACTATTTCTAGAGTTTTATTAGATTCAGAAGAGTTCGAAACTTCAGAGATCTACTATCCAACACTGATAGGGTCTGTAAATAGTATAGTCCTGCCAAAAGTAAATTTCTCAGTGGCAGATCTTACTCTAGAACTTAGCAGTAAAAGGGTTGTTATTAGTATTGTAGAGTTTTCTGGATTTGAAATATCTAATAACTCTCAGAAGATTAATTCTGGTGGTAGTGCGACATTTAAGTTTATATCTACTGACTACCCTGTGAATAATATGGAGAAAGTTATCCTGGAAGATACTCAAGGAAATTCATTAACTATTAATAAATTCTCTGCTAATGGAGGTATACAAAGTTTTGGAGTATCTCAAGTATCCCTTAAGATGGCAGATATAAATACTCCAGAAGAAGGAGAATATACATTAAAGCTGATGAATATCTATTATGATACAACCATTAAACTTATTAGAAAAGCATGATACTGAATAATACACATATCCAAGGATTATATTTATATTCTAATGAAACAGAATATGAAAAAGGAGATTTTGTAGTATATGGAAACACTATATATATCTGTACTGCAAAAAATCCTACCAATACAACAAATAATACTGTTTCTGGGGTTATTCCTGAAGAGAGTTCCGATAATTTTTCACCATACTTAGGAGATAAATTAAATAGTATTGAGGAATATTTCAACTATATAAACAGTACAGATGACAATGTTAAAGAGAAAGGTGATAAATTAGTAACTGCACACTTGTTATCACAGATCTTATCAACATATATGATAGGATTTGATGAGAAAGGTGTTGTATCTGAGTATGTTTACCTAAATTCTGATGAGTCTCTTTCAATATCGAGTGAGTTATCTGATTTCTTGAGTGGTAAAGGGATAGATTCAAAAAATGTATTGAATATGATCTTAAATACTCCCGAGATAAATAATGCAGTCTTTAAGGTCTCGAGAAACTTACCAGAGATTAAAGAAATTACACTCAATGATGCAGCTACTATTTACCCAGAGGATTCAACCTATGTAGTCCTGAGACAATACACTTATACAAATAGTCCTAGTTCAGATTCAGTATATAGACTTCAAGAACTAATAGATCCTATGGGTTCTGTTGTAAGGTATAGATATGGTAAAGGAAATGATAGTGAAGGTGAACTAACATTTGATAGTGTTACTTCATGGTTGCCAAGTAGTATTGATAAAGATTGGATGGAGAATATTAAGAAGCTTGAGAAACTCTATCTAGATAAAATAAAAGAACTTGAGAATATAGAAAAATCATTAGTAAATAATTTTAGATTTAAAGAATATCCAATCCCTGAGACGACTAACAAGGTAGAATTTCAATGTACTGATAACACAAAGGATAATTACCTCCCTGTTTCTGGTTTTAATAAAGAATCTTTTATTCTTACAGTGATTACTCAAGAAAATAATGTCAATACTACTATATCTATAGACTTACTTGATGCATATATGAAACATGATCAGATTTCTAGTTATTATTTGACAGATAGTAGTGCTCTTATTGTAGTCCCTGGAAAAACTATTGGAAATCAAGGAGAGAAGGTTACTATATATGTTACAAGTGGAAATATAGTAAATATATTTTATAGAGACAAGTATAGAAAATGAAAAAGATAGAATTAATAACAACCGAATCTGAAGATATTTCTATATCTCAAGTAATTAGTCAGGGAAGTGAGAAAGAATATTACTTAGTAGGGAATAATAAAGCACTAGTTTGTAATGATTCTAACTATAGAATGGCTAGGTTATCAGAACTTAGTAATAAACTAAAGCTCAGAGACTGGAATGTAACTAATAGAAGATTTGCTTTTGAAGATCAATCAGAAGGAAACTTACAAATATGTATAGATAATTATTCTAGTGGCTCTGGAATAGTAAATGAGATTAATGAAGATACTAAGAGGATAGTAATTGACAAGTATGAACTCTCTGATAAAGAAAAGTCTGAATTCAATAACTATCTGGAGTATCTTAAAAATAATAAAAATGAGTATTTAAAGGAAATTTATAATTTATATAGTAGTATGAATAGTAGTGAAATTTATTTATATAGCACTTCTAAAAATGTAGTTGATATCTTAAACGATTCTATTACAATTGACATTATACCTTATAACTCAGATATTTATACTAATACTGTAGATTTAACAAGTCTAATAAACTACTCTATATCTCCTGGGGTTTCTACGAAGATTGATCTTGGAATTCAATATTCTAAAAATGAAACTAGATATGAAGAAGATCCAGAGACGAAAGAATTAGTTGTTATTAATGAAGAGAAATTATACTCTAAGGAAACAACTTTTGCTGGACCAAGTTTTAATCAATCCGGAGAACTAGTATTAAAAGACTACATCGAGCAGGTTAATTCTGATGTTATGATAGAATGTATTGATAATATAATTAGAGTGGTTTCTAAGTCAACTAATATAGATGAATGTATTATCAGTAATTGTACAGTAACTTATGGAAAATTATAATACAGGATATAGCACTTATGTTATTGGTAATTCAGGTAGCGTTTCCAATAGTCTAGAGGCAATCTTATATAACAAAAATGATAATTGGGATCCTAAATTACCAAAAATATCATTATACAACATAGAAGAGGTTTACTCTGGTATACTATCCTCTACTACTGGAGAATATGTAAGAATAAACAGAAAAACCTCTTCAGATCCATTTAAATATGAAGATAACCTAACTAATGGATTTTCTGTAATAATCTATATGAGTATTATTGATAGTACTCCTATAGGTTATACAGAGTTTTTAAACCCTCAAGGAAGAGATAGTAATATAAACATATACATTTCTTTAAATTCTAGTATTACCAATCAAATAAGTATAAGTCTTAGTAATTCTTTAGATCAATTAAAAAATAACTCAACAACCGGAAAAGACTTCTTAGATGATATTAATCTTTATAATTATACTGGGGTAAGTACAATTAAAAAAGACCTAGAGACTATAGATGTTTATCCAAGGTATACTTCTCATGTGTATCACGTTCTTGAAAATAAACAGATGAATTTACTTCTAGATTATGGTGCAGGGAATTCAGGAGGGTTATATAAAATTGACTTAAATCATAGTGTTGTAATAGATCCTTATTCACACAACTATGAAAATCATCAAATTGGATTTTACGGGGAAGATATTGTTCTATATTCTTGGACCGGAAATAAGTATTCTATAAAATCTTTAGTCCAGAAAACAAGGTTCGGAAATCCAATAGTATATACTACTTCTGAAGGATCTGACTACTCAATATTCAAGGACTTAAGGAGTGATCAAAGTATATTCTTCTTTTCTGGTAGATTCATAGTTACAATAGGAAATAACTATCCAAGTATTATAGAATTGTATGATATTGAAAGGCAACAGTGGATTACAACAGACTATCAAAACTTCTATGTCGACCCACTAGATCCAAGAAATAGGATCGTATCTATACCTAGTAACGTATCTAATAAGAATATCGTAAACTATATCCCAGAAATAAACAGTACATTCCTAAACCTAACTGAATATGTTAAATATACTAACATCAACATAATAAAAAAGTATGGTGATTGGTATGTTTTCAAAGATAAACAGTCTTCAAAAAAGGATTTTCACATATATAGTTGTGTAGACAAGTTGATATATACTGTAAGAACTGGAGAAAATCCTATAATGATAAATAACAGTCTATTCATGATTCATACAGTAGATGAGGAATTAGGTTTAGACTATTATACTATCTATCATGACCCAGGGATTAGTTACTACACTGAAAGAGCTAGAGCTGCATCGAATAACATACAGTTAGAGTTTGATGAAGACTTAGGAATATTAGTAAGTAAGGATAGTGAATTAGAAAAGTATAGACAATTTTATAAAGAAGGAAAGATATTAATTGTTCATAGAAATAATCCAACAGGAATTTTTGGAACTATTTTAACAGGATTTAGAAGAAGTTATTTTAAACCTTCACTTAGAAAAGAAGTTCCAAAGATAATTACATCTTTCTATGGGTTATTGTATTATATTGATGAAGATGGATATTTAAACTATTTATAATATGAAGGTTATTTTTGAGAAAGTATTTTTAGAAAGTCTGAAGAGAATAGATAATACTGTAAGGTTGACGAAGTATGTAATCGGAACTACTTATAACAACTATACAATAAACCCTGAATTTATAAGTAATCTATTCTCTGGGACTTATCTATATAATGACGTTAGAAAGACTTCAGAATATCCTCTTCATTCGATCTGGGAAGGTGATAAAAGATTATTGAAGATTAATGTCAATATTCCAGAAGAGGAGAAAAGAAGTTTAGTAGAGCCTAGTTCAAATTTCTGTTTTATCTATTGCTATGGTTTATACCCAGATAGAACAGAGAGAATAGCATTTATAATAGCCAACCCGGAAACTACTGATAGATGGATAACTAAGTTCAATAGGTTAGATTTAAATATTTCATCAAACTTAATAGAACTATATTTCCCAGAGTATACGGAGGCTAATATAGAAACCATAACAGATAGCGATACTAGTTTTTTGGAGGGTATAGGTATTAATTATGGAGTTAATATATTTACTGAAACTGAAGACAAGATAGTTACAAAGAAATCTTATTACAAGTATATTAGAAACATTAAGACCTCAGGAGTAAGTAGTTCATTTCTATATAATAATATCTATGGAGAAAAAATTCATAATGATTCTATAATAAGACAGTTTACATCCATATTATCATTTTCAGCATTAGGAGATGTGAGTAATCTTAGTAAAAATGGAGGATATATAAATTTACTAGGAACATTCGAATGTGATGTATATAGACTAATAAACGATTATAGCATTTCAAAGATTAAGGAAAAAGTAAAAATAGATATAACATCTCTTCCGATTATAGAAATAGAAGAAAAGAATAATACTGGAATTAGGTTTACTATTGATCAGGTTAATAAAAGATTAGTGTACCTACCTAATGAAAGTAAGAAAAAATTGAGTTCTGCTATTGTATTAAGATTAGCGAACTTAGATCCAACTACAAATAAAATAATAGAATTAAGATCGGAAGAAATAAACTTAACTCAGTCTAATTAAAAGTTATGAAATTTTCTTTAAAAGAGTTTGTGGAAGCTATGACAGATATAGATAAAAACTTAGGATTCTCTAAGTTTGTTAAGTATATATCTATATTTTGTCTGATATTAGCATTATTTAACTATAAAGCAGTATTAAAAGACGCTATTGAAATCTTTTCTGAGATCTCTGATAAAATTCACTCAGAGAAAATGGAACTAAGAGATCAATTATTAGCGGAACTTAGACCATTATTAACAGAATTTAGAAGCAATACTAGAGCTGATAGATTATTATACTTTGAATATCATAATTCTAAAGAAAATTTAATATCAATTCCATTCAAGTACGCAGAATTAGTTCAACAAGATAACGGTTTTGCAATCCCTTCAGTGGATCCAGAACAATATAAAAGTATAAATACTGGACTAATCACAAATATTTATGAAGATATTAAATTCGGAAGTCTAGTATATTGCTCTGGTCCTAATGATTCTGTATTTATGGAAAAATATTCTGGAATCTATGAATTAATAAATAGTAGAGATGGATCTAAAAGACAGGTATTCATCAGTATTCCAGGGATTAATCAACCTATTGGATTAATTATATTAGAGTGGATGAATGAATCCAATATAGAGATTAATATAGATGAAATAACAAAAACTGCTACTCATAATTATATACCGCGAATTAACGCCGCCATTCTATCAAAGTCGCCTGATAAGAATAAGTGGTTATAATTATGAATAAATATAATAAAATAAATTTTAATAAATCAAACTTTATGAACGAAGAAGTAAAAATTTATGAAGATGCTACTTGGGGAAAGTATGGTAAAGATATTATTCCTAGTAGATTTTACCAAGTTTATAAAATCGAAGGTCCTTGGTTAGGTGATGATGAAAGTACTTGGTATGAATTTAACAGCGAAGACAAAAGTACTGCAGTGTTAGAGCCTGAATATCCAAACTATGAAGTTAATAAGTATGGATTAACTGAAGATATGGAAGTGGTTAAGGTTACTATTACACCTAGTGAGAAGCTTAAATCACAATATCCTGATGCTCTTGTAAGTATTGATGGAAAATTCTATGACCTTGGTATTCTTAACAGTCCTATCGAATTGTTTATGAATAAAGATCATAAGATTTCTATTGTTTGGTCTACAGCAGAATTAGTTGAATCTTTCCGAGTTATTAAAATAAAATAACAAAATTCTCTTCTGAAAGCTTCAAAACCTAAATTATGAGAATAGACTTAGAAAAATAAAAACTAAGTCTATTCTTTTATTATTTTATTCAAAAACATAAATAAAATTATGAGTAGTTTAGATTTTTATCAAATAAAAATTTCTAGAAGCAAATACATAGAACGAGATAGAAGTATTGCTAGACTAAGACTAAATCAACATGAATTCGCAGTAGGAGAGCCAGTAATGGTTAGATACTACTCCAAACCTGATCAGTCAGAGATTGATACTATCTTTGCATTAGGTATAAAAGAAGGTGTTGGAGAAGATTGTTATCAAGTAATTAGTCTAGGAGGATTAGATCTTGTTAGGGATGTTGTAACAGAGCTCCCTGATGTATCTCTTCTAGTACATGGAGAACTTTATCTATACAAGGATGAAGAAGGTGTCTGGAATTATGTTTATGAAGACGGAGGAGTCAGACAAATAGAACCTATAACTGGAGGTCCTTTTATATTTAGTAATATAGAAGATAAATATAGATGGTTTTACAGAGATGGAGTTCTAAAAAGAGAAGACGATTTCTATACTAAGTCTGAAATTAACGAAATGATCTCTGGATGGGATGTTAATATTCAGGATGCCTTAAAGAGTATAGAAGAAATAAAGAAATTAGCTTACAAGAATTACTCAGCAAGTTTTCCATTGAGAGTTAGTTTTTACGATTCTAACAAACAAGAGGATGGAACTACACCACTCTATAAAGTAGGTGTTAGAACTGCTGTTAATTTTCTAATTAGAGTGACTGTTCCAGATATAGATATCACTACTGGAGAGTCTGCAAGTTACGAAATTACAAATGACTGTGAATTAGAACTAAACGGAAACCCTATAACTTTGCCAGAGGATAATAGATATACTGTCATAGGATTAACTAATACTACTAAATATAGATTAGTCGTTAAGTATACAGATCCTAACACTGGAATAGTTAGAATGGTAACTTCTTATTACACAGTTAAATTTGGACATAGTTTTTATTACGGACAAATACCAAAATCAGGATGGGAAGTGACTGAATATAACTTAAACTCTCTCCCTTTTAATGTAGTTGGAGATGAAAATTCCATAATAACTTTTAGTGGAGACTTAAATTCCCAGAAATTAGCTTTTGCTTATCCAAAAGATTATGGTAACTTACGAAGTATATACGATACTACGTCAGGTTTAAATCATATTACTGATTATAGTATAGAAACTTGTAAAGTAAATAACGTAGATTATAACGTGTACATAAAAGATGTATCACTGAATTATGAAGGATTCCAACAAGTATATTCATTCTCATTACCTACATTCTTCGAAGGAACCTCAACAGAAGATTCAGCCGTTAATGTTACTGATCTTGAGAACCTGAGACAAGAAATTCTAGGTGGAGCTAGCATAAGTTATAACACTCTTGGAAAGATTGAACAAATTATAAAGAGTCTATCTGTAAGAGAAGGATTTGTTGGTGGTCCTGGAATTAATCTTAAACAGCTTGAAGACGGTAGTACTGAGATTAGTGTAAATGTAGATAATTCTAGTATTGTAACTGACTCTAATATGTCTATAGCTGCTAAGAATATAAGTGGTGGAAAATATTAATAAACAAGATTATGGCAAATAAAATAGGTTCGAATTTTTTATTACCAGCTGAAGAATTCCTTGATAAGAGACAGGGAGTTTGTACTAGCTTGAGGGATTTAAAAAATTGGGATTATGATAAATATCCTATACCTCTTGGATTTGAAGCCTTTGTTGATGGAAAATGGTATACTTACTATGGAAAAGACATTGATGAAGATTCTTATACAGGTTATTTTAGAATTCGAGGAGGTATTAATGTATTACAAACTACAGGAACATCTCAGAATGATGTTATGTCTCAGAATGCTGTAACTACTGCATTAAATGGACTAAACGAAAGAATTCAAGATATCGTATCAAGCTTAGGTACAGTTCTGGAGATTAGATTACTTCCTGATTATGAACTCTCTGGGGATGCTGTTTTTGGTGGACTATTCAAGAAAGGTGAGCTAATTAATCCTGGTTTTGCTTGGGAAGTTTGGTATAATGGAATAAAACTGAAAGTAGACGAAGTAGATAGTCCTATAATCTATATCAATGGTGTTCCTAGTGGTAGATCTGCAGTTAAAGAAGATGATTATACTTTTACATGGACTTTTGGCGCTTCTAATGTTTCCACTGATACAACTTTTACAATAAAGGTAGCTTATGGAACAAATGCTAGTGGTGCAATTGGTTCAGTTGAGGTATCTGCTAAGGTTATCTATGAGTTCTTAAATCCGAAAGTTTGGGGAAAAGCTAAGTCAGTAGATCCAGAGACAGGAGAGAATTTTAGTGACTTATTAACTAAAGGAACTGAAATATTATCCAAAGACCGTTCACTAGTTCTCGATAATGTTGATTTTAGAACTTTAACAGATGGAACTTTATATGAATCAGGCTTATATTTCTACTACTTAATTCCAGAAGAGATTTATAATGTAACTGACGACCCCATTAAAGTTCTTGTTGGTAATATGGAAACTAGTTCATATAATATATTCATGAATCAAGGTGGATATGTATTAATAAAATTTGAAAGACCTCAGACAGGAATTTTAAATATAGAATTTATTTAAAGAATAAGTATGGAAAATTTCGAATATATAAAAGGTATGAATGTTCCTGCTCCTGTAGTTCCATATACAAACAAAGATGTATATCCTACTCATGAAGCTATATATGGAAAAGGGGGTTGGAAAAGTGTAAAAGATATCGAGAGTCTTAAAGCTATTCCTAGAGATAGACTTGAGGATGGTTGTATTGTTAGAGTTGTAAATTCAGGTTCTGGTTCTTCAGCTGAGTTTTATTATGATAGTAAAATTATAGCAGGATCATCAGCACCCTCCGCAATCACTGATCCTATCGAAAGAGAAGTTTATCCTTATAGCTTTAGAAAATGGGCTCCTGGATATCTACCGACTAAAGTAAGTGACCTGGAGAATGATAAACATTTTGTCTCAGAAGTCTACTCAGAAGAAGATGGGAAGTATGTCTATCTAAATCCAGAGAAAGATAAAGGTAGTATAGAAGATATATTAGTAAGTAGAGCTAGAGGTATTTATCAAGAACTAGCATTATCATACTTATATAAAAATTCTCGTACTACACTAAAAGTAGATACTAATGAAGACGGTACTATAGATGGGAATGATGATAGTATTAATGTTCTAGGATTAGTAACTGTAGATGATACTGGTAAAATCCCTAATGAACTTCTTGAATATCCAGGAAAGTATGTAGAATCAGTTGTAGCTATGTTCCCTGATGATTTTTGTGAAGATCCTCTTGATCCTGCTGCATATTTTGTATACTTAGATGGTAAACCTAGTAAAACAGATAAAGAAGGTAAACCAGTAACTGATGCTACTGATGGGTCATGGCAATCTGAGGCTCTGAAGTGGGATAAACCAGAAGTAGTAGAACAAGATCAGAAATACTATATCACTGAATATTATCAACACGGAGAGAGTGGAGAAGCGCTTAATGCTTATAGAAATAAGGTAGCTACAGTTACATCAAGCGACCCTACAAAATTCTCTTGGGTAGCTACAGATCCTATATTCAATGATATTATCTACATCGATGAATTTAGAAGAACTGCATTTATTGTTAAAGATGAAGGATTAATTGTAGAAAAAAGCATAGGTAGAGATCTTATTAGAACTATTGAAGAGCTAATGAGACCTGCTACTATCGAAGAAGTACCTACAGAATGGGATCACTGGGGAATATCTGCAAAAGTCGCTTATCAAATTCTTCTCGAGATAGATAAGATTATTGCTTGGGGAGAAGATATATCAGAAGAAAAGAATGAAAGAAAGAATGCTGATGCTGAGTTAAATGCTAGAATTGATGCCCTACTAGATAAACTTAATGCACATATTCAAGATAAGAATAATCCTCATCAGGTTACAAGAAAACAACTTGGTGTAGATGTAGATGACGAAGTTACATTCTCTAAGGTTTATGCTAATTCATTCTTTATGTCAACCGGTTCTTCTAAGGTAGCAGCTAAATCAGTTTCTCCAGGGAATGATGAAGGTGATGGGGAAGAATTAGAATCTTCACCTCAGGGTACTCTTCCGTTATCTACTACTCCTGAAATCCCTGCACCTATTGCTCTTTCAAGTAAGATTTCTCCTAGAGTTGGTCCTACTGGTGGAAAATATGAATGGGAAGAAGAACTAGAAGCTGAAAGACTGGAAAGAGAAGAAGCTGATAGAAAGATTAACGCGAGAATAGATGAAGTTGAAGCTGCTATGGATGCACATATCGCTAGAAGAGATAATCCTCATGAAACGAAGAGAAGTCATCTTAAAATTGATACGACAGACTCAGTTACATTCTCTAAAGTTAATGCTCCCAACGGTTTCTTCCAAAAATCAGGAGTTGCTGCTGTGTTCAGAATGGCAGAAAGTACACCAGAAGAAATAATGGAAGCAAAATTAACAACTCTCGAGAAAAGGATAAAAGAGCTTGAAAGTGAAATTGCAGAACTTAAAAAGAAATAAAATATGATTTCAAAATTAATTAAAAACGGAGAGAATATTTTTCTGCAAACAACAACTGATGCAGTAATAAATAACCGCAATAAAACTCTGTCTGATATCATAATCGACTTAGAAAAAAAGATATCTGACTTGGTTACTGAAAATGAAAACTTAAAGAAACAAATTAGTGATCTTGAAGTGAATCTAACAAATAAGATTACAGAAGGAGATACTAATTTGGATAATAAAATCACAGCTCTTACAGGTAGAGTTGAAACGCTCGAAACTGACGGAGCAGATTATGAAGCTAGAATACAGATGCTTGAAAAGAAAACATCAAGACTGGGTGAATCTGGTAACTTTAATCAACAAGTTAGTGCTCCGGGATTTTTCGAGCGATAAAATTATAAGAGGGGAGGCATATAGTTTCTCCTCTTATTTTCCTTATATATGTTATGAAAAAGATTTATATAGCACTCGAAAGACAGAAAGGTAAGTTAGATAAAATTCTAGTACCTATAAAATTTCCATTTAAGTCTAAGAAAGATATGATGGATAAAATTAAACCTCACTGGAAAGAACCTAGTAGAATGGTGGATATTATAGATAAACACCTACAGTCCGGGATAACTTATGATGTTCTTTTAACCATGGAACTAGATTATTACGTTGATTTTTCTGTACCAAAAAGACTCGGGATAAATAAAATAAGATATCTATTTGGAGTAAAACCGTTCAGAATAAAACTAGAAGAAGAAAGACTCTATAAGCTAAATAAGTATGAATCCTATTACTTGCCAGATTGGTTTGATTTCTTCTCTGTTCCTCAACTTATAATATCAAAGGAGGAATATGTCGAGTTTATAGAAACAGGTTACCGAGGTGGAAGAGAATTTCCGAATGACTTAAGCATTTTCTTAGGATCTATTTATTATATTCTCTGTTCTCCTTGAAAGCCTTATATATGAAGAAAATAAAAAAAGAAAAGATTATGGAAAAAGAAAAAATTAAAGCGAGAATTGTAGAATTAAATTTTAAATTTACAAAAAATTATCACCTATATACGGTGAAAGATTCTATACTGTCAAAGAAACACCTAGATTACGTTGAACAATTTTCTAGGCGGTCACTTGAGAATAGAACCTTATCGATAATTCCTGTACTAGAGGAGGAAACAGATAAGTTTAAGCAACTGTTTAATGATACAGAAGAGATCAGAAAACAAAAAGAAGAACTTGCATTACAATATCAACGAATTCAAGAAGAAATTATGAGAGAAATCAAAAAACTTCTAGAACTTTGTTCAGATGAAAATGATTACTTCATATATTACTTAAAGAAGACACAAGAAGCAAATAACGTGGTTCTGAAGAATGTTGAAAAGTTTAATCTTCAACAAATTGAATGTGATGAAGTAGATACTGATCTTTTAAACTTTTTATCAAAGAGGGATTAGGTTCCCTCTTTTTATTCTCTTCCAAACCCTTATATATGTAATAAAATTAAAGAAAGAAAATATGAAAAAGAAAACAAGATTTGTAATAGAAGCTTTAACTTTTACTGTATTAGGCAGTTTAACAGGAGCTTTAATTAGAAAAAACAGAAAATTAAGAAAAGAAAACAACATACTTGAAGGGAGATTAATCAATTCCCAACATCTTATCAAAGGTTTACAGAAGAATAATGAAATTCTTAACTATAATATCGGTAAGATGGCTAGTAAGAGAGAAAACAATCAAAAATAGAATAAACATATGAAAACTTTAGAAAATGGATCAAAACCAATTATTTATTTGTGTACTAGCAGTTCTCATAGTTCAATGTTCTTAGATATACATAAGACTGGAGGAACTGTAGATTATTCAACTAGTTCACTAAAGGAATTAAAAGAACTTAGTGAAAGAGTAGTACTAAAGGCGAGATTTATAGGGAGTAATTCAATGATAACTGCCTATAAAAAATTGTTAGATTCTTATGGGATTAACTATATTGAAATTCCTAACAGAATAAAGTTAGATCCCACTAGAAAAGATATGTTATATGTACTTTATAGCGAGACAATACTAGAAGAAGGTCAGGAGGAATTCCCTGATTATGCTATCATAAATGTTCTTACCTATAAGGTATGGTAAATAAAATAAAAAAAAGAAGAGAAAAAAGATGGAAAAGAGTTTAAAAAAGAAAAGAAAACCTGCAACCTGGATAACAGGAATTGCAACAGATTTTATTGATTTAATCCTGAAAGAACAAATAATTTCAGGCAGAAACATAAAAGATCTGATAGTAAAGCACAATGACATAATAGGGGCTAGTAATGATCCGTCCCTTGTAATTAAAAGTTATGATAAATTTGTATGCGTGCTTGAGAATTTTATTGAGATAGTTCCAGATGACTTGACCAAAATAAAAGGTCGAAAACAGAATCTAATCTCATTAAAGAAAGAATTTTTAGAAGAAGAAAAAACTCGACTCACTGAAGAGATTCTTAAGACTATAGAGATTGGTTATACAGATCCTAGAAGCAGAAAAAGAAAAATTGAGGAGAAAGCAATGACGGAGGAAAAAACTCCAGCTCCCAAAGAAAAGACTGTATCAAAACCAAGAAAAGAATCGAACATAAGAGTCAATACGTTAACGAGAATAATGGATACGTTGTTATGGTTAGTACAAAATAATAGTAATAGCGTAAGAAGTGATGTAGTTGCTAAAGTCGCTGGAATAAAGAAGCTACATCTATCTACCATTAAGACGTGGGAAGATAGCTTGTCAAAACATGGTATATTCCTTAATGCATGCTATCTTGAGAAGGAAGGTAAATTATTAGTACATGATGCTAGAAACTGTTTACTTTCTTGTTGTGACTTGTACAGAAGAATTAGCGGCGAAGAACCAGACAGCAAATATAGATCAGCTGGTGTGGTCGCTGCAAGAAAAGCTTCTGTTACTAATAAAATTATTGGCAATAGTGAAAATGGAGGCGTATATTATTATACAGCTGGAATCATTGCTGATAATTCTTTCGCCGCAGTTAATGTAGACCTAATCTGTAAATCCTTGATAGATCTTGGATATGAATACATGACTAGATACAAACTACGCGATATCTTAAAAGAACGACCAGAATTCTTATTTGTTCAACATGGAGAATTCATCGGACTTGAAGAGAAACAAGAATCCTGGGAACTTATTCGAGAAGAGTTTGACCCAGAAAAGAAAAAGAAGTGGGTAGATTGTAGATTACCCCTGAGTCTAGTAGAAGTTAAAAGATACTTCCCTGAGACAGAAGAATTATCTATGATATCTGAAAGAGATGGATTTTATCGAATATATTATAGTGAATCTCATACATCCTCCAGAATATGGTACAGATTAGTAACATCATTCATTGGAAAAGATAATATTGAGAAGCACATATTTGATATTGATGGTAAATTAATCAATCAAATCTCTCATAAGATCAATGACGTAGAAAAAATACTGTCAGAAAGAGACTTAGGATACCGAATTGAAAATCTATAATACTTCGTTAATAAAAACCGAAAACCTGTGAGGGTGAGTAGGTTTTATTTTTCTCCTCCCAAAGCCTTATATATGAAAAGAATTATAATATAGTTCTTTTTACCTTTACAAACACATTAACATAATAAAAGATGAGAAAAAGAACAAAATTTATTTTAGGTGGATTAGCTGCTTTCATACTTGGAGGTGGAGGAGCTATAGTTTATAATAGATTTAAACAATCTAAAGGAAGAAAAAGACAATTTAATGGAGGTAAACCAATAAGCTGCCCGTGTTATGAAGGCAATAATATCGTTTACCCCACAAGAGGATCACAAATATTCACCATGAACCTAGATGACTATAAAAGAACTAGAAACGGTGAAAGTTGCTATGTAGGGATCACATTTAGAAACGGTGTAAAACCACGTGGAAAAGCAGAAGTTGATAAAAGTGTAATAAATATCGAAAGAGGTGACTCTGAATTAGTAAAGATCACCACTAAGAACAACTTCGGAACCAGAGTAGCAACTAAAACCGAATTTACAGAATCAACGGTTAAGATGGTTGGATATTAAGAAAGAAAAATAGAAGAGGAATTTGATTTCCTCTTCTTTTATTTTTTTTTACAAGTCTCTCAGGGCTTCTTTAATAGAACCTTTGATCATATCTTGAATATTGTTTTCATCAGTCATAATTCCGGAAGCTGTAAATTTCCAAGAATTACCTTCCCCAGTACGAATAAATGTACCAAGAACTAATGCCTTCTTTCCAATGAATTCTGGGTTATTGTCGATCTGGTATTCAGCAAAAGTCTTAAGCTGATTGATCTTAGTACTATCCGTCACCTTCATATCAGAACTATAGATTTTCATAGTTGCTGAGGGAATATGATCGAATACAAGTGCTCTAGAGTCTCTTCCCAGGTGTTGATATATGTTCAAGATCACTGTCATATATTTAACCTTGGCGGATACTTTTCCAAGCTCCATTCTAATTAACTCATTGTCTCCAGAAGCATCATTCTTATAGGCTCTCGTACCTGTTAAATCATCGCCAAGGAGACTAGCGACAGATTTATCCTTTGAAGTCTGATGTCCATAGTATACAATATCATACTGCTTCTTCTTATCATCAAACATTACAATACTAGCATCAAGATCTATGTCAAGTATTTTATCTGGTTGAAAATATCCAGGATTATCAACTACTTCAGTCTCTACGATTTCTGTAGGTCCTGATTTAAATAGTTTCTGTAAAAAGTTTCCTGTATAAACGGTTTTTCTCTCCTTATGAGTTTCTCGCCCCGTCATACCTCCCTTGATCACTGCCTGCTTCCATCTAAGACCACAGTAAATGTAATCAAAGTTTTCACCCTCTTTTTCCTGATTTTTTCTCAAGCTAATCGTTCTTGTACCATTTTTTCTTAAACTAATCACTCTTTCTTCCATAATTACAATAATTTATAATGTTTAAGTAAATTTATTTCTAAGTATGTGTTAAAATCTGTTGTTGTTTCCGGATCAGAGAGAAGATCTAGAATATCATCCTTCGAAATTCCTGTAACTAGTAATTCCTCTTTTTCTATGAGACCTGAGTGAGTTTCTATACCTCCCCAAGATACTTTAACATTCTTTCTCTTCAAAATTATATCTTTTATATTTGTTCCCTGTCTCTTACTAGAAACAAACCAAATTTTAAGATAAGTTTCAGGATCACAAGGACTCAGAGTACCATCTCCTCTTAAGAAATATTTAACATCTACCCCACAAAAACTTAGGGAAAATGCTGTCTCTCGATTAACAAAGTACCTCAGAAATATATCATAATTCCGCTTAAAATCTCCTTTAAACATTCTTCCTAAGGTTTGAGTTGAATTAAATGATACTTGCTCCCTAGTGTTAATATCTAAGAATGTATAAATATGAATTATGCGTGAATTTAGAATAAAATCTTTAGGAATTACTCTAATACTTCTAACTATCCGCAACATCTAAATATCAGACTCTTTAAACTTAAGACCATACTTAACCAGGCTCTTAAATAATGTCTGATTAGATCCTTCACCAAGAGCTTGAAATTCCCATCTACTTCCTTCAATCCTAGAAAGTTTTCCAAAGACTAAAGTAGTATCATTCTTATAGTCATCATCAAGACGATATACGAGCTTAGCAATATCCTTACCGTCTTCATAGGCCCTAACTTCAGCACCATCAATCATCTTAAATGTTTGCTCTCTTGTTCCTGAATCATAAATATTAACCAAGAATAAGATATCAGTTATTTCAGGATCAACTTTCTTTGGATAAATTATAACCTCTTCACTACAAAGTCCATCATCCCCAGATTCATCCTCTGAACCTGTATTGTCTCCACCATACTGTACTGCTTCAAATGGATCTGTTAACATTCCATCCGAAGTTTGAAGTAGGCTAGAATAAAACACTAAATGATCAGGGCTAGGACACTTTCCATTTTTATTGAGTTCGACAGTAATTAAGTCTACATCAAAGTCATAATTACTATTCCTAAGAGCTCTAGAATTAGGTTTCCAGACAATTTCTACTCTTAATTTACTCAAACCCTTTTTTAAACTAACAGATCTTTGTTTTGTTAGTGTAATCTCTCTTTCATTTGTTTCCATTATTCTATTTTATTATAAATTTACATATATAAGAAAATCAAGGGTTAAAAGATTTTATTTCTGTTATCAAGTCTTCTTCGGTTGTAATTATAGGTGCAAAATAGTCTAAAGAATTAAATTGATCTATACTACTAAATTGTTCTATTGTTGTAAAATATAAAATAGTAATGTTATGATCATTACATAATAAATATTTTCTCTTATCATCAATTTGTATTTTTATAAAACCTTCTTCCCCTCCAAAATAGTCCACAGGAAAGAAGTGCTGCAACCCATGACCTTCTATTGCTAAATTAAGTTTAGGAATGTAGATATCTAATCTGTAAAAACCACCAACATCACTTACTAACCAATCAAATGTTTTCTCAGTTTCAAATTCAATATCTAGATTTTTAATAAATTTTCTAGAATTAATTGCAATCCAGAAACATATGAAGTTTTTCCAGAAGCATAGATAATATCTCTAGTAGATTTGATAGAAATCAGTTTATTATATAATCCAGGAAAATTCAATCTAAAGTGATATGCACTAAGTACATTATGAGTATTTACAAATTGTTGAATTTCCTCAGTAGTATTATATTTAGTATAATCAATTCCAATATGTTTGTATCGATTAGTGTAAACTAATTTATCCAATAACCCTAAATTAGATGCTTTTTTATAAACTCCTGGAAATTTTTCTTTAAAACTATGTGGATTTTTTATATCAGGTTCATTATTTATCAAATCTTGAAAGTCTTTAACTGTATTATATCTATTAGGATAAGATATATACTTTAAATTTTTTGAGTTAAATCCTAGTTTAACTGACTTATTGTAAAGTTTAATATTTAATCTTTTAAATTCTTCCGGTCTTTTTAGTCTAAAAGTATCTATTAAGCTTTGAAAGTCTAAAAGAGTATTATAATCCTCGACTTCTAGATCTATTTCATCAATGTCTTCATAATTTTTATTATTTTTTCTTATTATTTTATTCTCAAAACTTAAATCATCGAATAGTTTTAGTCTTTTTGCCTTATTATAAATTGATTTAAATTCTTTTCTTAACTGAGGAGGAGATTTTATATTATTAATATTTATAAAGTTCTGAAAATCATCAACAGTATTATAATTATCTTCTATAGATTTTTGTTTTGGAAAAATTATCTTATCTAATAATTTATTTTTTCTAATTTTATAGTAAATACTTCCATATTTATGTTTTAGTTCTGTTATATTTTTGAGTTCTGGATGAGAATTAATAAAATTCTGTGCTTGTTCTATAGAAAAATTCATTTTAATAGTATTTATAAAGTTAAAAAATCTATCAAAGAGTTTGAAAATTTATTATTACTCTTTTTACCCTAATGTATTGTTTATCAATAAAAGATAGGAATTTAATCAGTTTTCCTATCTTTTATCTTTTCTATGATTAAATTTTCTTCTTAATCATCCCCACAACTTTATCTCCAGCAGCATCAGAAGCTATGTCTATTTTGCTTCTCTTTATTTTTAGAGAATAATTTACGTTTTATTATCATAACACTATTCCATATTTTATTTTTAAATCTCTTATTTCTTTTGTTACAGGTATAGTAAGAAAAATCTCAACCATTATATGAAAATCTACATTATCCCCTAAAGTAGGATCATTATAGATTTTTGCACATAGCTCAAGATTATTATAAAGCTCATCAAACCTTTTCCTGTAGTTACCCAAGTCTTTCAGGAGCTGTTTACCTCTCTTACCTGGATCAGAAACTAACTCCTTCATGATTACAGTATTTTCCTTTTTCCCTTTGATTAGATTCTTAAAATCCTCAAGAATCTGGTATTTTTCTTTGAGACCTGAATAACCCTTTTCAAGGTTATCTACAGAAATTAATCTCAAAAACTCGTAATTATCTTCATTAAATTCAGATAAGTATTCATAAAATAGCTTATTCTCGTATCTTATCATTTCACATCTCCGAGCTATTGTCTCATCTGAATCCTTAGTAGATAATGCTCTATGGACAATGCCGAATAAAGCAGATTTTATTCCATCAAACATAATTAACACACCTCCTTTCTTTTTAATAATTCATATCCTCTTACTCTCTTCTTTACTCCATCTATAGTCTCAGTAGATTTATACTCTTTCACTTCAAAATAGTTAAGTATATCATTAGCTTTAGGATTAGCTGTATAATTAATACTAGAATAGAGCTCTCCTAATTTATTTTTAAGGTTAGCTAAACTATACTTCTCACCTGGATTGAAATTTAAAGTGATAGTACTAACCAATAATTCAGGGCTAAATGTTACTATTCCAAGTTCCCTTCTAATAAATGTAACGCTATAACTAAGAGATTTTAATCTTTCAGGTCCAAGAATCATATAGTAAGACTTAATTTCATCACTATCAGGAATCTGATCTAAGACAATTTGAATAGCTTCTTTAGATACTGGATATTCACATAACATCTTAAGTTTATCATGAATAGTAGTTAAAGTTTCATAAATACATAAGAATCTAGTTACATCTCTATTAATCACATCATCTCTAGTCAAATTTCTATTAACACTACTGAAAACGCTAAATCTATCTTTGTAGTCTACTTGTTGTATCTGGAAAGCTCTTATCTCATTTATGAGAACCAACTTATTAATAACAGGTTTTAGTATTATATCTCCTGTCTGAGAATTAATTATTTTATTTACTGCTATATAATCATATTTATAATTTGCTGATTTAGCCACAAATTGATATTTTTTGGCTAATGTGAATCTAACTGAATCATCTTTTATTGTACTATATGCTAATAATAAATTCTCAGTATCTTTATTCTTTCTATCTAAGATTGCTTGAAAATCCTCTGCTTTCATTTCTCTATAGTCTGCTGTAACTCTATAGTAAAAAGTAGCACTATTTTTCCATGGGTTCTCTATTAGTCTCTGTCTCCCCAGAATTTGTGGTAAGTCTTCAGCAATATCAACTGCCAAACAGTCAGAATTAGAATCGCTAAAGATAAATGATCTAGCACACTCTGAATAGAAATCTGCACCTAAATATACAGTCCTTGTACAAAAGGTAAACATTTTAGATTTTTCACCTTTTTTAGGTACCTTTCCTATTACAAAAGATTTACCTAATTTTCTTCTTATTCTTTTAGCATTATCATCTGTCCTAGAACATAATATATTACACTGTTCTGGAGCAAGATTATTCTTTTTAATTATACTAATAATATGATTAACTGAGTTTACATAGAATACAGCTTCATCAGACACTATTCTTGTAGGAACCCCATCTCTCATTACTACTATCTCTTCAAATTCATTGTTCAAATATTTTTGAACAATTTCTTCGGTTTTCGTACCTACAGACTTCATTGTAAGAACCTTAAGAGATGGGCGAATGATACGATTAGAATCTGCTTTTTCCCAGTTCAAATCATAATATGGAAGATCTTTAAATTCATCTAACATATCAAGATACTTTTCCATCATAGGAGTAGCTGATACAAAGTACGCTGTAGGGGATTGTTGAAGATGTAATAAAAATCCTAATTCAGTATTACTCTTGAATCTAGCATCATGAAGGATGGATTGAAACTCATCCACTACCGTTACAAATTTATTAAAAATTCCTAGTTTCTCGAGAATATCTTTTACTATCCTGTAAGAATCGTATGTTACTAGTATCTTAGCTGGTTTACCTTCTAAATATCTCTTATAGGTATAGTCAGAAATTTCATTGTAGATTCTTTCATAAATCTCTGAATTATCCTTTTTCTCTATACTTTCATCTTCTATTTTAGCATTCTTAGGTTCTTTAGAAATATCTTTATCTATCTCAACCTCCTTTTCCATTTCATTCACAACCAAATAAACCTCATTCTCGTGTTGATCCTTTTTATTTTCTAAGAGCATTTTTCTAGGAGAACAGAGTATTACGTTCTCTGATCCTCTAAGACAATACTCTGTAAATCCACACCCTGGTAGTTGTTTATTGATTATACACTTCTCTGGGAATTTACTAAAATTAAATTCATTCCACTCAGAAATATATCTAATACCCCTGGGAACAATAATTTCACGTCTATCCATAATTTTTATAATGGTTTAAATTAATTATTAAAATCTATTATACTGGATTAATACAGAATCCAGTTACATAAAATCGAAGACAAGGGATACCCACAAATCTTCTTTCAGTAGTAAGGATTTAAGGTTACTAGAAACGCAAAATAGTCATTTAAACTTAGTTTATTTAACCATATACTATGTAGATACTTCTAATAAGAAAAAATTCCATTTAATATTAAATGGAGACACCACCCCTGGCCTGAAGGGCCAAAGGGGTGTCCTAGAATCCCTAATATATCTTATTCAGTCTTGTGAGCGTTAGCGACCCGTAACGTAATGCGAAGCATGGAGTGGAGGGGGATCACATGGGTTCCTTAGTCCTCGAAAAAATGTTACAGAGAAGAAAAAAGAGATAGGACTTTTACATCTTATCTCTTTAATTTTTTCACTTACGAACCAATAGAACTACTTCTTCCAGTTCTACCAAACACTGACTTCCCTGTTGATTTCTTTGTTGTGGTAGTAGTACTTTTTTTAACCGTAGTAGAACTTGAAGGTTTACTTAGATTTACTTTTGTCTTAGTAACTGTCTGTGTTCTAGCTTTTACACCATCCGAAATTCCTGTTTTAACTGATGCTGGAGGTGTTATTGTTTTTCCAGTATTATCAGAGTAACTATTAGTACTTGGATAATAGTAATAATTATTTCCTCCACTAGTACTTCCTAAGGCCCACCGCATAAGAATAGCATCATATACCCAAGAATGTCCATTTGAGTCATGGTATACTTGTCCTGATGTAGGATTTCTTGGGAGTGAGTCTACTTTTTGTATTCCTTGATCTGTTGTTTTAGTTGAGTTACTACAACTTGCAAAGAACATTAGTGTTGACAATGCAATTACGCTACAATAATTCTTTTTCATGATTTATTTATTTTATTTAGTTAGTTATCTTCTTTTTCTGTCTGTCTTTCTAAGGCTTTTATGCGTTTATAGTGATCATAGAACCAGGATAGTAGTTCTTTCACTGCATATTCTACTTCATCTGGTTCTAGTTGAGATGACTTATACCTCACTGACCAATCTAGCATATAAAAATCGAGAGGTCCCCAGAAAGTATCAGACTCCATAGTAACTTTCAAGCATAGTCCTGGAGAGATAAATCCTCGTCCTGCCACAAAACGTTCTTTCCAGATATTATAGTAGTTATATGGAACTTGATATACTTCATCAAATTCATCTGGGATTATTCCTGATTCTTCTACTTCCCATTTTACATCTTCGACATTGAATTCATTAAACATCATCTCAAATTCTGTTTTAAGATTTTCCTCATAAATTCTATCGAGTGCCCAATATCCAGTTTCAGAGACTATTAATATCAATCTATCTTCTGAATCTACTGCTATAACCTGTCCTTTGTATAAAAAACAATTTCCGGGTTTTAGTTCTGGGTCATCTCCTAGGAAATTTCTTTTTTCAATTTTTCTTTCGACAACTTGAGAATTTTCATCGGTAGGGTCTGCTTTTTCTTGAACAATCTCTTCTGGAAATCTACAAAAATCCCATTCGATGATAGAGTTTAGTTTAATAAGAATTCCTGGGAGTACGAATTCAGCCATACCCCTTTCACAACCGCATCTGTACTTCTGTGATAAAACTTCTATGATCATAATATTACAAATTAGTTTACTTGTTATTACACATATAAGAATCTCAAGGGAAAGAAAAAAAGAAGGGAACTAAATCCCTTCTATGTTATATAATACTTTAAAACCAATGTACCATGATTGAGGTACGAAAACATCTCCTACTAGAGGTCTGAAATTAATCTTAGAATCTTCATCTAGGTCTTTATATTGTTTATCACCTTTTTTCATCTCAGAGTATAGCGTCGAACAATTAAAATCGAATTCCTTAAGAACTTTCCCATCCTTCGAGAGAGCTGTGATATGTAGTAGTTTCTTTGATCTTCCCACAAATCTCCCTACTAGTTTGCTTATCTTCTCTGATCCTCGAAGTGTTATTATTCTTAAGTTATTCTCACCAGGTCTAATTGTTTTTGAGTTAATCTGAGTTAGTGTGGTATATAAACTAAGATTTGTCATTTCTGGTTTAAAGTTGTCAGTATTAAATAACTTGTTTAATTCTTTTGCTTCTTCTTTTGTTAATTTTTTCATAATCTTTTCTTTTTATTTGTTTCTCTTTTCACTTATAAGGCTTTGGAAGGATAAAAATAAAACCCAGAGAATTTATTTTCTCCAGGTTTTAGTTAGCTCTTATTCTTTACAGTAATCAGGCTTTACACCAGTTCTTAGATATTCAAGTACTTCACTAAGAACTTCTCCGTGATTAAATGCCCAATCATAGTTACTTATGTCATCTTCTACTATGAACTTAATATCAGAGACTTCATCTTTCTCACCTTTTCTAGATTCTGTATTACAATTTATCTTCCCAGAATCTATTTCACCTTGAGTCTTACAGAAATCTACTTCAATAAGATATCTAGATACTATATTCTCTCTAGCATCTCTGGTCGGATCATCTATCGTACAAAAATGCTTAACTGGTATTGATGAAGTATCTAGTCCGAGTTCTTCACATAATTCTCTTCGGGTTGCTTCTTCTCTTGTTTCTCCCCAATCAAGATATCCACAAGTACAAGCCCATTTTCCTACATGATCTGGACACCCTGGACCTCTTTTAGATACTAAGAAATGCACTTTTCCTTCATAGATAGCAAAGACGATTCCTACTACTGCATGAGCTCTAGAGATCCAATACTCTTTTCCGTCTTCTTTTGCTGTTACTTTAAAATTTTTCATAATAACTCTTTCCTAAAACTGTAATATATGTTTCAAGGTCTCTAACTTCAGGGAGACCATATTTAGATGTAAACTTTCTGGTAGGTCTTTTGAGATATATTTTCCAAAAATCATCTATCAAGTTCTTTACTTCTTCTGTTTTCTCTACTCCTTCTAATCTATCTGCACCATGAATATCTAAGATTATATAGAATATTAAGGTAGCAACAAAAGGAGTAAAAGGAATATCGTCTTCAATAGTGGCTTTGATATTCTTTTCTTGCTTCTGTAGTATTCTCTCAACTTCCAGGTAACTTTTATTCTTGACTGTATAACCTGCAGTTTCTACAAGCAATTTAAATAGTTTGACGTACTCTCTAAATAATTCTTCCGTAGTTAACATGATTTTAAGTATTTTATTAAGTATTCTATATCTGATTCTGTTAATGTTTCTCGGTTCTTAAGTTTATTCAGGATTACTTGTTTATCATCATCTTCCAGGATTTTCTCTAAGTCTCCTGTATCCTTATCGATCCTAAGATTAAGATTCCCTAAGATTTTACCTATTTCTTTGATCTCCTCCGGTTTAGCTTCTCTTCTGCCATAGTAATTATCTACTCTTACTCCTTTTCTAACAATCCTTGAAGAAACTACATACCAAGACCAAAGATTATCCTGAATATAGATTCCTTTCTGACTTCCATAAAACATACCAAACCATGCTTCTGGACCTCCTAAAGTATCAACATAAATCTTTCCTTTTATCATTGGTTTTTATCGTTTTGTTCATAATTCCAACATCCTCTTCCTAGTTCACATCTTCTACCAGTATTATCAGAAGCAATATAACCTTCCGGATAATCTTGGGGTAATTCACACGTTTGTCTAGGTGTGAAGTGTTTACAAGTATTACACCCTAGGAATGAAAATTTCTTAGGCCAACTGATTAATAATTTCGTATTCATTGTTCACCAAATATATCAATAAAAGGTTTAAGATTTCCGGAAGGGTTATGTTCTCTTCCTGAATTATTATCTTCAAGGATGGCAAAACATATCTCTTCAAACATTCCCTTAAATTCTGATTCCTCCAAGACTTCCTTAAATAATTGTGCTACATGAGAGGGTGGATTTTTAAAGGCTCCACAACCAAGTGCACCAAGAACAAGCCTAGAATGATTATGAGTTATTGCTATTCTAAGGATTGTTCTTATTTTCCCTTTCACTACAGGAACATATTTATCTAACATTTTTCCTGTCTTGGGGTCTATGTCAGGTCTTACTACTCCTGCAACAGAGATCACGTTACAAGTAAAATAATCTTCTGTCGTCTCATAGGTCTTAGGTTTTCTATATACACATACTCCAGGACTATATATTCCTCCATAAACTGAGATAGGATATGAGAAATCATCACCAAGAATTTTTCCTGAATAATAATCTCCAAAGTATTCATCCCATTTTTCAGGAGAGTATAGGTATAGGGATAGCAATAAATTACTTCTCCTACACAACTCTTCTTCCTGAGCTCTAGAACCTGTTTCAACTCCTCCACCAGGTCTTTTAGATGATGCCATATTAAGAACAGCACAACTCGAACCTAATTCTTTTGCTTTCTCGAAGGTATCTATATTTTGAGCATATACCTTAGGAGAATTCTGAAATTTGGGTTTATTATTTCCTCTCTGAATAGATTTATACATAGTCGATTGATATATAAGTCTATCTGTATCAGGAAACTCTATATAGTTATCTTTACACTCGTACTTTCTGGAAATAATATCTTCGATTACTTCCTTAAACACTCCCACTAATTGATCTCTGTTTTTCATTAGTTAATTTCTTTAAATTTTTGATTAAAATTATGTTCTGTGATTATACAATTCTCACAATCTTGGTCTATACATTGATCGCAGTAAGTTTTTGTCATTACTCCTGGATCTAATGTATAACCTCTTCTCTGATTTAACCTAATATCACTTGATTCAAATTTAAGTTCATATCCTGTTCTTTCCATCTGAATCATGTAAGTTAAATTATCACTATTACATTTTACTATCTCAATCCAGTCCTTCAGGTTAAATGGATCTTGTTTACTTAGACTATGATTTAATTCATTTCTTAAGTTATTATAATCATCGTAATCAATAATTCTCATAGATCTAACAATACCCTTTCGATCATTAACTGGATAATATCTAGCTACAGGAACATTTACTCTATCACCTAAGAAGAATAATTTGTTAGGTGAGAAATTATCATCTATCTTGAAATTACATAGGTCACAATTATCAGGATACTTACAAACTCTCTTACATAAAATATCAGAGGTATCCATAAAAGATCTGTACACTACTTTAGTGGTTCTTATACTAAAGTCATCTATTAGAAGTTTTTTATTAACATCGTTAAGTCTATAGTATGAATCATCTATATCTAATGTATAGTATTCATAGTAAAAACTTCCAAAAGATCCACTACATCTAATAACAACTCCTAATTTATCAAATGGTTCTGTCCGTATAATATCTCCAGGAAGAAACTTTTGATAGTACAAACGCGTTTTAGTATTCTTTGTCATATCTTGCTAAATTATTATAAGCATCACTATCTGAAAAATAAGTTAGATTGAGACCTATTGTAACTTCTGATTTTAATGAACTAAGATCAGAACCAGAGGCTATAAAAATCTCATGATGATAACTTGATAGCACTAGTGTAAAGTTAAATTCATCTCTACAATCTTGAATTATTTCTTTTATGATCATTGGATACTCTGGACCGTAGATATCATAATTAGAATTTTTTATCAAGAACCCGGGGGATTGAAAATAAACCACACTTCCGATTTTATAATAGTCTGGATCTAATCTTCTTGCTACTATCTGAGGAATCCTACCAACAGACTTATATGATCTCAAGAATTCCATGACCTGTGATGTAATATCGGAGTAATCATGATTAATTATCTCACATCTATCATAAAAATCACTTTCTTTTATTTCCTCTTGTGTAAAAGAATCACTCCAGTAGACTTTGAAGACGTGACGTTCTTTACCTCCCCCAAACTTCTCACTAACAAGAATTCCTACCGTACCAGTGCTTTTTTCTCTGATTCTCGTACAGGTATAATAATTAATTCTTTTCTCGTACATTTATTATTTCATTTTTTGCTTTATTCCAACCATCATTATAAGATTTCCTAGTACTTCCGATTAAGTAGATAGCAAATCCTATAATCATAATAGTAATCCCGACAGGTTTCCACCATTCATGAATTATTACTTTGAATGGAGAGAATGAAACTTCAGTATTTCCTAAGAAAAGGAATAGTACGACGAAAATAATAATAATAACAATAAAACTCATCATATTTCTCATTTTAATAATGTTTTTAAAATAGGTAATGATATTTTCATATAATCAATTAACAGATCACTCATATTGTAATAATCTCTATTCAACAAACCATAAGAATTTCTAGCTATGTGATATAATTCATGAGACCAGATGTTTAGATTTGTTTTCAGACTATAGTTCTTACTCCTAGGAATCATCATAATAAATTCATTCTTCCCGACATAATTCTGAACAGTTCCTCTAGACGTATTAGAAATCTTGTAAGTTAGATTATTCTTGCTATCCTTATAGATTCCTGAAGATAACATAACACAACTCACACCTCCTCTGACACTTCCTCTAACAAGTTTTTGAGGTTTTATATCTTTTATTACATCCTTAATAGTTACAAAGTCGTGTAATTGTTCACTAACTAGATAACCAAAAAGATATGCTTCCGTCTCTGAGTCTAATATTTTCTTGAGGCCTACCATATCTTTAACTAGTTTATAGGTTTTCTTAAATATCCACTCTAGTTTCTCTTGTTCAGTGAGGGTGCTTAAGATAGTAATTATATAATCTCCTTTATTACTATTATTGAGTTCATATCCCTCTTGTTTTGGTAATATTCCATAAACTCCCTTAAACACTTCTGGAGAACAACAATATGTAGTTAATCTTTCAGAAAATATAGAGAGATCATAACTCTTTCTTTTACTTTTTTCAATAAGAGCTTTTTTCTTTTTATTTCCATTAATAAATTCTGCATTTAAAAATAATTCCAAATAATCTTTAAACATATTTCTTTATTCATTTTATTACATTATTAAGGATTTAAACTCTTATTTATGTTATGAAGAAGATAAAGAAAATAAATGTTAAGTATTATTATCGTCAATTAACTAATATTAATAGTGTAGAAACTGTAATACTGATTGATGATAGAATTATTCTAAAACTTGATGGAGTTAATAACCTAAAAAGAATTACTCCGAATTATCTACTAAATAATCTAAGGATAGATAATGTTAAAAGTTTTAATCAATATCATGCTGATTATGAATTAATAAAAGAAGAAATAATGTATGGAATTAGCGTGACAGATGTTTATAATGCAGCAACTAGAGTTATAAAACATAGTATAGGGTCTGATATTGAGTATAGTAGCTCGTATATTAAAGATAAGTTAAAACAATTTAATAATCTATACTATAATTATAAACAATTAATTGAGCTATGATTACTTGGGAACAACATTATTGTTATATCTTAGAGGTTCCGTTAAAATTAGTTGATATTCATAATTATAAGAAATCATTAACTGAACAAGAATATAAAACGATAGCTACTTCTTATAATTCAAGATTAAGGGAAGTTCATAAGATCCTAGATTTTATAGAGATCGATGAAGGTAATAAAGGATGTAGTAAATATTATATTAAAATACTTATCAGAAACGGGAAAACCAATATGAAAAGGTGGACTATTAGAAGGCTCTTTAATTATATTGGTAGGATAGAATTAATATCAAAAGAGTATGTTAAGTATCATAAAAAGTCAAGGCATATTAATATAAAAAAACTTAATATACCCGAAAAAGAAGCTGCTCTAATGATATCTAGGAGAATACTAGAAGATATAGAAAATAGTATATTAAAAGATGATAAAAATTTTATTGATCTTGATTATATTATTTCAGCAAGAGATTACTCTATTTTAAGATTATCGAGATTGAAGAAATTAATTTAAATTATATAACTATGAGCTCAATAGAAATTATTATTTTTGTAGTAGTTACTCTTTTATTGATTGGATTATTTTGTAGATCCGTAAAAAAGAGAAGATCGTACTTAATGTATATTCATGATGTATGGGTAGGTGATATTCCAGATGTTAATGTGATGCAAGGAAGAAGCATATATAGACCTTCTCCAGATATAATTAGAGATAGATATTATTATAAAAAACTTATAGATTACTGTTTACAGAATACTCTCTTTGAAGTAAAAGGAGCTTCAAGGGATTCTATATTTTACGATTCAATATTAGCCACAAAAATAATTAATGATTATAATTTTGATATTATAGAAGTTGGTGATTATGTAGTTATAGCGATAAAAGATAATGTATATCTACGAAAAGTATATAGGTTATCAGAAAACAGCTTATACTACCAAGAAAAAGATACTATAGTGGAAGTTCAATTAAGTGATATTATTTCGAAAGTAGAATTTATATTTAGTAAAACATTTTTAGAAAAAGTAAGATCATGAGTAAGAGAAGAGAATCATTCCTTAGAAAATCTTTGGTTTATGGAGTAGTCTATATTCCTCATAAACCTAAGAAATCATTTTTCAATCCAGGAAATCCATGTACCGTGTCTATCTATATGGTGAATGGTACGAATCGACCTATAGATTTTACATTCAAAGAAGATGATGAAAGAGGTTACAATGCTTATACTAAATTAATGAAAGAATTAGAGAACAAAGATACAGATATAATTGAAATCTTAAAATTTATGTTTGAGCAATGATAAAAATAGGATGTTTATCAGATCTTCATGGGTATGTTTATGGAATTGTAGATAAAGTATTCCCGGAGATTGAGTTATTAATTTTAGCTGGAGACTTATGTCCTACAGATGATATAGGACTTCAAGAAGAGTGGTTAGAGTTTAATTTCAAGAAAACATTTAACAAAGAGATATTTCCAGATCTTCAACAGATTATAGTAGTACCTGGAAATCATGATTACTGGATAGAGAGAAATTATAAAGATTTCCCCGGAAGATTACGAAGTATCTTAGGGTTTGATGTAGAATTACTGGTAGATAAAGAGTATGAATATATATCTTTACTGTCCGGAGAAAGCATTAAACTATACGGAAATCCAAGAACTTCACAATACTTACATGCATTTCCTCATAAAAGTGGGAATGAAGATATCTTAAGTATTCCTGAGGGTACTGATATTCTAATAACTCACGAAGCACCTAGAATATATGACTTAAAATGTATTAAACAAAGTCAGGGATGGTATGGAAAAGATGAACCTGGGAATCTAGCACTAACACAGAAAGTACTAGAGTTATCTCCGAAGTATCATATTTTCGGACATATACATTATCCTTGTAGAGATATAATCAATGGTATTACTTTTATGAATGTATCTCAACAAAAAAGAGATCAATATAGCTCAGAGATATACACTATTGATTACGAATAAAAAAAATAAACTAACCTTGGAGTAAAATCCTCGGTTAGTTTTTGTTTCTTCTTACTCTTTTTCAGCAGCTTCATGTTTACAGATTTTGATAAGATAGATATATTTATTAACTACCTCGAAAAAATCATCTGTTCTATTAATGATTCCAGTCCACATCAAGTCTTCTCCTGCTTCTCTTTTTATTCCTGTCAATAGTCCTCGAATATCTACTAGGATACTCTCGAAATCTAATGCTTCAGGGAGAATAGGGTTTAATGTTCCTGGTTTAATAAATCCCCAAAGAGCTTGAGAATTTTCCATTATAGCGTCATCAAAATCCTGAAATTCGCCGTCAAAATCATCAATCAACTTATGAATGATCATAGTTGGTGCTGAAAAATGTAATTCTTTCAATCTCGTGTGTATACCATGAAATTGATTCTCTAAATTTAAAATAAACTTGTTATTCATACTACTACACTACTTATTAATTAAAACCATAGTTGTTTAACTTTTATAAACTCAGACAAAGTAGACTGATTAACTCCTAACCGTCTCGACACTTCAGCCTTACTAACTCCATTGCTAAGAAGTCTAATAATTTCTTTTTCTTTTCCTTCTAATTTACGTTTCCTAGGTATACCAACAGGCCTACCTAATCTTACTCCATTAGATTTCATCATAGCTAAAGCACATTTCGTTCTTCTACTAATTAATTCTCGTTCTTTCTGAGCACTAATTATATCGAAGAAAGTTTCATACACGGACATAGAATCTTCTTTTATAATTTCTCCTTTCCAGATCGGTAATATAGCAGCGCCAGTCAACATACAGTGGTTTATGATTGACATTACCATATATACATTTCTCCCGAGTCTAGATATTTCAGTAACTAATATCAAGTCTCCTTTCTTTATTCGATCTAATATTAATTTTCCGAGTAATCTAGCACTTGGTTTGATGGCTCCGGAAATACTTTCTTCTATCCATGCATCTACTTCAATTCCCTGTTCACTACAATATCTGTTAATCTCATATCTCTGAACTTCTACTGTTTGTTTTTCAGTAGATACTCGTATATATCCATATATCATAATAAGTTTAGTTAATTTGTTTGCTAAATCATTCTACAATAAGAGGTGAGTTTAATTCTCTTATCAATAATTAGGGTTTCACTTTAAAAATAGAGCAAAATCTTAAACAGCCTTAAATTCTTATATATGGACGAAAAATAGCGCTAAAGTTTCTGTCTTAAGAAAAAGAAGAAAATAGAAAAAATTAAAATTTAGTGTGTAAAAAGAAAACAAATTATTTAATACTAGCTACTTAGTATGATTCGGGTGAGTTTAAACGGGAAGCCACGAGTAGAGCTATTGAGAAATAGTGAAAAACAAATATTTATTAATTAAAAAAAGATTAGCTCTATGGACTACGGTAAGATTTTAAAATTTGGCTTCAAAATTTTAGCAGCAGCCGTTGCAGGCGCAATAGTATTTATTGGTGTAGATAAAGCATCAAGCAACAATCAGAAGAGACAAAACAATCCCCCAGAAGATCCGTGTTTTACCGAGGATCAGACACCAGAAAGAATGAATGTTCCTCAGGTAAGAAAGAATAACTGTGAGGGTGATTTTGTCGGGAAGATGAGAAGCGTTCAGGATACATGTGGAAAATTATTTGCATTTGTACAATCCTTAACAACAGTTGCTGATAGTTTTTGCAGGATTTTCAAAACTGATAACGGTTATATAGGTCAACCTTATTATAATAACCCTTGGGGATATCAACAACCGATTGATATGGGTAATGGTGTAATTTGGAATAGAATTTCTCCCTATATAATTGAAACGTCTACAGATCCAAGATACTATAATAGACTTTAAATCCTACTAGGAAGGATTAGGATTTAATAATATAATAGATATACCCGAGATAAATAATAAATAAAGCACATCATAGAGTTAGCCTTCCTGAATAAACATAACTTTATGGTGTGCCTGTAGAGATACTTAGCTGGTTTATGGCTAGTTAAGTTTATTTTTCTTAAAACCCTTATACATAGAAGAAAAATAAAGAATTATGGAAGAAAAAGAATTTATTACTTATGGCATAAAGAAATTTATACCATCTAAATTTAAGAAAATAAGAAATAGAAAATACTGTAATAAACCAAGTGGAGGTTTATGGGCTTCTTCGATAGATTCAAAAATCGGATGGAAAGATTATTGTATTTCTAGCTCCTACTACAAGAAGGGCGGTTTGAAGAATTATATTAAATTTAAAATAAAACCTGAATCAAACATCTATATTATTGATTCTCTTAATGATCTATACAGTTTGCCTTTTCAAATAAATGATGATATGTTCGGACAAACTTATATAGACTTCAAAAAGATGGCTGAGAGTGGTTATCAAGGGGTTTATTTGACAGAGAAAGGATTAACTAGAACAAGTTCGTTTTTAGGATATGAATTTAATCTATACGGTTGGGACGTAGAATCGTTAGTAATATTTGACCCGAATATAATGATTTCATCATCAAAACTTCCTAGAATTAAGCTAAAAAAGAATTGGAAGAAAACTGTGGTAATAGTAAAAACAAGAAAAAACACAGACCCTGAAAATCCAGAACTTTTAAGGTGGGAGCAGGGATATAAGGAGGCAGATTATAATTCAGTGATAGTAGAAAGAGGATGTACATATAGTTCAAAGAAATCATTCATCCGAGCTCTTAGGAGATTACAACATCAAATAGGAGATGACTCGTCCGCAAGGTTTATAATGAAGTAGAAGAAAATTAAAGAGAGGAAAATGAATCCTCTCTTTTTTATATTTCTCTTACTCCCGTTATAGTAGGTTTTTTCTTCTTTCCTTCTACATTAGAAATCCATATATTATAAAACAAGTTCCTATAGATTTTATTTACTTGATATGTATTTCCCATAGCAACTCCCATCACTGTACTACGATTACTCTCTCTAAATAATCCAGCTACCATAGTAAATCCAGAGTACATTTCATCTTCTGGAATTATTTGCTCTTCATAATCTATAGGGAAAAACTTAAGAATACGTCTTTTACATAGAGTGAAAAAACTATAATCGTGGTGAGATCTAATGCTAATAATATTTCCTGCAAATCCATCAGAAAAATAATTATCAACTAACATACTGTCTCCGAATACCCCAGGATCTTTTATATATAATCCAAGAATGGTATCACTTAATGGAGAAATTATACAGTACTTCTTCAACTCAATTCCATAGGTATTTGTTCTATCTAGCCACTTCTTTGATAAAAAATTAGTAATCCTATAATGTAGTGTTTTAGGTAATCTAGCTTCGTAACATCTAATCATGATTTTCTTATTTATAATTGTTTATTCACTTATAAGGAAGTCGGAATCTCTTATATATGTAATAAATGATTAAAAAATTATGAAAAAGAAAAAATCTAACCTCTCTCTAGCAGAAAAAGCTAGAAGAGATCAAGAAATTAAAACTTATGGAAAAATAGTAAGTCTTAGACCTAGTGTTACCCATAAAAATAAAAAAGATTATTCTCGTAAATGGAAATTAGAAGATTATGAAGATTAAGCAAAAATTTACAACTACTGGATCTGGAAGAATTTACTTTATGTCAGATCTTCACTACAATCATGAAAACGTAATAAGACATGATTCTAGACCTTTCATGAATGTAACTGAGATGAATAAATATATTATCGATGAGCTTAGTAAAACGACTCCGGATGATATAATTTTCGATCTTGGTGATATGTTCTGGAAGATGTCTGTAGATGATATTAAAGGAGTTCTAGATCGGATTCCTTGTAAAAACATCTATAAGGTCGTAGGGAATCATGATAACTACGGACTTTATTTCGATCAGGCCCCTCTTAAAAGCTACTTCAAACTTATATGTGATATTCTTGATGTACATATAGAGCATCAAGGGGTAGACTATATGGTAACTATGTGTCATTATCCTTTTGTATCTTGGAATCATAAACCCCATGGAAGTATAATGATTCATGGGCATTGTCATGGAAATATAGATCAATATAACGATACTGATTATAGTCTTCGAGTTGATGTAGGATTTGGTTCAGGGCTAGCAAAGAAGTGTGGATCTTTCTTAATTCCATTCGAAGATATTATAGATCATTTTAATTCTAAGACAGGAGGGATAGATTATAAAAGTTGGACTCTAAAAAATGTAAAAGAACTATGAAAGTCGGAGATAAAATTTGGATATATTCATTAGAGATATCGGATACTTGACGAGTTTATAGAGATGTTCAACCACAAGAAGTAGAAGTAATAGGGGTATGCTCTTATAATGAAAACCAACCAGATAGAATAATGTTTAAATCTGGAAAAACAAAGTATTGGAGGTATAATAAATGTTTCAATACTATGGAAGAGTGTGTTGCTGATAGAAATAGATTTATCTTAAACCAGATTGATAAATTTCAGAGTCAGTGGGAATCAACTAAAAGAAACCTTGAAAAACGAATAATGAAATGAAGGATGTAGTATGCGTTTCAGAATTAAAAAAGATTATAGAAGAGAAAACATTCTGGTATTATCGGATTGATTTTACTAGTACTTTTAGATGTTCTATTCTTACAAAACCTACAGAAGTGGTATTGAGCTTAGTAGAAGAGGGTAGTCAGTGGTTTAGAGTAGAAATACGTAACAGGAAGAATAATAATCTTCTGGATACTAGGAGAGGATATCGTACAAGTGATTTAGAACAAGTATTTGGTATGTATTCTTTATTTGAAACCAAAAAAGAATGTAAAGATTCTTATAATTCTAGGATCTATGATCAAATAGATAAACTTCAGAGTTATTATGAAAGTAAGTTAGATTATCTTAATAAGAAATTACAAAAATGAAAGCAAACATAGAAGAGCTTAAGAGACTTAGAGATAATAAAACATCTCTTTGGTTTTGGAAAGTTGTGTTTTCAAGTAAATTTAGATGTAGAGAATTAACTAAACCGACCGAAGTTTTTATTGATGAAGTTAAATCTTGTTATGTTGAGCTAAAAAGTACTAAAGATCCAGAACGAGGTTTCTTCATAAGAGTTTTTTATAGTTACGATAGCTACCCTAAAGAAGGTAGTATTGTTACCGTACATGGTCTCTGTGAATCTAAAGAAGAGTGTATGGATGAATATAACGCATCATTTATGGATCAGATAGATAAAGTTCAATCTTATAGTGAAGAAAAGATAAAATATTTAAAATCTAAAATATTAAAGTCATGTTAGATATAAAAGTTAATTCTGACCTAGATAAGTACTTAGGTCAATCTTTCTGGACTTGGGGATATTATATTGGAGTATATAGTTATAAACTCTCTAATATAGTTTTGCCTCAAGAAATAATACTAACGAGAGAAGTAAGTGGGACTGGAAGATGTCCTTGGTATCCATTGAAAAATAAGAAAACAGGTCAGATTGTTGGATATTATAATACAAGAAATTATTATAGTAACTTCAAGCTTTATGAATCAGAAGAAGAGGCAAAAGAAGCTTGGAATGCTAATCTTCAGAATCAACTGGATAGATTAGACTCAGAGTATACTAAAAAGAAGGATTACTTAGCAAAACGATTCTTAAAATGAATAAGATAATAATAGATGGATACTATAAGGAACAAGAGAATATAGGAAAAGTTTCAGGAATTATCTTTAAGGACTGGAAAGATCGTGAACCTATAGATAAAATTTCAGTTATTATAGATAATTTTGGCTCTTATGTTCCTGGAGAGTTTTATAAAAGAGAACTTCCAGGAGTTATGAAGTTATTAGAGAGAATAGATCTTAATAATTTTGATACAATTATATTAGATTCTCATGTTTGGTTATGGAATGAAGAAGAATCACCTAGTAAGCCAAAACCAGGACTAGGAGCACACTTATACGAAAAACTTAACAGGAGAGATATTAATATTATCGGAATTGCAAAGAGTTATTACCGTGACAATAACTTACATACATTTCATTGTACTCGAGGAAATAGTAAAAATCCCTTATACGTAGACTCTATTAACTTGAAAGAAGATTATTCTGAGGTTATAAGAACTATGCACGGAGACTTCAGAATTCCATATCTTATAAAATTAGCAGATACTGAATCAAAATTAAACTTTAAATGAATAAGATAATTTACGCACCAGAATCTCTTCCACTACAAAAAGAAGAGACTTATGTATTCTTAGGAGGACCAATACAAGGAGCTCCAGATTGGCAAAGCACAGTTCCAGAGATTCAAGGGATAACATGGATAAACCCTAGAAGAAAAGAAAAAATCACAGGAGGACTAGGAGATGATGAATACTCTAGGCAAGTAGAATGGGAAACTATCGGACTTAGAGTATCAGATTATATATTATTTTGGATTCCTGAAAAAGTCGAAGATATTCCTGGAAGAGATTATGCACAGACTACTAAAATAGAGTTCGCCGAGAATTTAGTGCGCCGAAGAGGTAGGAATATAATTGTCGGTGCTGCTCCTGGAATTAATGGTAGAAGATATATAGTCGAAAAAGCCAAACAATACGGAATTACTCAGATACACACTACCTTGGAAGATTGTATTGACCAGCTAAAGAAAGAACTCAGAGGAAGAGAGCTAGGACAATACTTTACTTCAGATACACATTTCGGCGCTGAACGTACTTTAGAATTATCTCGGCGACCTTTCTTAGACGTGAGTAGTATGGATTGGAGTATTGTTGAAAGATGGAATACTAAAGTCCCTCCAGAAGCTATTGTTTGGCATCTTGGGGATTTTGGAGATAGATCATTCTTGAGGTACTTGAATGGTAAGGTAAGACTTGTTTGTGGAAATTATGAAACCAAGGAAAGAAAAGATAGAAACTTAGATATACCTGATTTTATGGATGAACTAATGGATGATGGTTTTTCACGAGTTTATCTATCTAATGCAAGTACTACAATATCTATTACACCAGAAAAAGACATCCAACTCGAATTAGTACATGAACCACTAAAAGCTCCTCAGTCTGGATATACTCTTTTCGGGCATATTCACGGAAGACAGATGATTAAGAATTTTGGATTAGATGTTGGTGTAGATTGTCATAATTTCACTCCATTATCTACAGAAGACGTGGGATTCTTTTTAAATGCTCTCTCAAAGGGCTACTATGATGAAGAAGTTTTTTGCTAATAATTTTATATCCTTTCAAAGCCTTATATATGAAAATAAGAAAAATAAAAAAGAAAGGAATATTTATTATGGTAGAAAAATTAATTAATCCGGTAGTTATTTATAAGATCGCAGAGTTTTATAAAGGTTACTGCGAAGGAGAATCAAGAAGAAAAGAGAATATAATAACTAAGATTCTAAGCGACCTAGATACCGCTGAAGAAAGATATAATGCAATCGAATGTTTCTATCAAAATCGAGGAGAGGAATTTCCAGATATAGTAGGAATGGAAAGAGATTACGTTAAGAATAAATTAGAGAAAATCGGGATATTCAGAGACGAGATCAAGAAGAGATTCTATTCTAAGAAAGTTCACCCTATCCTGGATAAAATGGATATAAATCCAACTATAATGGTGGAAGATATCGAATTGCTGAGAGAAATATCAGGAGTCATAGCAGTATTAAGAAAAGATGCTGTAGAAGATTATTATACGCTAAATCTTATATTGAAATAACTAAGGATCAAGTAGTAGAACATAGATTTCTACTACTTTTTTAACTGGATTCTGTATTAAAAATTTCTACCGTCTAGAAAGCCTTAAAGACCTTATATGTGAGAGGAAAATAGAGCTCTTAGGAGGTAAAATAAATACCGCCTGAGAAACCCTATTAGCCTTATATATGTAATAGAAGATGTAGCAATATATCTGATATTACCTAAAGACATAGTATTAGATGTAAAAATCTAGTATTATGTCTTTTTACTTTAGCGTTATACATAGATATAACTTAGATATATTACCTATACTAAAGGTGCCAGAAGGGAAGGAATATATTGAAATTCAAGATTTGCTAACTTGACATCGGCTTGGCGATGTAAAAATAGTTCTGGGAACATACTTACTGTGATTAATAGCAGGAAAAGAGGAAAGTTGTTATAGCCTCAGTATGATTTATAGGCCAGCGCGTAAAAGGTTGGAGACATGACTTGGTAAAGCACATACAATATAATTAGGTGCATTTTAAGCCAAGTCAATAACAAAAATTTAAATAACTCTATGGTAGATAATACTATAGACCAAGATATATTGAGAGATTACGATAAGTTTTCTCAAGAGTTATATATCAAAAGCATGTAACCAGATATATATGGTGAACTATGAGGATAACTAAGGATCTGTATAATCCTAAGTTATTAGTAATAGGATGCAAACTTAGAGGGATTTAAATATACAGTTAAATTATTATATATGATTTATGATAAGTACTGACGAGGATGTTATAAAAATCGTATATAATTCTAAGTTAAAAGACTTTAGAAGAGAAGTCTAAAGCAAATTTAAACTTTTTGAGACAAATTAACAATTAACAAAAGTGCAAGGCCTGAAGCAATAAGAGGGCATTTAAAAATAATAAAATTATGAGTATAGCAAAAACTTTATTAACTTTCGCAGGTGGCGTAGTAGTAGGAGCAGTAGCAAAACCCGCAATAAAAGGCGTGAAAAAACTGTTCAGTAAAGAAGAAAAGGTCACTGAGAAACAAGAAACTGGCAAGAAGAAAGAAGAAAAGCCAGTAGACAAGAAGACTGCTGATGATAAAAAATCGGCAGAGGAAAAACCAGTCAAAGAAGAAAAGAAAGACTGAAAAACAACCAGACCTTGGAAAATAAAACCAAGGTCGAGAGACAATAATATTAACAAATTAAAATAATAAGATTATGAATTTAGGTAGAGTAGCAAAAGGATTTGGTAGATTCGCAACAACAGTAGTAGCAGCAGCAGTAGGAAGCCTTGTAGCAGAAGCAGTTAAACAGAGGTATATTGAATACTTGCTAGAAAAAGAAGCAGAAAAAAAATAGAAGCAGAAATTGCGAAAGAAACAGACAACCAAAAAGCCCCTGAAAAGTAAATTCAGGGTTGAGACAATAACAAATAAAAATATAACAATATGAACATTATTGGAAGAACAGTTTGTGGAATAGTAGAAAGTTCTACAAGCGGAATAATTAAGGGAGGCCGAATGGTTGGTCTCGAAATTGGAAAGAAAACTGCAGAAATCATAACATATGGTACTATGATAGCTGTAGGTGCACTCCTTGGACGTTATGGATACAAGAAAGGAAAGGAGTTTGTAAGAAAAGGAAAAGCTTTGGTAGATAAAGAAAAAAAGGAAGATGTAGATCTCCTTGAAAAGGCCAAAGATATTATGAGAGTAGGTAAGGATAGGAAAAAACAAGACCAATCTATACCTGAAAACTAAGAAATGAAAAACACAACCAGACCTTGGAAAATAAAACCAAGGTCGAGAGACAATAATATTAACAAATTAAAATAATAAAATTATGAATTTAGGTAAGTATTTAATCGGAGCAGTAGTAGGTATCGCAGTAGAGAAATCATGTGAATATTTGATAAAGAAAGGCAAAACCTACTTCAACGAGAAAAAAGCAGGCAAAGAAAAGCCTGCAAAAGAAGAGAAGAAAAACTAAAAACAACCAAGGCCCTCAAGAAAGAGAGGGTCAGAGACAATTAACAATAAAAATAATAAATTATGACAATGAAAGAATTAACAACCATCATACTTTTTGTATCGATGATAGTAGCAGGAATTGCATGGATATTTAGACTTGAAAACGTATATAATATATCCGCAATTATTATGGGAATTACTGGAATATTCTATTGGTTTAGATACCTATTTCCAGAATTATACAACGAGAAAGATTCAGAATTTCTCGACGACTAACCGGAGGGATAACAACATTTCCCTCCTTTCATTTTTGTAGTTAAGTGAATTCTTAACCTGATGAGATCAGTGATAGTTATTATCAAAGATCGAAACAGAAATGGAAACTAAAGATTTCCTTTTGATGATTTTATATATCAAAATGAGACAATAACAAAATCAAAAGGAAACAAAAATAGAGAGGGTTTTAATTAGCCCTTTCTTTTCAACTGGACTCTGTATTAAAAATTTCTACCGTCTGAGAAACCAAGAAAATCTTATATATGTAAGAAAAATAGAGACCGTTTAGAAAAGCTCGAAATTCTTATATATGAGAAAATACCTTGACACAATAACAATTTAATAAAAGACATCATAAGCGTCTCAAGAAATATGTAATATATAGCTTGAGCTCGTGGGAAGTTAGAGTAGAAATACAATAATGGATCTACGTTTATGAGGTGCAAATTAAACAACTTTAACGACACAACATAACGTAAAATTAATTATCACAGGAAAAGGTAGTTTAGTGGTAAAACGTTAATTCTATTAAAGACCTGGGTTCAAATCCTAGTCTTTCCCTGAGAATCAATAATTAATTTTACAAGATAAATTACTAAGAAGCATTTTGAGTTTCTTAGTTTTTTATTTTTCTTCCGTCTATAAAAGCTTGAATGCCTTATATGTGAGAAGATAAATAATAAATGTTTAATATATACTCCTTAAGTCAAATAATAAAAGACTTAGGAGTTTTAATTTTTTTAAGATTATGAATGTAATACAAAAAGTAGCATTAGAAACTATTGGAGGTATTGTACTTATGGCAATTGGTGGTATTGGTTATAAATACTACAAGAAACATAAAACTTCCAACCAGACCTCGGAGAAGAAATAATCTGAGGTAAGAGACAATTTTATTAACAAACTAATTAGAAGGACGATAAAAAGTTCTTCTATTTCTTTTTTTTCTTCCCTTGAGATTCTTATATATGATAACTCTAAAACAATAAGAAATAATGGGAACAAATTTTTATGCAAAGATTCCGGTAAAAGCACGGGATAAAGAAAGAGCAAAGAAACTTATAGATGATAATAAGTTTCAAGAAGCTACAGAACTCTTAAATGAATTCACTAAAGAAATCCACCTAGGTAAACGTTCGGCCGGTTGGAAGTTTTTATTCAACGCCAATGACCTAGAATATTACGAACCAACAAGAGAAGGGATAAATAAATTCTTCTCTGATAAACACGTAATAATAGAAAATGAATATGGCGAAAAATTTACGGCCGAGGAATTTTGGGATGAGATTGGTGATTTTCTGGATAAAGGATATGACATAGAAACATATTACCGAGATCATCCAGAATACGACAGTGGATACTATGGTAGATATCCTGAGGAGATATATCAGAAGTATAAACCTAATAAATATGGTGAATTCTATAGTGATGGACTAAGATTTACTATGACTAGAGATTTTTGCTGATATCTTCCTTTCAAAGCCTTATATATGAAAAATAATTAACTAAAGAAAGGAGAAAAACAATGAAAATTAACATTGGAAGAGTGATATCTGATGGAGTTGCTTGTTTAATTTGTGCTGCAAGCGGGTTAGTAATTGCAGCAGTGGTAAAAGAAGGATGTAGACATGGAAAAGAAGAAATTAAGTCAGATCTCGAGGTAGCGTACAAGAAATATAAAAACGAATGTAGAGATAAAGAGGAGTTGAAGGAGAAAACAAAAGAATACTTAAGACTCTGCCAAGAAGTAGATATGCTTAATGATTTCGTTTCAAGCGTCTACATTAAAAAACAGCTGAGAAAAGAGATAAGCAAGTTTGTTAATGAATCAAGATGTCAATAAAAAAAATTAAGAGAAGGATTAAATTTCCTTCTCTTTTTTATTTGTTTTATATTCGAGGATCCATTCATCTCTGGTTTCTTCGAATTCTACATTTATCCATGCTGCTAACATTGCTGTTGTTTCTCTATCTTTATAATCAATTTTTAAAGCTTCAATTATCTGATCAGCTGCATGTCTACATTCATGGTGAAATGTTATTTTTAACTGTCTTATATATTCTTTCTCAGAAAATAATTCAGTAGTAAAAACATCTGTAACTACATAAACGAATATTGCTCTGTATCCACTATGTAAGTTCTTTCCTGCAGTTACTGATGTTCCACGTTTTGATTCACATTTATTTTCTTTAATGTGGTTAGAATATGCAGTAAAACCTCTGCTATAATTCTTCTTTCTTCTACTGGAGCAAAAATACTTTATGATTTCTTGTTTTGTTCCCATGATAAAATTTAATTCAGTCTGGAACATGTCATTAATAATTTTATTTGTTTTCATTATCTTAAAAAAATTAAAAACTCCCTAAGCTTTTATTTATTTTAGCTTAAGGAGTATATTATTAAACATTTATTATCTTCTCATATATAAGGGTATTAGCTTTTTTGACACGGAAACAAAAAAATAACTCCTAAACAAGAAAATTATCTATCTTGTTTAGGTTTCTTCAATCTTATTCTGCTACTAAATCATAATTCTTTGGTAAATATATTCTAAAGAAATCTTCCTGTGTCATATATCCATTTACTCTATCTCTACACCAATTTCGAATAGTTTGATAAGAGTACCATCCATCATAATCATAATATGCCTCTGAAATAGAATTAAAGAATTTAACCTTTTCTAGAGATTCATATTTTACTACAGGGACACATCTTCTATCTCCATATTTCATTTTCTCTTTTTGGTAGAGTAGTGCAAGAAGATTTTCCCAGTCAGATTTTAAAAAATATCTATGTTCACTATCTTCATTGTAAGTATCTTTTCTACTGACTAAAGCTTTTCTTAAGGATTCTCTACTTTCTTTTTGTACCTGAGAAAGTTTCATATCCTCTGTTTTCTCGATAAAGAGCCCACCATCAATGTACTTATTATACGTTCTCTTCTTTACCTTTACGATCTCGACCTTCTCATCTGGATCTTCTTCTGGTATCTTAGAGTCAGGGAGTTCTTCTATTATAGTCGCAACATTTCTATAATATTTACCGCCTCCTTTTGAAGTATTAAACCCTTTTTCTATAGCATCATATTTAATTATATAATATCGTTCAAGTTTATTTATCTTTTCCTGTAATTCCTCAAGAGTATCTGCCTCCACCATAGCTATAACCTCATATTTAAACTTATCCGGTCCGAAGTTTTGTCTATATCTTTCAAGCTTCTTCCCAGCATAGGTATGTTTGAGATTTAGAAAGTGTAGGTGTCGTTCTTTAGGATTTCTTGTCTGTCCTATATAAACTTTTGAACGATCTAAGATAAATGTATATCTGTAAATATAAGCTACGTATTTCATAATAGCAGAATTTTATATATTAGAGTTATTTTTAATTATTTCAGGTTTAAACACAATTTTTCTAACAATTTAATAATATAAAGTAATCACAACTATTACTTTATCAATTATAAGGATTATGGGGTTTGAAGGAGAAAAGAAAAATAAAGAGATATATTTCAATCTCTTTATTATTTTTATAGCTTCGATAGTTCCTTATATTCGCGATTAAGGCACAGTTTTTTATACAATCATTTCTCAGTGCACATCTCTCTTTACAATATCTCACAATCAGATTTTCTTCTTCAGGTAAAGGATCTATCCACCTTGTAAGTATAGTAATTGTCTTATCTATTTCTTGAACTGGATGAACTATAGAATAAACTGGACCTCTCTGATCTATCACATATAAGGTAGCGGGATCATATTTTCCAACTCCCGAAGCAAGCTCTAAAAATTCAGTCCACTCTAGATCTCCATGATTTATTACTTTCAATCTGACAAGTTCACTATCCATCTTAAAATCTCCTCCCATTCAGTCCAATAAAAACCAGCTTTATCATCTATAAGAATATCATAATAAGGCTTAGTATCAAAACAAGAAACTCTCCCAGATACTACTTCAGGATTATTATTGGAATAAGTAAAGTTTATTCCATCTTCTTCAAATCTCCTTCTGTACTCTTCTAGTTTCTCTGGATAACTAGCTGACCAAATAATCAATACTACATCACTCCTCTTAGAAAATTCTTGGAGTACTTCTTTAGCTTTTCCCAGGTATAAATAACTCTCTTCCTTATCCCAAGAGGGTTCTAAGATTGTTCCGTGAATATCTACAACTATATAAACTTTTTCATATCCAAGTCTATCTTTATCCCTAAACACTTTCTTAATATAATCTAACATCATAACCTTTATCCTTATAATTAATCCACATATAAGGAAAATAATGACTTCGGTACTCCCAATTATCAACCTACAAAGAAAATAAAGAGGGAAATTAAACTCCCTCTTTTAACTGTTTTTCTTTGCAGAACTAATAAACTCACTATTTAGTAGGACAGTTAAGCTATCTTTTCTCTTAATAGTCTTCTTACACTTTTTTATAATACTATCCTTTTCGTTTATTAGATCTAAGTACTCAGTTATTAGTTTTTCTTTTGTTTTTAATTCAGACTTAAGATCGTTTATCGTTGATTCTTTTTCATCTACTACTCTTTTCCAGTGATCAACCTCGTCATTCAATTTTTGTACGACCTTTTCTGATCTTCTCTCCTCTAATTCGATATCTCTTTTTAAGCCACGCACCTCTTCTTCTTTTCCTTCAAGAAGAGTTTTATAAGACTTTAATAAGAGTTCGAGTCTTTTCTTATTCCTCTTTTGATGTCTTCTAACGACAATTCCAACGCCACCAACTACGATCGCGCAAAAAATCATTCCAATATTATTCATAATCTTTTCTTTTTATTTGTTTCTTTTCGTATATAAGGCTTTGAAGAAAAATTAGAAGGAAGAATCGAATCTCCCTTCTTCATTATAATCACCTGAGTAAGAAAATTAACGCCAAACCTCCAATCCAGTAACTAATTAACTCTGTCCAAGTAAATTTACTAGAATGATAAACATCTGGATCATTCTTTCCTGTCAAAATTATATTTATTATAAACAAAGTGAATGCTCCTACGATGAATGAACTTATATCAGTTACTTCTTTTCCTACTCCAAGTTTAGCAACCACAAAATAATTCCAATATAACATTCCCAGTGATCCTATTATGGTACATGAGAATATAGACTTAAGCATCTCATTTATCCAACTTTTCATATCTTCTAAGTATATTTTGTGCGGTTCCTGAAGTCCATCTACCTTTCCGAATAAATGCAATGTCTTCGTCACTAGATTCCGTCATCTTCGAATCTCTAGAAATATCACTATCATAACCTCCAGATGTATTAAACAACATAGATGCTAAATGTCTAGGCTTTTCGAACATATGAAAAACTGTGACTCTAGAGTGATGTTTTAGATTATCTCTCAACCAATCCTGAGCCATACTATCAACCCCAGAACAATCTCCTACTACAAAATCAGAATCTTCCTCTGCAGCTTTAGTTAGTTCAGGGATATACCACTCTTTAAATTCTTCTTCAGTAATATCTCTATGCCCTGAAATAAAATAAATCTTCTTCATATTTAATTTGTTTTTAATTGCTACATAAATAAAGGTTTGAGTCCCTTATAAATGAATAAATAAACAATATTTTTTATGAAAGAAGAAATAAATATTCCTTACGAACTTGTGTTATTATACGCAAATGTAACAAAACCTAACTACACTACAATTTTTCCGGTGGTAGTAGATAAAAAATCTTTAACTAATAAAAAACGAAAAAAGATAATTGAGAGTATTATAGAAGATAAAAACTACCGCTACTGTAATGATTCTATTGAAATGACTGAAGATGACATATGTGAAGTTATAATATCTAATACAAGCTTTCATATATATCTTGATAATTCAAATCAAGACTCTATAGGTACAAACGTCTTAGAGTTATTTAATGACTATACCCCAGTTACATCGGTGAGAATTTCTAATGATGAACTAGATCTTAAATTCTCTAAACCTGTATATATCCTTGTATCAGTATCTAGTCTCTTGAAAATTTTAAAAGATTCTAGATATGTTACAGACGGAAAGATACATGGAGATTACTGTATGAGCTTTAATGTGTCAGGTGTAATAGATTTAATTCAAAATGATTCACAGGATAAAGTTCTTGAAAAGTCAAAGGAAATAGGAAAACTTATTAATACTAAGACTAGAACAAGTAAATGGAAACCTGGATATAAATATGCATTCAGTCCAACAGAGTATGTCATTTACTTAGGGAATGTCAAGTTTAAACAATACGTAGATACTAGAAATAAATTCAGATTCAAAACATTCTGTGTTTTTTCAGATATATTCGGTTATAACTATTCAATAGGAGATTTAGTTGAAGATGATATGAATCTATGTATCAGTTCGGACTACATAAACACTAATCCAGAGTTAAAAGATTTCTTAGAGACAAATACATTAGAGATCGAAGATGTTATCGCTGAATTACTATCCCCTAAGTACAAAGATAATTTTGGACTAGATGGAATTAATAAGAGTAGCAAGAGAGGGGTTGAGATAGAGAAATGTTTCAATGTTAGTGACAATTTTAACTTGGAAGATTTTATAATTAATTTCATAGAAACTAATTATGTGAGTAAGATAGATTGTGTTAAACTAAAGAAATGTTCAAGGTTAGATTTAGCAGATGATCCTAATATTACTGTAATGGGTATTAACTTTGATTATTTTCTATCAAGCAATCAGAAGTTGAGAGATGCAGTATTAGACAAATTGCTTTTTAAGTTTTATGAAGATCTAGTAGGTGAAATGTATAGTAGATATCACCAGTTTAATAAACCAGTCTATACTGCAAGTAGTATTATTCAACAATGTAATTACTATAGATTTCCTTCAGTGCATAACTTAAAACTTCTTAAGGATTCATTTGGACTAACAGAAGATAAACTCGAAGAATTAATTGACTCTGAAATAAAGAAAGCTAGTGGAAACGTTTAAAGATGCCATATCAGAACTTGGAGGGATTAGAAAAACTCTTAACGATCTGAAAAATATTAAAAGTGAGATAAAGAAAAGGATCCTAGAAAACTTAGATGAGGTTATTAGATTTCTCATAGTTGGTCCAGGAGTTGTAAGCCCGGAGATGACAAGAACTAGATGTAATAGGGTGGTTGATTTATTAAAAGTTTGGTATAAGTCACCAGATTCTAGTTCTATGATTGAGAAAATCCTGGAGGTAAAGAAGAAATATGTAGTTGTATGTATTCCGACCGATACTCCAGAACAACCACCTGAAGAAAGAGAAGTCTGTTCCTTAGAGAAAGAAGTCATTAATAAATCTAAAGAACTCGAAGATAAGATTTCTCCAGAACTTAGAGAGAAATATTTACCACTATACATTGAGAGACTTAGACCTAGTAAAATAGAAAAAGGAGATGTAGCATTTCTTCCTATAGGTCCAATCCTTCATTACTGTATAGTCTTCAAGGTAGTAGATGATGTATCGTTTGTAATATCTTTAACTACGGATCCAGAAAGTTTTGTTGGTTATAAGATAGAAAAGTCACGATTCTTTAAAGGAACTGCGATCTATGCTATACATCAAGTTCCTACAGCACTAGTAATGAGAAAGTTCGTGATGCCTTATGATAGTAAAAGCGAACTAAATAAAATACTATCAGGTTGTGAAGATTATTTTAAAACTAATATATTAAAAAGAACTTATAAGAGGAAAAAGAAATGAAAGTAGGAGTAATTGTTGGTAGATTTCAAGTATCAAAATTAACAAGAGGTCATGATTATTTTATTGATCAGGTTAGAGGAGATTTTAATAATAATGTAGTTATGTTCATTGGAGAAACAAAGAACTCAGAAAGAACAGCACATGACCCTCTCCCGTTCGAAGCAAGAAAACGTATGATTCAAGAGGCCTACCCGTTAATTAAGATATTTCAAATTCGTGATATAGGTGATTATCCGAAGTGGGTTAAATCTTTAGATGACAAGATAGAATTTCTCAAGGAACTAGAAGAAATTCCGAGAGATGCAGAAATTTGTATTTGTGGTTCTCGAGACTCTGTTGTAGATATGTATAAAGAAAACGGAGGAATCCATGAAACAAAGAAATACATGGATGTTAAAGAGCTTTCAAAAACTGTCTCTGGAACTGATCTTAGAGACAGTATAGTGAGATCATTTAGACCTAGCTGGACAGAAAGAGAACGAGAATTTTTAATCTGGTGGTATGGAAGGAAAGAACGACTTAGTTAATGAATTCCATAAGTTTGCTATAAATTTCTATACATCTTTTCTGGAACTATGTAAAACAATAGATAAAGAAATTTATGTATTGGTGGTGAATACTGAATCTTGTCTGATAAAATTAGATAATGATTGGGTTGCTTGTCTCGATTTAGATGATAATAGTAAGTACTTAATAGAACTAAGATCATCAAACGGAGTATATCATCAACTTGAGAATATCAACCTATTCTACCTGGAGATTATCGCACATTTCTCATCAGGACTAACAGAGAAAGTATCAGGATTTATAAGAGAATTTCAACTCAAATTTATCAGTATATTTATGAAGATAATAATTAATAAAGATTCTAATCCTGTATTAATTAATAATATATACTTCGAACAACAACATATATTATCTAATGATATTAATATTGAAGTGAGAGGTATATTCTTAAGCGAAATCGAACGTAGTATTACTATATGTTATTCTCTAGGAAATACTACGCATATAACAAGTGAACTAAATATAAATAAAATATTAGCGTTAGGAAAATTATTATGGGAAAAACAGATAGAAGCAAGAAGTTAGCATATATCTTAAGACATAACCCATCAGAAGTTGAGGGTACGTTAGATTCTAGTGGGTGGTTAGAAACAAAGAAACTACTAGATCATGGTTGGACACTAGAAGAACTTAAGGAAATAGTAAGTAATGACAATAAGAAGAGATATGAATTTTCCGGGGACTACAGAAAGATTAGAGCATTTCAAGGTCATAGCATAAAAGGAATTAACGCAGATCTTAAGAAATATACAGGATGTCGTTTTGTTTATCACGGCACACAAAGAAAATTCCTAGAGAGTATATTTAAAGATGGCTTAGTTCCAGGGAGTAGAGAATATGTACACCTAAGCCCAGACCCCATGACAGCAAGAAATGTAGCTCTTAGAAGGGGTCCGGAAATTGCAATACTTAGGATAGATCTTGAAGGACTAGAAGATGAAGTATATGTCTCTGGGAATGGAGTAATCCTAGTAAAGAGAGTTAGTCCAGAGCATATTGTCAGAGTAAGTTATGATTTCGGAGATGAATAGTTTCTATACTTTTATAGTAGAAGTAGATTGCAATGAAGGAGAAGAAAATATCTCGGTATCTGAAATATCTCTCACCGAATTAAACCAAGTAAATCCTCTTCTCCTAGACATAAGAGAACATCAAGGTTATTATCCAACAGGAGATTTCTTAGTATATCCCGATCCTAGTCCTGAAGAATTATATGGATCTAGATTTAAAGACGTGTTTGATATCTTAGAAACTAGATTACCATGTCCGAAAAGTGGATTTAAGAGAATTATAGAAATTAGAGTGTTTTCAGAACCTTCGAGTTCCTTATATATGTAATAAAAATAAAGAAAATGGAAAAAGAAAGAAAAGAAGATTACTTTGTTCGAGAAGACTTAGTAAGCAATCAACATGTTCATCACGAAAGTGAAGAAAAAGAGAGAAAGAGAGAAAAAATTGTTTTTACCGGAGCAATATTAAGAGATATTACTCCCAAGCCAAGAGTAGCAAGAGATTACGAAAAATCTGACTATTTCTTGGGTTAATTCTAAAAATGGTTTTATTGGTTGAAGAGAATCTAGAGAGAAATCTTTAGGTTCTCTTTTTTTGAACGAATAAAATCCTCTCAAAACCTTATATATGAAGATAATAGATCATAAGTGAATATCTACTTGAGTAAAAATTGAAACTTAAGTAGACTTTTTTATTTAGACACAATAACATAAAAATAGAGAAAAATGAGAAAATTATTAAGAAAGTTTACGTTGCAGATTAACGCAATGATAACCAGATTTATTTGCTGGTTAAGTTTTGGGATTGGGTGTTACAGAAGTATTACTGGCACCTTAAGAATTTACAAAAACTATACTATAGAGGATCTAGAAAAGGAGTTATATATATTAATACGTATAAGTGATTCTACCGGACTGGATTGTGATTACCTAAGGAAAATGGTATCTGTGAGGCTCAGTGCTGGAATACTTAGATTATTAGAGATTGGAGGACATAGTTGTGAAATAACTTCTAGTCCACTCAGGTTAAAAGAATTAATCGAGGATAATCTTGATATCGAGATATCAGAAACCAATTATGGTAAATACAGACATTCCATAGAACTAAAAAATAACATCCTATCAAGTAGTATTGATTGTGATAATGATAATAGAAGAAGATTCGAGTTATATAATATAGTTTTATTATTAGTAAAAGAGGGTTAAGTTCCTCTTTTATTTTTCCTCCCAAAATCTTATTAATGTAATAAAAATAGAAATTATGAAAAAGAAATTAATTTTATTAGGGATTATTTTAATAGGAATGAGTAGTTGTTGTAGTGATAATAAAACAACCATTAATTCTTCTAGTGAAAGTGGTGATACCATATTCCTACAGAAAGGAGAATCGTTTAAAGATATTATTATTAACGATGGGGATTGGAGTACTAGATATATGATTACAGAGGATTCTACTTTAGGGATTCACAAAGTATATAAGTTAGATAATTTGTATAATAAGTTCGAGTTAAAATATATAATTAAGGAGGAAAAGAAATGAAGAAATTTGTCTTTTGGTCTGTAGTTGTAGTACTTATTGGGTTAGTGATATTTAGCCTTATATACCCAGAAAATAAGAGGACAAGAATTTTCGGAGGAACTATGGAAATAAATGTAGAGCCCGGTCAGAAAATAATGATGGCAACGTTTAAAGATAATAACCTATTTTATATGACTGAGCCTATGGATTCTGGATATGTCCCGAAAGTTAAAATACTCAGGGAAAAATCAAACCGAGGAATCCTAGAATCAACTGTTAAATTTATAGAATCTAAATAATATGCCGTATAATAGCAGAAGTAGAGTTTTTTCTTATACCTTAAGTCCAGGAGATATGGAAAGAATTCTAGAAGACAGAGGATATACAATAGTTTCTTTATCTAGAGTAGCGAGAGATTTTGGATATTCTAGAAAAACGTTATTAAAAGAACTTCAACTCTATCCCAGTACTTTCGATTATAAGGTAGCATTTAAGCCGGAGGAAAAAGAGTTGGTGTATAAATCCTTCATAGACAAAATATCCGAAAGAAGAACAGATATAGAAAAGAGAAAGCTGGATAAGAATAAATATATATCTTATCAAGGAGGAAAATGGTTTTGGTTTGATTATGGTGATGGTAGACCTAGCTTATACAAAAACATAGTAGACGTTAGGGTTATGCAGATTATTAACGAAGAATTTAAGAAATCATGGAAACTGAAATAAGAATGATTGAAATATTAACAAGATTAGAAAATAATATTGATTTATTAATAAAATTACTTAGATTATGATAGATAAAAAAGCATTAGTTATTTTTCATCGTGTGGATTTCGATGGATTATTATCAGCTGCAATAACCCTAGATGCATTAAAACGAAATGATATAGAAGCTGAATATCTCGGGTGGAATTATGGAGATGAGTTACCCGATTTTGAGAGAATTTGCAATGACTATACAGATCTTGTTATGGTAGATATAAGTTTTCCGGCCGATATTATGCTGCGACTTGGAGGAACAGATCGTAATATAACATGGATAGATCACCATATTACAGCCATAGAAAATTCTTATCAGGAAGGATATTCAGGTCTTCCAGGGATTCGCAGAAATGGAACGGCCGCTTGTGAATTATGTTGGGAGTATTTTTATCCAACATGTCCAGTTCCTAGGGTAATTGAATATCTTGGTTGTTATGATGTATGGAATAAGACAAGATATTCATGGGATAATCAAGTTCTTCCTTTTCAGTATGGTTTGAAGACTAGATATGGTGTAAATCCTAAAACATTCTTCCCAGTATTCGAAGATCTATTGTATGAAGTAATAGACCTGGATGAGATTATTCATGAAGGAGATATCATCCTGAAGTACTTAGAGAGAACTTGGAAGAGCGCATGTAAAACGTATTCCTTCGAGATTAGAGTTGCTGGAAAATATAAAGGAATTTGTATCTTAACAACAGAATTTACTAGTAACATATTTAATTCGGTGGCTGAAGAGTATGATGTAGTGGTTTGTTGTAATCGTAAGGGTCCAGATACTTATAACCTAGGAATGTATAAGGATCAAAATAAATGTCCTGAATTCAATTGTGGCGAATATATGAAAAACTACGGAGGAGGTGGTCACAAAGGAAGTTCAGGAGGTACTTTGAGTTTTGAAGAATTTAAAAAGTTAATTACGGACTGTGAGATTTAATTATGAAGCTAACAAAATTCTTAGGCGGAATAGCTGTAATACTAACACTAATCGGATCGTTAATTAGGTGGTTGAAAGAAAATAAAAAGAACTGCTATAGAGAAGCAGGATTAATTGACGAGGAAGAAGATGATTTTCCTCAAGTAGAATAAGAAGAAATAAAAAAGATAGGAAACTTTTATAATTCCTATCTTTTTATTTTTTATTTTCTTTTTAATAATTCATACCCTCTAATTTTCTTTCTAGAACCATCATCTTTTCTTTCATAAATTGATATTTCTTTTACTTCAAAGTAATTAAGTATATCATTAGCCTTAGGATTAGCTGTGTAATTGATAGAGCTATAGAGCTCTCCAAGTTTATTCTTAAGATTTGCCAAACTATACTTCTCGCCGGGATTGAAATTTAGGGTAATAGTATTAACTAGTAATTCTGGACTAAATGTTACTATTCCTAATTCTCTTTTTATCTTGGTTACACTATATGATAATGCTTTTAATCTTTGTGGCCCAAGAGCTAGATAATAAGATTTAATCTCATCACTATCAGAAATTTGATCTAAAACAATCTGAATAGCCTCCTTAGAAATATTATATTCACAAAGTAGTTTAAGTTTATCGTATATAGTAGTTAGAGTTTCGTAGATACATAGAAGTCTAGTTACATCTCTATTCACTATATCATCCCTTGTTAGGTTTTTATTAACACTACTAAAAACGCTAAACCTATCTTTATAGTCTACTTGTTGTATCTGAAATGCCCTAATCTCATTAACTAATACTAATTTATTAATGACAGGTTTTAATATTACATCACCTGTCTGAGAATTGATTATTTTATTTACTGCTACATAATTATCTTTATAATTTGCTGATTTAGCCACAAATTGATATGTTTTTGCCAAATCAAATTTAGAAGATATTGTAGGTGATGAATCATATGATAAAAGTAAATTATTAGAAACTTTATTTTTCCTATCTAAAATTGCTTGAAAATCTTCTGGCTTCATATCACGATAATCAGCAGTAACTCTATAATAAAAATTAGCACTATTACTCCATGGATTTTCTATTAATCTTTGACGTCCCAAGATCTGTGGTAAGTCTTCTGCAATATCAACAGCCAAACAATCTGAGTTACTATCGGAGAATATGAAACTACGTGCACACAAGCTATAAAAGTCAGCTCCAAGATATACAGTCCTTGTACAGAAAGTAAACATCTTAGGTTTAACGTCTTTCTTAGGTACCTTTCCGATTATAAAAGATTTACCTAATTTTCTTTTTATTCTTTTATCATTGTCATCGGTTCTAGAACATAGTATATTACACTGTTCGGGAGTAAGGTTGTTTTTCTTAATCATACTAATAATATGATTAACACTATTTACATAGAATACAGCCTCATCACTAATCACTTTAGTAGGAATTCCATCTCTCATTACTACTATCTCTTCGAAGTCTCCTGAAAGATATTTTTGAATAATTTCTTCAGCCTTTGTCCCTACTGATTTCATAGTAAGAACCTTAAGACTAGGTTTTACAATTCTACTTTTATCAGCTTTTTCCCAATTTAAATCATAATATGGAAGATCCTTAAATTCATCTAACATATCAAGGTATTTTTCCATCATAGGAGTTGCACTAACGAAATACGCTGTAGTAGACTGTTGAAGATGTAGTAAAAAATTAAGCTCTGTATCTGATTTAAATCTAGAATCATGGAGAATGCTTTGAAATTCATCTACTACAGTAACAAACTTTCCAAAGATTCCCAGTTTTTCGAGAATATCTTTTACTATCCTGTAAGAATCATAGGTAACAAGGATTTTTGCTGGCTTACCTTCTAGGTATCTCTGGTAGGTATAGTCAGAAATTTCATGATATATTCTTTCGTATATCTCAGAATTATCCTTTTTCTCTATGTTTTCATTTTCTGTTTTAACATTTTTTGGTTCTTTGGTGAGATCTTTATCTATATCAAGTTCTTTTTCCATACTATTTATCACCAAGTAAATATCATCTCCATGTTGATCCTTTTTATTTTCTAGAAGCATTTTTCTAGGAGAACAGAGTATTACATTTTCCGATCCTCTTAAGCAATATTCAGTAAATCCACATCCAGGTAATTGTTTATTAATTATACATTTATCTGGGAAATTACCAAAATTAAATTCACTCCACTCAGAGATATATCTAATACCCCTGGGAACAATAATTTCACGTCTATCCATAATTTTTATAATGGTTTAAATTAATTATTAAAATCTATTATTATG